ACCATTGGGCATCAGTGGTCGTTCCAGAATGGAGACAGCGACCACGATTAGACCGAAATGGGAGAGGGCTCATCCACGGAGAGAGCCCACTGGATGGAGTAGCTGCCCTCCAGCGGGGTGATGATCTGCCGCGAGCCGACCAGCTCGCCCCGGCAGTAGAGTTGGGCGAACTCGGGCGCGGTGACGAAGCACATCTGCGGGATGTGGGTCAGGAAGAGCACCCGGACATCAGACTTGACCTTGACCGCAGGGAAGCGCATCCCGTTGATCTCGATCTCCCAGGGGCCCGAATCATGGACAGCGCGCTCCAGCAGCTTGGCTCGGGCAACGGCCCGAGCGACTGCGATGTCGAGCAGCACAGCACTCACCCTCCTGCATCAATGACACTAGGATGCAGGATGAATGGTTAAATGCGCAAGTCGATTGTACTAATGTCGAGTTGTACTCTTACTTAGCAAGCCACTGCGACTTACTGCAACGTGGTGGCCAGCAGCCACGAAGGTGCATCTGCGGCGTTGAGCGCACTGGCCTGTAGCAAAGATCCACTACCGGGCTGCCAGACGTAGAGGTAGAGCGCGAACAGACGCGCGGTGGAGAAGCCGGAGACCCTGCGCGAGCCCGAGATCGTGGTCTTGTTGTAGTTGGTGTCGATGGTGGGATCTTCGATCCGGTCATAGATGGTCGTCAGCTCGGTAGGTGCGCCCGTGATTTCTACCAGGGCCGCTCCAATCTGCCCGAGCCCGGCGCTGGTGATGGTGGCGGTCAAACTCCACTGCAGGAGCATCGCGCTGGTTGTCGGGGCGATGGTGATGGCAGTGGTGGGGATCAGAATCGATCCTCCGCTGACCCCAACGGTAGGTGTGCCCGAGATGTTCTCCGCGTAGGATGATGCGCTCGCTATGACGATCTCATGAGCCTGTGGCAGTACTGGTTGATAATCAACGAGTAGAGAAGCACTGCCATAGTTGATCTGAAGACAGATGTCTTGAGGAGCCGCGAGGTAGAAGTCGATGACGCCATTCGTGGGGATGAATGGGTTGGAGAGGGTGGAGGCAGAAGACGCATCCGCATAGAGGGGGCCCGCGATCGGGATGACAGTTCCCGCAGCGCAGACCGTGACCGATGCCCCTGAGATCGTGGAGCCACCCATCGACTGGATGGTTCGGTAGAAGTGTGATCGAGACATCGATGTCCTAACTCGGGATAATGAAGGCGTCGCCGACCAGCAGGGTTACCCACTGAGTCGCATCACTGTTCGTGACCTGTCCATTGATCGACCGGAAGGCGAAGAACCAGTCACGGGGGATCGGATTACTCCATACCTGAAAGCGCGGGTCCGACTCAATGGGCGGATAGTGATCATAGGAGTTCAGGTTCGGCCCGTGCGCAGATGCAGTAGAGCGCACCGGGGCTCCCCGCATGAAGCCGACGTACCAGGGGCGGATGACGATATGACTCACCCAGCAGTTCGGCCCGAAGGCAGTCACCCGCCAACGCAACAAGCCCGCCGGAGCCTGACCCTGAGCATCGACAGGGGTTGGAGGGAAAACTAGAACCCCATTGGGGTTGTTGCGGATCTCATAGGCTGAGCACCAGATCTCTCCGCCGTTGTTGGAGAACTCCCACTCGATCGGGTCAGAGAACAGGCTCAGGTTGTCCATGAGCCAGGTATCGCTGGAGGCCCTTTTCTGCACGACTCGGGCTTCGATGGGATTGATGTTGGCCAGTGTGTGCCCGAGCAGACCGCCCCAGGTGATGGTGTCTCCTTGGTCGACCTGACCCCAGGTAACTCCAGCCCCGGACTGGGTCAGTACCTGGCTGGCCTCGGGGGACCAGGCCATGCCCTCGATGATCGTGTAGTGGGTGGAGTCGTAGGCATAACCGAGCAGGCCCCGAGTCGTCCCGCGCAAGATGTTGTAGCCAGTGAAAACCCCTGTCACCACCCCATCCTGGCAGAAGACGATGGCTTGATTGTGATTAGATGCCACTCCATAGGTGGTCTTGAAGGCACTGCTGCACCACTGAGGGTTGAGATAGCGGACGGTGATCGGCAGACCCATGTTCAGCCCGCTGGCAGCTACCACATTGCCCACCGGATCAGTGAGCGCTCCATCTGCACGCAGACGTAGGTAGATGGTCGAACCAGCCCCGTCAATGATGGCAACCGACTGGTTAGTTAATGGCACCCCGGCGGCGTTGGTCAGAACCGTAAACCTCAGCGTCCCGAAGGTATCGAGTGTGTTGAGGTAAAGCGATAACTCCTGTCCGGGAGTCGCGAGCGCGGCAGAGGCGTAATTAGCATTCGCGTAGACAGCACTCGCGGTATTGAACTGCCAGCCATAACTATAAGTCCATTGAAATCCATGCGAGTCTGTCCAGATATTTGGCGTCGTTGAAGTGAAGGGAACAGTAAGCGATCCATCAGTGGGCATCGGCAGGTGATAGGAGACAGTGTTGCTGGTGGGGATCTGAGTAGCACGCGGAGTCCAGTTGAACGAGGTGTAACTCTGGCCGACCGCGCCCTGCAAACTACGGATGCTGCTGTAACCACTTCCCGACAACAACGTAGTCAGATAGGTGCCGTTTCGAGAGATCGCGATGGCCCAAGGAGTGATGACCGGATCCGATCCACTCGGCGTCTCAGGACCGCTCAGTGACTTCGTGGGCATGAAGTCGAAAGTGAGTGTGTCGTTGCTCGCAAGCGTCAGATTATAGAAGATCTCGGTGTCATTGATGCTCATGATCCGACCATCATCCATCACAATGAATGTGCCGAGGTCGATCATCGGAACGGAGGTGGTCGGATAAGTGCCAGCAACATAGTTCCCCAGACCGACAACCAACGTGCCCCAAGGGGTCTGAGTGTCAATGAAACTGATCTGTCCCGCGACCGTGACGGCAGCCTTCGCGCTGGCAATGTGCAGCCCACCTCCGGCAGTGGCCTGCCAGATCTGGTTGGTGTCCATCGTGCCCAGGGTGCTGGCGTCGGCCCGTGCAAAAGAATCTGAGAGCCTGGGGAGAACCGGCGAGGTCGAGCCTGTCAGGTCGCCCCAGAGATTGCCGACCCGGGCGCCCCCCTCGCCGAGGGTATAGCTCGTATACCACTCCGTTACCTGATCGCGTTTAACCACGGCGGATTCTTCGGAGAGCACGGCGCCGGTAACGGTATCCACGATCTGTACCCAGAGCGGACTGACCAGATCCTGCTCAGCGAACACCCGAGCAGCGGCATAGAGGCGTCCTCCGACCGGCTGCTTCTGGGGGAGACTGGCGATGCCCCCCAGGGTCTCGCTCGTATGAGCCCCCTGCGCCAACTGGCCCCACGTCAGAGCCGCTAAGGCCATGCCGCCGTAGGTGAGGTAGACCGGGGCGATGTCGCCCCAGTAGCCCAGCACCACTGACCGAGTGAGTTCTAGGACAGAACCGATCACTGGGATCTTGCTGACGTCGGGCACTACTTGAGCATCGCCCACCAGTTGCCAGTAACGCCGTTGCGGATCATCAAAACCCGAATCCGGCAGGATCTGCACAGGAGGGCTCTGCTGGGCCGCGAACTGCACTCCTCGAACGTCTCGGCTGGCACCGAATGTCACCGAGGTCGCTTGCGCCTGCTGGGCCTGTCCAGATGAGAGCGCCTGCTGGTCTGTCTCGAAGATCCAACTACTAGACGAGATATTCAGCTCATCAAACAGCGCATCGTCATAGCAGCCCACCGTGTCGTTTCCGGTGTAGAGCGTGCGGGCAAAGGAGATCTGACGCAATCCGACTTGGTATGCCACCGTCGTCGTCCGCGTGACGATCTGTGTGGTGTAGACATGCTCGCTGGTCGAACTCCAGCGCGGGGCCGAGATGCCGGGATGCCAGTTCTCATAGCCCCAGTTGACTCCCCGAGCCGCATAGAAGTTCTGCGCCGAGTTGTAGTCATCGACCACATAGGCCTCTGTGTTCGTGTACCCCTTACCCGTCCCCCCGGTCCCGGTGATGGTCGGGAAGTCGGTAAATGGCAGCTTCCCGGCCAGACTGGCCTGAATGACATTTCCTAGCTCGTGGGTCTGTTGCGCCCGTTCGGTCAGCGCTTGCGATTCAGCGAAGTCGCGCATGACCGTCGGGGGGAAGGTCAACACCGTCTGATTGACCGGAATGTAGACCTCGTTATAGACCGCCTGCAGGTTGGTGAACTCCAGCTTGATGAACTTGGCTTGAGTCGGTGGCAGCTTCATCCATCCGCGCTGGGCGATGTAATCACGAGGAATCGGCGTCCAGAACATGGAGGCATACTTGTTGGCCACCCCACCGTAGAGACCACTCGGGGACATCCCGCTGAGGGAGAGAGTATTGAAAGGGTCGAAGCGGATCAGTGCATTCCTGGCGATCGCTGCGTCTTCTCCTGGGAAATCCGACACCGAGGAGTAGGCGTCCGGTTCATCAAGGAAGATGTCACTCGCTAGAGCCTCCTCCTTGAGCACGAAGTCGAGCACGTCGATGCTCGCCCCGTGGGTCGTATCCAGAGATGCCCCCAGCATGAAGGAAGCGATCGGTGCCGTGGGAGGAGCGACACTAACCACAGCATCGAGCGACTTATCCTGAATACTTGTTCGAGCATGCAGGCGTAGGCGGCTTCCATCAAAGCTGGCGATCAACGAGATAGACTGTAAAGCGCCATAGTCCAGCGGTAGAACGAGGGCGTTGTTGCCCGTCATGGATAGGGCTACACCGGAGCCCACGAGCTGAACCTGAGCGGTTCCGCAGTCAAAGAGGGTGCGAGGGGCCATGCCCGATGACGGAGTGAAGTTGGGACGGATGACCATCCCGACCCACCAAGGGAGGCTCGGATCGAACCCGATGGCTTGGTTATCGATCTTGACAGAAGCGCTGCCCGAACCAGATCCCAGTCGGAGGCGATCGCTTTGCAGAGTCGCGGTCCCCAGCATCTGTGCCTGCTCAGCCGTTAGCGCAGTTGCGGATCCATCGAATCCCCCGATCGGCACGTCATTGGAGTAGTAGATCGTGATATGCGCGCCAGACTGAACGGGATCGATGAAGATCTTGTCCAAGATCTGAGCCTGGCCAGCATCGCGGATATCCGCATAGAAGGGCACTACGGCGCCCGGGAAAGGTTGGGGTTCGGACTGCCAGATCAGCAGGGACGGGGCGCCGGTGTTGTTCAAGATATTGGCGGCGCCCTTAGTGCGCAGCGCGTAGTCCACGCTGGACCCCAGAAGGTCGCTAGTGGTCGCGAAGGACTCCTGGGTATTGAAGCTGCCCGTCTCCAGAACCGAGCGCGGCACATCGTTCAACCCGGCGACTTCGTACCCGATCCGCAGATTAGCGACCGCCAGCGAGTAGGCAACCGGCATCCCGAACGTGTCGGTGGGAGGTGCGCTCTGCGTGCTGCGCTGGAGTTGCAAGCGCAGTCGGAGCATATTCACCGGCCGCAGGCGCAGAGAGATCGGCTCCCAATGGTTGGCATAGGCATGCTGCGGGTGCAGGTGGCCAGGGATCACGGTGGCCTTGGGTAGCCGGGCAGGGACTGATTCCGAAATCGAAACCGATACGGGAGTGCCGCTGCTGGCATCGATCGCCGGTCGCCAGGCCCCACTCGCGTCGGCATACTCGACAGACACCGAGTGTGGATAGCGCGCCAGATCGAAAGACAGCGTGTTGACCAGCCGAGCGCCGGACAGGTCGATTTCCACTACCTCGATAGTGGCATCGGTGTTAGGCCGGTCTGGCGTGGCCCAGAACTGTTGATCGGCCGACGCCGGTGGCAGTTGGGTCGAGTTGAGCGCGAGTGCGTTCGTGAGGGTGGCAAGATCTGAATGGTCGACAAAGACCGGGCTCAAGCTCGGGTGCGTCATGAGGCTCGGGCCGCGCTGTAGGGGTATGAGGTCATAACCCCGTCACTCGCCGAACGGGCACTCGCGGCGCGCTGAGGGGTCATGACGGCCTCATCCGGGGTGTAAGCATGGCTCGTCCCGTCGAAGAAGGTCACGATCCCCCAATCCGCTCCTGCTCCAACGACTGGATCACCCTCGGGGGTCAGCGTGTAGGAGGTGATCGAGGAGATGCGGCTGTTGTAGTCCCACGATTCGCCAGTGTAGGCCGACAGGGCTGGACGACCGGCTGAGTACTGGCCCTGATTCGGATAGATCTGAGCCCCCACCGGAGTGTTCAAACCCGGAGACTGGGTCACTGAGGAGATCACCCGCCAGTCCTCGGACTCGGCATAGAGGTTCTGCGCCAGGATCAGCTTCAGCACCTGAGTTCCGCCGTCCAGAATCGTCAGCATGGTCCCTGCGGGCATGAGCTGGTCGAGCACCATGTGAACATGTCGCTTCTGCTCCTGAGTGATAGGGCTCTTGGGCTTGAGCACGATCTCGCCCCGGTTTCCCAGAGGTACTTGACCGCCCGTCTGTTCGCCCCCCACGAGTTGGCCCCAGGTGTGGCTGCTCATCCCGCCGTACGTGAGATAGCGGTTGGTCACGACGAAGTAGTTGTTGCCGTTGATAGCCGAGAGCAATACGCCAGGCGGGATCTGATCGGCCAGAACCCAGGACTCAGCGAGGTCGACGTCGACTCCCAGGACGGCCTCGGCCGCCATCAGGATGCCCTCGCGGGTCGCGCCCATATTCAGCGCCTGCACGAATTGCACCAGGCGGGAACGGTACTGGCCATCTGCCGAGCTGATCAGGTCCCAGGTGTCCTCATCAGTCACCCCGGTCATCGGGTTGAACGACGTGCCGTCCGCGTTCTGCGGCATCGCCTCGGTGGATAGGCGAGGCATGCCGAACATCGCACCCCAGAAGGCATCCAGGTCAGCGAAGTTGGAGCCGGAGAAGGTGGTCGAGAGCCTGTTGATCAGGAGCTGCTTGCGTACGCCGCCCGCACCGCCCGACCCGATGATGGCCTTGATGAACTTCATCAGGTGACTGGAGTCGCGCAGGTCGTACTGGCTCGGGTCCATGTGACTCACGCGCGAGCGCGTAGTCCGATTCGGGATCAGAGGGTCGGTGACCGAAGTGAGCCCGTCGACTTGGGGCTCGCTGGGGTCAATCTGCGCAGAGATTATCCCAGTTGAAGTAGGGTTATTCTGTTGCGAAGTAAAGAATGAACCTCGATCACTCTGATAAAGGGTGACACCCATTACGAAGTCCCGAAAGTATTGCGCGCCTTGATGATGATCCGAGTGGAATCAAATGATGGATAGGTAGCATCATCAAAGTAAATGTCCTGGGCACGGCCGCCCGTGGCATAGACCGTACTCGGGGTGTCCACGATCGAGCCCGAGGTCGTAACAGGAACCATTAGTTGAATGCCATAGTTCGTACCGTCATCAGCAGAGGTGAGGAATCGAACGTTATCCACTCCGGGGACATTGTGCACCGTCTGGAGGATATCGCTGACTCGCATCGCGGAGGAGAATCCGAGATTGGCTACATAGGCAGCGAGCGCCACATTGATGGCGGTCGTAACCGAGGACTGGTCATAAGAGCGGTTATAGATAATCGCAAAGTGAAAACGCAGAGACTTCTTCTTGCCAGCGTGTACCCAGACATCGGTTCCCAGCAGGCGCCAACTCGATTCGATCGACTGCTGCACAGTGCCAGGAACTGAATTGTAGTTATAAGCGATAGAGAAGCTGGTGAAGTTAGTCGGCACCGTACCAGCAGTGTAAAACACGAGACCGAATCGGCTCACAGGGGCGTTACCGAAGGCGTCAGATCGATAGACGATATCGTAATGGGTACCCATGACGTAGGTGCTTCCGCCGATGGAGAGCGTTGTTGGTATGGAGAGAATGGGACCGAATCCCAAGGGAACGAAATAATCATTGACCGACGGACTTGTGCCATCCATCTTCGACCAGACATTCAGGTTCATCGGGTCGTGTGAAGTGGTGTTGAAACGCATCGAGCTGGCAGTAGAAAATACACACGTGTCGACCGCTGCGGCGGTGACCGAACCATTGACCCAGACATCGACCCGGTTGTTGATATTTGCCCCCACTGTCCCGAAACGAGTGGAGAGTGGGTCATTGCGAGAATAGGTCGGAACGTAGTCGAACTGCAGATCGTATAGACCATCCGGCATGTTCGCCCCGACTGTGGCCAGAACGAGCGTCGCCGGATAGACGTTGTTGTTGATCGTAGCGGTGTATTGAGCCGGGTTGAGGATCTGTCCTGTCGACAGATTGGGACCGACATAGACCGAGGCCGGGTAGATGTAGGTCGCGTCAGTCACCGAGGACGAAGCGACTCCCGAAACCACCTGAAGCTGCTCGGTCCAGGTCTTCTTGGGCCCGAGCACGTTGACCGCCGTCACCGAACGAGTAGTCGAATCATTGGGGTTGGACTGGGTCTGGAGGGCCATTGCCTCGTACATGTCAGCAGTTCCGGCCAGACTGCGCAGCTTGGTCGCCTTGATTCTGGCGCGAAGCTGCGCATCACTTTCGGCGCCAGCCCCTCCCATGAGAGAAGTTGAATTATTAACCGTTGTGACACTATCAACATTAGAGGCTAAATTGACCAATGTGCCCGAAGCGACATTGCCCTGGGGACCGGCCAGGATGGCCTGCACGGGAAGATCCACGCTGACCTGTCCTGTTGCCAGCACGGCGCCAGCCAACGTCTGAACGAAGACAGGGGGATTCGTCGCAGCCATGATCTGAGTCCCGGAACCCACAGTGGCTGATCGGGTAGCCGCGATACTCGCTCCGCGTGAGAAAGTCACCACTCCAGTTGCGCGCTGCGCCTGATAGCGCTGGAGACCCCAGACCGCAGCGAAGTCATCCAGATCGCCGCCACTCTTGGAGTCGATGTCCCAGGAGTAGACCGAGAGCTGCTGGTCCAAGCCCATTTCAGCCTGCACCCCAGCAAAAGCGTCGATCACCTTACGCATGGGCGAACCGATAGAGGTGTCTAGGTCGGGCTCGGTCAGCGCGAGTGCCGCGATGACCCGGGCCGAGTAGTCGTTGACAGTGGCCATTTATGCGATGATCTGCTTCTTGATTGTGACGGTTTGCCGACTCATGGTTTGTAGTACCACAGTTATATTGATTGAATCATAGGCGACTACAACATCGATCGACTCTACCTTCTGCACGATGTCAGAAGTATTAAATGACCCTCTCGTGTTGGATGCGATGTCAGTACTGGCAGCATCTGCCTGTGCGGCGATGTAGTTCTTGAGTATCCGCTGTACTTCGATCGATACCGCAGACTTGATGCCAGGCGTCAGAGGAGCGCCGATATAGCGATTGAGTATCGACCCCCAATAGGGATGATAGGTATCACTGCCGTAGTCCTCGTTGAGAGCCAACGATAGATCCTGCTGGATCTTGTCCGAACCGGAGAAGGTGGCGTAGGTGCCCGCGCTGAGGACGAAGTCCCCGGCTACGAGCGCCAGCGTCATCATGGGGTCTCCTCTCGGGGGCTCTTCACTACTTCAGGTGTTCCAGTGCTCGGCCTAACAGAGTTCAGCCGCCAGCCTGGAAGGCCACATTCGCCAGGCTCGTGCGTGTGTTCGCGCTCTGGCTCACCCGCACCCAACCATCGGGGTAGACCTTCACCTCGCCGAGCGCGCTGGTGCTCGTTGTGGAGAGGGCCGCGAAGCGCAGCAGGCCATCCGGGCTGGGCCGGTAGCCGACCGGGAGTTGGAAGAGATCAGCCGCGATCGGCCCGGCAGTGTCGGCCGTCGAGGGTACCCCGCTGGCCACCGACCCCCTCAGACGCACCCAGCCGTCCATGGAACGGAAGTAGCCCACCGGGGGCTCGATCGAGCTACCTGCTGCCCAGGCGCCAGTATTGGACGCCGTCCAGGGAGCCCTGAGCGCAGGCACCTGCCAGGACGGCACATCGGCCCCGAGCAAGAGCACGAAAACCCAGAATCCGTAGGTCTTGTCCAACAGCCACGTCTGTCCAACCTGAGGAGGAGAACTGGCTCCCATCCTGATATCGACCCGGACCTGAGTCTCCCCCGCCGACTTGAGCGTGACATCGGCCAGCACCCCGTCGATTCCGGCCACATAGCCGGTCGTTCTCATGAGGATTCCGTCTTGAGCACTGGCGTTGATGGGGTTCTTCTGCGAAGAGATCATCGTTATTTAGCCGGACTCGTGGAAGGGCGCGCTGCCGGGACGATGTTTCCTGTCAACGGTTGACCTCCATCAGGCAGCAGCGAGAGCAGATCGCCACGGTTGGCCCCCGCGATATTCGCAGGCGCGCAGATCGATAGATTAGTAGTAAAAGATCCACCTTGGCCATAAGTACCAGAATGCGTGACTCTAGTGATATATGCCTGAAATCCGAAATCAGGGATCCGCACCAACATTCCAGGCCAACACTCAGGCATGAAGGTCAATGGAATATCCGCAGTGAACATGTTGGCCCAGCGCTGCATGAACAAGTAGAGCGCCATGAAGAACTCGGCTCTGCCTGTGCTCTGACCTCCTGCGATTTGAGGAACTGAAACAATGTCCGGTCGAGCGCCAAAGCGTTCGATGAACTTGTCTCGCCATACTGGATTGGCTGAAGCTCCATAGATAGCTTGAAAGATCTCTGGCGTGTCCATCGTAGCAATTCCCTCGGTGCTGGAAAATAACGCACCTTGAGTTGCTTGAGCCACGGGATCAACACTGGCATCATCACTATTGAATGCCGTTTTCCCAAGGGCGCCAATGACGAACTGGTGAGTGACCATCTGCTGATCACTCCACTTCACTGTGAAGTTTTGCAGTTCGATCTGCTCGATATTTATGATACCAGCGGTACCCCAATACCCAAAATAGTCAGGAAACCAGGCGATGAAGTCACCGTTCGGAGCTGAGCAGAAACTCCGCATCGAACCGTTCACAACATTTTTGATCCAGGGCAACAAAGGTTGATTGTTCATCAAAGCTCTGGTGCCAGACAGGAAGTTTCCACCAAGCTGATTGCCCGTAGGGTTGAGAACCAAGTTATTGATGAAAGATGTAAAAGCATCAGTACCAGTTGGATTTGCTCCGCTGACTCCCGAGGCTGCTACCAAAGATAGATTGGGGGCTATGGTAGTCGCAGTCTTCAGGATTGTCTGAAGTTGGGTTGCGGCTGCCTGAGTGGCAGCCGATCCCGCATAGTTGATTCCAGGAAGCAGGCCCGCGTTAGTAAACTGCGTGCCCACCGAAGAGATGTTGACATCCAATGTTGGGTCTGAATATCTATCATGGGCAGCTACATGCTGCCATTGCCCACCTACTTGTGATCCCAATGAGACTCCGACATGTCCATAGGGGTCACTTGGGGGTCCGTCTTTGATAAACAGACAGGCTCCTTGAACCTGATAAGCCAGATCGAGAGGGATTGGTACGCACTGAGAATAAATTGAGGATGCATTGGATCTCGTTGCGCCCCCTTTGAACAAACTCGTTCCGGTGGCATGCCAGTAAACCCAATCGACTAATGAGCTACAGTCCAACAGAAGCGGGTCGGGGTCGTCCTGTTTCGCGTCGTGATAGCCCTCAGCTTGCCCCGAGTAGGTGATGTGTCCAGGCGGATGAGCCAGGATGAGGTCTTGCGCGACCTTGGCGATTTGACTCCCGGTGAACTGTCCCGTTGGAGTGTTGAGCCCGGTCCCAATAGGATTGGACGCGGTCGCTCCAGCGAGACCAGCACTGAGGTTGTCCATGAGATCTACCAGGGCTGTGCCTAGGCGTTCGAACGCTTCATAGTTCGAGCCAGATCCGACTGCTGAGTTCTGTACCCCTTGGATGATCGCCCAGTCTGTGAGTGTGTTCTTATCCTTCTGGGGCCCTTCGAACTTGACCAGCGCCGCCGCAAACTTCTGAGTTGCGATAGCCGGGGTCATTAACTCAGCCGCCGACCCCCACCCAGGAGTTTGTTGCTGAAATAATCCGACCGATCGATGGTCTTTCTGAACACCTTCATTTGGTATGGACAATGACTCGGACACATTGATATTGGCATAGTTATGAAAGCTCGACTCGGCGTAAGAACACATCAGTGCCATTTTGGCTTCGCGACTCGACAGGCCGCAGGTAAACCGCATCGTGTTATAGATGATCGAGGCATTGGCGGCTTGCGCTGCATCCAGCTCTATTTCAGCATAGGTGTCAGCCGGAAGACTGACTTTCAGCGTTCCCACATTCTTACCCGCCACGATTGCGCCAGTGCCCATCAACGCAGTCATGTCGTTATCAGTTTGAATAAGATTGCCAACAGCTTGGGCAAAGCTATACCAGTTGGCTGGTACCTGTCCTATGTGGATCTTCTCAGGTGCCCAGTTCGCTACCTTAGAGAGCACATCAATGACAAGCTGAGACATGCCGTTGTCCCCAGTGGTGCTCTGTTCTCCCACTCCCCCACTGTTAAACGCCGCTGTAATCAGCGCTTGAGAATCGGTGCTACTGGGATCCCAGTAGTAGAACTGTGGGATCTTGAGCGAACAGTTAGCAGTGAAATCCAGGGTCGCGGGCCACGCCTGAAAGACCGGACCGTCGTTAAGGTAACCAGTGAAGTTCTGAAGCCAGTTCAGCCGCTTAAGCTGTACTGTGATTCGATCCATCGGCACAATGAGCCCGTCATACTTGCGCTGGGCATTCTGAAGAGTGAAATTGAAAGTGTGTACAGCGTTCTCAGGTAGGTCAAGATCCCACTGGACCAAATCGTCTGAGACATCAATAATCCCAGAGGTGGTCTCGATGTGCACGCTTATCCCCGGGGCATAGATCAAGGTTGACATGTCACACCTCCCTGGAACCTGGTCGTGAACATTGCGCGAACCTCAATCTGAAGTATAGAAACGAGGGGTCGCGCCCAAAATCGGAGGAGGCGCGATCCCTGCATTGATGTCAGCGGAAACAGTAGCTGCGGAAGGTAAGGACGCAGTAGCTTGATCATACAGGTACTTAGTTAAGACCCCAGGACTGCTTGCCATTGAATCTGGATAGAAATATAGACTGGTGTCAGCTCCACTAAACAAGGAGGTATCAGTCCCAGAAACCTGGCTGCTATCAAGTATCCCAGTGCTGGGGTCTCCAGGGTCACTGACAGAAACAAAGACGATCTTGGGGCTGAATACCATCGACCCCACGTAGTCTCCGAAAGACATACCCGTTGTGGGGATGCCTAGGCGCAAGAAGTTCCGACTAGGCATGCTGACAGTCATGGGCGGTGGAGTCAGATTATTCAAGTTCAAAGCATTAGTCGCGTAGTTGCGAAACCAGGCAATGACCGACTGGAACTCTTCCCATTGATTGTTATCGATCGTTAGACTGAAGGAGCCCTGACTGCGTCGATGAGGGTAGAAAGCGCGATGCTCACGAGCATGAGACTCAGTAGAGTTAACAGTGTAAGTGAAATCCAACTCAGAGCATCTAAGATCGGCTGTATTTCCAGAGTACGAAAACTGAGTGTTGGAACCAGTCATTGAAATGTTATCAGCCATGACTACCGCTCACATGAACTGGACGCAACCTATTTGAATTGATCTCCTCGGCATCGGAGGCGCTCATGTTATGAACTAATCCATTCATCGTGAAGGCGAACCCATCGCTCATGTCAAATAGCATTTCTCCAGCAGCCACCGGAGCAGGCATAGATACTTTGACATCACATCCCCATACGGTATTCTTGCTAGTAGTCATCTCTAGCCTCCGGTCAAAGTCTTGTCAATGTAAGCACTCACCGAACCACCGTTGCTAGACAGGAAAGTCATAGCATCCGAGGCTGTCATTTTTCCCTGGTAGACACTGCGTTTCCAACCGAGCCCTTGAGCTATGTTGTTGATGAACAGGTCCGTTGCTACAGTAGAAAGCAAATCGGTATTCGACTCGACAATGAATAACGTAAGACGATAGCCATATGAGAACTTACCTGACGAATGAGTCAGGCTGGCGCTCCCGTCTGCATCAGATATCGCTTTTATCAGGACCTTAAAACTCCAGTCATGCTTGCCATCAAGATAGTTTAAAGTGATCGGTTGGTGCACGACAGCAGCATCTGTCACCCCATTACTGGGCCCTAAGTTTACAGTCTTCGCCGGGAGAGTCTGTGCGTCGATCATCTGCTGAATGCGAGTGTGGAAAGCGAGAGCGAGCTGCCAAGACTCCAGCTTGTTGGCGTGATCTTGACCGAACAGGCCACTGACATTGAGGTCGCCCAAGGTGGAACCCAGTACCTGAATAACTTGCCCACCCAAAGTCTCAATCCGGTTAGTGTCGATCTGGTAGGTCCAGTTAATGGAGTTGGGATCAACACGCCACTTGAGATTACCTAACTGACAGACAGCCATAGCTAATTAACTTTCGGGGGGGCAGTCGTCACCGAAAGACCAAGCGCTTTGCGAACATCTGGCGGAACATTCAGAGTGACCACGACACCGTTAGCAGTCGTGGTCGAGGTATCGTCACTGCTTGACCCCGGGGTATCGATCGCGCTACTGATACCGAGAGTAGACAACTTAGCTCCTGCCTTGTCCCTTCCGCCAGTTCCTAATACGGCCTCACCACTATTGATGGCAGCAACGAAGTCACCGTTCTTCAACGCATCGGAAAATTTAGCCGTGTGTTGCTTTCCGTCTTTGCTCGTGATGGTGACATTCGCGTTGTTGCCTTCTTTATTCGCGAATGAAGTCAGGGCTGGATCAACAGTCTTGTTTATTAATTCCCAATGCTTGACTGGATTACCCGTGGCGCCAATAGCGTCATTCGTTCCAATCGCACTCTCAATACTCTTCGCATTCATTTTCTGATAATCTGAATAGCTCGGCATAGGGAACTGGCTGCTCTTCACCAATGCGCTATAAGAGGATGCTGTCATGGGAGTGTTAGCTTGACTGGGCGCGTTATCTGTCACAGATCCTGACAAGTTACCCAGAGAGCCGCCTCCTCCCATCTTTTTGTTAGCGACCCATGCCACAATTTGCCCGATCGCCTGTTTGGGATCGTTCGGGAAAGCCCCAGGACCGAAGTAGTTATTTAACATCTGTATCGTTGCATCAGGATTCGGGAATATATTAGCGGCCATCAATTTAGTGGCAATGCCTTGCTGGGCTGACGCACTACTGCCCACCGCTTGAGGCCCACCGTTATCATTAATCATATTTTGAATCGCTGCCATATTTCCACCGATGGCAGCCGTAAAGGCCTGTTCTTGCAGGTTCCCAGTACCCTGGCCAAGGATCTGCGAACTGGTGTTGGCCTGCCCTACAAACTGCCCACTACTTACTCCGAGCGAGTTGGCCATGATCCGAATACTCGTAGGGTTATTCATGACGTTGTAGTTCACGCCCGAGTAAAGATTGCTCCCTCCAGAACCAGCATTCGTCAGCCCCTTGCCTAGGGTCCCCGAGTTGAAACCAAACCCACTGCTCAATGCCGCCGAGGTACCAGCGGCAAACATCTGAGCCGTTTTCCCCACATTCACTCCTGCGGTCTTCGCTGCCGCAGTGACTTGTTTCAGTTGAGTCTGCAATGTGTCCAGGGTCAGGCCAAAGCCCTTGGTCGCGTCGTTAACCAGCGACAACGAGGTCTGCACGTCGGTGCCCTGAGACTTGTAGTTGCTGGCGATGAAGTTGAGGCCCTGTTTGCGCTTGGCTCCTTGCAGGCCCAACGACGAGACGCCCATGAATGCCTGGTCGGACTGAGCCCCGGTTAGACCGCCAGAGAAGAGCTGGCCGAGCTTGAAGGTCTCCTGATCGAAACGCTGTCCCATCCCGGCCAGATTCGAGCCGCCGTAGATGTTCTGGAACTGTGCGTTCCTGGCCCGCTGATCAGCGACGACCTTGGCTCCGCCATAGACCGCCTCAGCCCCTAGGATTACATCGCCCGCGATAGGGACGGCCTTAGCAGCGCCCACGATGCCACCACCGGCCATGCCTGCGGCCACGGTGCTGATGCGCGCCCTTGTCCCCGCAGCGGCCAGCTCGGGCCCGAGGCTGCCCGCCTCGGCGGCAGGGCCGATGGCCACCCCGCTGGAGTTGTAGCGCTGATAGTGAGTGACATTGCCCGCCCCGTCGTGGGCCGCAGGCAGGAAGGTGTCGCCCGAGCGCGCCCCGTGCCGGTTGTGGATGGCATTGCCAATGCTGGATTGCACCGTGCGCTGCAGACCGGCCAGCCCATGCTGCTGGTGCTGCTGGTAAGCACTGAGGCCCAGATTGCGCTGGCCCAGGAAGGTCGGTGTCGAAATCGCGGCCGGTCCTCCGTGGTTGGGCCGCACGGTCTGGTTGTCGCGAGCCTTGGGGGCTGCCCCGCCGGTGCCACTGCCACTCTGGCCTCCGCTGATGGACTCGCCACGCACGGCCGAGGAGATCGAGTCCACCGCAGCCTGGATGAAGGAGGGCACCTTGGCCATCTCGGCCGCGAGGTTGTCCACCCGCTGGCCAGTCTTCTGCTGCATGTCGGCAGCGGTCTTGAGTAGCTGGGCAATCTCGCGGATCTGTTCATTCTGCGAGTTTTTGCTGCTGGGATACTTACCCATCAGACCCACTCACCATAGGTCACGTCTGTCCCGCTGATCGAGCCCGTCTCCGCGTCGGCCGCGAGCCGGGCCAGCAGCTCCTGCATCTTCTCCGGGGTCATGATCTCATCACCGGACTCGTAGCGCACGGGGCCCTGGTTGTCCCCGGTGTTGTCCAGCGCGGCCTCTAGCTCGTCCTCACTGAGTTCGGTGGCCTCCGGCGGGGCATACTCGGGGAACATCTTCACGTAGGTCACAGGGCCCATCGTGGCCACATCGCGGCGCATCTGGTTGCGGAAGGCCTCGCCCTTGTCCCGCTCCTCCAGGTTCATGAGCAGCAGGTGCGCGTACTCCTGCACGCTGGAGAGATTGGGGTGGGTGAGCAGACCCTGTCGATCGGCCAGCCGGATCTGGGTATGGACCCAGGGGTCAAGTTCTCCGGTCAGGCCGAGGATTCCCCCAGGCGATCTAGTTCCTCGATCACCACGCGCACCCGCTCCTCCAGCAGCAAGCAGGCATCGAAGAGCTTTTCGATGATGGTCTCGCTGTAGATCGACTCGCAGACCCAGCGGAACTTGTCCCGCAGTTCGACCCGGCCTCCCTTGAGTGGCTCGGGTGCAGGCTCGTCGTCTATGCGCTGCAGGTAGGCCGCGACTCGAACCAGACGCCACGCTTGCTCGGCGGTCATCGTATTGACCCAGGGCTTGTGGACCGGGCCCATCTCCAGCCGCTCGCTCTGGCCCGGCGTGGCGAGCACGAAGGTATGCCCCGCGATGCGACACGTCTCCTCCAGTCGGCCTAGGTAGAGCAATCCGGTGAAGGGCTCGCGGTAGCGGGCGTCGAACACCGACTCCACATCAGCCAGCTCGTCGTGCTGTTCCTGCTCCTCCAGCGAGGGATCCTCCGGGAGGACGAAAACGGGCTTGAACTCCGTCTCCGGAACCGCGCTGCCCTCAACCGGTATCAGATCCGCCACGTGCTTCCCCTGTTAGATAGTTTGTCCTATTTTGTATAGGTCAGAGCTTAGTGCTGTGGGTGTATGCCACCACTATCCCTTTTGTCACAGCAAGCGCGCCGACCGTGATCATGTCATTATCACTTATTCCCACGATAACGCAATTTTGGTACACCTTGCCCCTGGGCTTCGCTCCAGGCCCAGGGGGCGTAATGATCGTCTGGCACGTGACTGAGGCCGGGTTCGCAGCCAGAACCTCGAAGATGTCCACGATGTTGTTGGTGCCCGCTAGGCCGGACAACTGCTCCCAGACTGCGGTGCTCCACAGCTCGCGGATGGTCAGGTTGAGCGTGCCCGCCTGCAGCACACGCGAGGTCGCAATCTCTACCGGGTGGCGATTACCCAGCGGGTGAATCGGCTGCCATGCGGCGCCTGCGTCGGAGAAAGCCTGCTGGCCGGAGTCTTCGACCCCCTCCAGCCACGCGATGGGTTGTCCGGCGTAGAGGAAGGTGCTGAAGCTCGACCCCACCACGCGAACTTGGGTGTTTGGCATATTTGCGTCCTAATCAGGCAGTGACTGCGACGGAGGAGGAACTGCTCGCGGTATCGGTGGTCGTCAGGTTGCCCGTGTTCAAGTCCAGGCTGAACACGACCGTGATGTAGTTCAGCGGGTAGGTGGGCTGCCAACTGAAGGTGCATTCAATGACCGTCGGGTCGCCACCGGGCAGCGCCTGCTGGCGCACGAGCAGGTTGGTATAGCCCGCGATCGTCCCCGCCGTCAGCAGGGTCTCCAAGGCGCTGGAGATGATGGCCTTCACGCTCATCGCGGTGGTGGCGATGATCGGGGTGCCGATCAGGTTGGCTTGATTGAGACTGATCTGAATCAGATCGAACAGAGCATCCTGCTCGCGCACGATGCTGATCTCACGGTTCTGTACCGAGCTGACATCGGTCGTGACCCCGTGCCGGACGACCAACTGGGAGTTACGGTTGACCTCGGCCACGGAGACACCCTTGGACGACCAGAGGTTCTTGTTCGTCCCCGTCAGGGTCTGCGCGACTGCCAGCGGAATCCCGGAGAAGTTCTTGATCTGAGAGCGAGTCAGTCCTCGGTTGATCGCCTGACCGGCCAGTACCCCAGCACACGCCGCCGCGAAGTAAATCCCGTCCACGGTCTGGGTGACGTTGTTGATCGAGTTGTAGAACTGAAACGCCTGGGGCCAGACCAGCACAATCCGTCGGTAAGCAACCTGGGTGGCCAGTACGTCCGGCCCGGTTCCAGTGAAGGCCTGCGGCAGGCCCACGAGGGCGATCCGAGGATAGCCATCGGCCTCGGCCGTTACGAGGTAACTCTCCAGCGCGCCGAGGTAACTTTCGGCAGTCGTGCCATTCGTGGCGTCCTCATAGAGGGGCACCACGATGTTGATATCGAAGTTGGTCAGGGTGAGCGCGAGCGCGGCGGCGAACTGACTGGCGGTACTGCCGGTCCCCGACAGCGACACCGCGAAGATCACGTTGGCGCCGTTCTGGAAGGCCACCTGGGCTGCCATGCTCAACGGGCTGATCAGGTTGCCGGTGCTCGGATCGAACGGCTGGCCATAGACGTCAACGAAGCTGGCATAGTCGGAGAAGCTGTTCAGCCCGTAGTAGGTCGAGTTGGTGTAGTGATCATGCACCGTCACGGTGGTCGAGGTAGGAAGCGCCCCGCTGGGCTCGCGGTTGATCGTGGTGACGAGAGTGGGCCCGGATCCGGTCTGTACCACCGAGTAGTCATGCAGAGTCGGGCTGGCGTCCTCGACATAGGTCTGGGATGAGTCGAAAACCACGATCGATTCCGGGTCGATTCCCTGCTGAGTCAAAGGCGCGACATTGCCCCCGGCGAAGCTCACCGTCTCGGTGAAGGTGTTGTAACCCAACCCTCGCCCGACTAGGCAGACGACTGTTGCACCGACGCCGACGACTCCGACCGAACCCGAGGAGTCGGCAGTGACATAGACGCCGGGCGGCACATAACCGCTGCGGAAGTCCACCAATTTTCTCGCCTCACCTTGTGTTAGGCCTGGGATCTCGCCTCACTACTTCAGGCGCGCCAGGTCACGGCTAGGCAGGAGAGGTCAATGCCAAGCGTGCGGCGAGAATGCCACCGAGGGCTCAGGGGGCGCAGGGAGATCGGGCAGCCGCACGTTCGGAGCGCTCCCGTCAGGAGCCTCCGTCACACCCATGACCTGGATCGAGGACAAGTTGACCAGGGTGGTCTGGGAGGGGCTGGAGACGAACTCTCCGATGACGTCGAAGCTAAGACTCTTCTCATAGATCACCTCGTCATCGGTGCCCCACGGGGTGCCCGGGGCCGCGCTGTCTCCTCCTGGGCGCAGCTCGTCCCAGTCGACGTTCACTCCGATGAAGTCGTTGTTCTCGATCGTGTCCCGGAAGGCGGTGGGAGCATCCTCGACCCGGCTGAAGGCGAAGACCCGTACGATCTGGTCGTAGAGCCGATCTCGTTCCCAGCTCGACATCGCCACGATCGTCAACGTGACCGTTCCAGAAAAGGTCCACCGAGTCGTCTTGTGAATAGCGCCTAAATGATCAACGATATATTCAGTGTGATCAATGGAAGCGATCTTTAGTGTATCGCGATCATCATAGGTAACCCAGATGCCAGGATACTTGGCAGCATCGAATGGATACTCGATACCGACCCACGTAGCAGTGAAGTCAGCGTCCACATAGGCGACATCGAGAGCGCGTCGCAGTGATTCGACAATGGCACTCTTCAATGGTTCGAGATACATGAACTCAACTCCGGATCAGACTGAAGAACGACGCATTGTCAGTGAGGTAGACCTGCGCTGACTCGATCCCGAACTCGATCGCGGTCTGAGCCATCGCTGAGTTAAGAAACTGCCGGGCCACGATCCCCGGATGGCGCCAGCGCACTCCGACGTTACCCTTAGCGATCTGTCCTGCGACCTTGCCCGCGCGCCCGAGGGGCGGACCCATCTCGCGCCGAGTGATGCGCCCGGGGGCGCCCGGGTAACTCACCGGGACGGTGGTGGGCCGAGGCAGACCGTCCTTGCCCCGGCGAATGACCCTCTTGCGCTCACCCTTCTTCCCGACCCGACGGAAGATGAGAACCTGCTCCCGGCCATCTGCGGTCCGGCGCCTCTCGGCTTTGGGGTTCGCCTTGCGCTCGGACCCCATCGGGTCATCGATCCACATCGGGATCGTCTTGCCCTGGAGGGCATTCATGGTGAAGGGCTTGATGCCCTGCTCCAGGAACCACGTTTTGCGGTCGGGGAAGTAGATGCCGAAGTAGTTGTCTCCATAGATCGACTGCAAGCTCTTGGCCATCGCTCCAGTCACCTTGGGCATCCGGGAGCGTGCCACCTCGACCGCGAAGCTCGCAAGCTCCTCGGTGTCGGACTCCTCATCGACCAGCATGACGATGCGATCCGGCCTCTCGGCCAGATTGATCTCAGGCAGCAGCTCAGGCATCGTGCCAGCACCCGGCCCTGATGAATCCGTGGCTAGAGCACCGCTCGCCGCCCTCGGGGGTGAAGGCACACAGCAAGCTAGGAGAGATCTCCAGCGGCTCGATACTGACGAGCTGGTGCTTGATCACCGGGTAGTTGTCCGCGTAGTCGTCCTGAAGCATCTGAGGCTTGCGCCAGGCCACATAGCCGCCGTGGATCATGCCCGTGACCTGATGCGCATGGTGCTCCATCAGACCGAACGGCTCGCCTTCCATCTCGCCGTCCGCACTGTGCCAATACATCAGTGTCGCGTAGTGGGTCCCGTCACCCCCGGGGATCCGGATCACGTCGCCTCGCATGATGTCCATTAGGCTGCTGCGGAAACAAGCACCCGGGGCACACTTGTTGCCCCCGTGTAGGTGAGTGCTGAGGTCGGTAATGCTCCGGGGACAGAACCAGCAAGAGTGGCACCGATCAGAGCATTCTGAGAAATCGTCATTGGCGCGGATGAACCGAAGTACGGATCTTGACCCGAGTTACTTCGCAATACTGCCAATGTAACCGGACTGCCCTGCTGACAAGCGACAAGAATAAGATTGTCTCCCGCGCTGACAGGCTGAGAGATAGAGAGCGAAATCATCCCTAGGATGGTCCCGTCGCCAGTACCCGCATCGAGGAGGAAAATCAATGCGCCAGTAGCCGGATTGATCTTGTATATGCCGAGTCGAATGAGTGATCCAGATACTCCAACCGTAACGACCTCAACTCCGATAGTGGTCAAGGTGCAACTGCGTCCAACTACCAATCGACCACCGGAGGCAGTGCTATTAGCCAATGCCAAAGTAGTTATAGCGTTCGTAACTGCCCCATAGTATTGAAAGGCAATCAATGGGGCTCTAAAGGCGCCAGCAGCCGAAAGCAACCCCGCATCCGAATACGCAGCGGCTGCGGTTTGAGCAGTAGAAGCCGCGCCAACAGCATCAAATGCGCCGCTGGCTTGAGTGGCCGCAGTTCCGAGCCCGAGGTTCGTGCGAGCTGTCGTTACCGAAGCGAGATCTGAAAGGTTCGCGGCTCGTTGAGCTGAAGATGCTATGGCTGACGCAGCCGCCCCCGATGAATCGAAGGCGCCACTTGCCTGGGTTGCAGCAGTGCCAAGTCCCAAATTGGTTCTTGCTGTTGCTGCGGAAGCGAGATCAGACAAGTTGGACGCTCGCTGAACCGAAACAGCGATAGCGGCGGCCTGAGCGGTAGTAGCTGCACCCGAAATATCAAAGGCGCTACTGTTCTGAACTGATGCAGACCCTAAGCCCATATTGGTGCGAGCAGCAGCAAAAGAAGTTAAATCTGAGAGATTAGATGCCCGTTGTACTGAGGAAGCAATCGCCGCCGCTGCTGCGCCAGCAACATCTGCCCCCACCTGAGATGCGGTGTAGTCCCCCGCCATCGCAACAACAGCGCCCGTCCGAGTAAGAAATGACGTGACCTCGGCCCCATCACCAGAAATAGTCGCATAGGTGGCATCGGCGTATTTCTTAGATATAGCGTCGGTGAGAGAGGGCGGTAAGGAAGGCGAAGTGCGAATGGGATCAGAGAGACCCGTCGCGGTCACAGTAATCGCACGGATCACTGCTACTGAAAGCGATGAATATTCAGCATCAGTAATGGTAGCAGACTGGCCAGCCTGATACCTGGTGCCGTAAATAGGACTCTCTGGAAGTAATACGTCAGTGAATCCAAACTTCACTTGCACCGTCTTGCCCATCAGAGTTCTCCTTTAGGTATTATTTATACCGCGAAGACAAGAGCAAGTGCGGCGGCTGCCCCGCGCGGATCGAAGTCGGTAGCGGCATGAGTCGCTGCTGTTCCCAGTCCGAGATTGGTCCGGGCGGCTGCCTCGTTGGCGAGATCGGACAGATTGTTCGCGACCTGAGCCGCCCCGGTGATCCGGGAGTCATTACCCTGCGCAGCAGTGCCCGTAATAGTTCCGTAGAGCACGGAGAAGGAGTTGCCGCTCTTGGCGAGCCCCACTCCGGCCATGACCACCGAGGCATCGATCTCGCTCCATACCTGCGTCGTCGTATCCACCGTCACGGGACTGGAGGAGATACAGAGCCATAGCCCCCCGCTGGAATCAACGTTGACCAGCTTGCCCTGAGCATTGGAGCCCGTGGCGAAGTCGGTGGGCCGAGACCAGGCGCCCGCCGCCGCCACCCACAGGCCAGCGGTTGCGCCGGACAAGGTATCCAACACCCGCATCCCTGCGGTGATCGTGATGCCCCCGACGACCTGGCCAACACCGGAGTGGGTCAACCCGCTGCCTTGAGTAGCTGCGGGGAACTCAGCAGGCGACATCCCAGCCAACGCGGTCGCCAATGCGTTGGAGATCGTCGCCTCGGCGCCCAGCGCACGGGTGATCTCCGCGCTGAGGGCTGTCGCCGTTGCAGCCCCGATCGAGGCCGGACTGACCGGGTCGGTTCCTCCGCTGGCATGGGTCGCGGCATGCGGGAGAGGCGTCCGCGCGTTCGTCACCGACGGATCGGTAATATTGAGCTTGGTGGCCTCGATTCCTTCAGCTCGGATCGTTTCCGTATCCGTATAGGCCTTGGCCGTCACCAGAGCCGCAGAAGCGACCCCGGCCGGATCGAAATCGGTGGCGGCATGGGCCGAAGCCGTTCCCAGTACGGCCCAGCCCGCAGTGGTGGCATCGATCCGGGTAAGGACCGCTCCCGGGGTGGAAACCCCGGTAATCGTGGTGACGCCACTCAGATTCAACTCGCCGACCGGGTCAAGGTTGATCCATGAGGTGACCCCGTCGCCGATTCTCAGCTCATAGGTGTCAGTAGCCCAGCCCGCCTCCCCCACTTTGAGCACCGGGTTCTGGGAGGCCCAGTTGGCACTGGAGTCATGCCGTAGCTGTAAGCGAATCCCGGACATCACGCACCACCCATATCATCGAAGTCGGAATCACGTAGATGCGCATCTGGATTGGGCATAGCTCCACCAAGGTCGAAGTCGAAGTCGCGTCGGTTCGCATCTGAGACTGGCTCGGCCTCACCAAGGTCAAATCCGAAATCAGACGCTGGCGTGGGCACCACAGCAGGCACGTACTCCTCGAAGGGAATCAGAGGCCCATTGAGGACGTCGGTGTCGGTCATGTTTGGCCAACCCACCGGCTGAGCAAGCAACTGTGCCAGTTCGGCCGGGCCCGGAGGGATGATGAACGCCACGCTGGCCTCGTCCTCGCGGGAGGCGGGGATGCGGGCATAACCGATTGAGGACTCGGCCTGAGTCGGACGTTGCATCCCGGTCCGAATCATGATCCGAGCGGGCGCGCCCAGCATCCATCGGGACCCATCCTGGCGAAGCAAGAAGTCACCAGTGTGAGAGCGGAAATCCTCAGTGGATTCCACCACCACGCTCTCGGCATGCAGAACCCCTCGTGGGCTCTTGCGCTCATCCTCATCGGAGTCGGTGATGATGGCAGGGCGAATGATCTTGGCTCGGACCCCTTCGCCATAGGTCGTGCCGAAGCACACCGGGCAGCGGTAGGTGATCGGCTGTTCATAGACCGCGCTGGTTCGGGCAATCAGCGAGTCATTCACGGGCGAACAACGAATGCACCGATCGACCAATCCTGCCTCGAAGTCCTCCGTTTTCCAGAGCAGGATGAACATGACCATTTCGCCTACTTGGAAGAGCGCTTGGGTATGGCGCTGGCGCTCCTGGGAGATGGCCCAGTTCTGCACTCCGCGCACGTAGAACGGCTGCGCGTTGGGGAGTTGACTAGGTGCCATAGGAGATCTGCCATTCCCCATCGATCTTGACGGTAATGCCCACGGGCGAAGGGGGAGGATTGAAATCGGCGTCTGATATAACAGTCGCCTGTCCGACGCCGGAGCCCTGGACTGAGCCGACCAATATCGCTCTACTCACAGAAACGACACTAAGACCCAGGCCACTACCGTACGCGAAGTAAAGCGGAGCGCCTCCGGTGAAAGTACGAGTGCAGATTTTCGTGTTCGATCCGACCACGTACACCGATTTAGCGACGGCGAGAGAAGCTGTACCAGTTTCCACTCCGCTACCAGATTGAGGCACAACTGAATAAGCCTTGAACAAGCCAACGGCACTAGATTGCCCTTGCCCAGTCGCCGGGGCCCAGGGTAAGCGCAGGGCGCTGCTGGAGCCCGCCCCGGAGGCCTGGGGAGAGGCCTGAGGGTGAGGGCCGCCATGGGTCGAGGAACTGCCCACGCCGGAGTCCGAGGGCATTCCTACAGAAGCCGGAGAGCTGATGATCGAGGACCGACCCAGTCCCGATGCCTGAATCGAGCGAGGGCTGCTCACGCTGGCAACGACCGTCGAGACGCCAATGCCGTTCTTGGCCTCGGCCGCCAGCAAGGACAGACCCGACGTGTTGGCCCCACCGCTGCCGGTGCCTGTGTTGGCGCTCTGGACAACCGAGGCCGAGAAGGCTGAAATACGGACTGTCGCGGACACGCTTCAGCTCGCCGATACCAGAAGCTGAACCTTCAACGCCGCCCAGGAGGTCACCGCAGCGATGTCGGCCGCCGGGAAGGCACACACGACGGAGCCCTGCACCGAACCACCCGAACCGATCGGGATGGCCTTCGGGGTCAGCGTCGAGCGAGTGGTCGATCCCTCGATCAGGGACGCCGTAACGAGACCGCCCGAGACCGAGGCGAGGACATCGATGCCCAGCACCACATTGAGCGGTTGGCCAGCCTGGGGCGGAGTCAGAAACTGTGACGTCAGCAGCAATACCTGATTGCTCGGGTTGATCGAGCTGGTGAGATACGTGGTCGAGTCGGTATCGGTCAGTGCGCTCAAGGAGGTCGCTCCCGGGGAAGGAGACCATCCGGTGCTGGTGTTCACCGAAGCGACCGTGACCGACCCTCGCGGGGGAGCCACCACTACTGAGTGACTGATCGAACTCATGGTCGAATTGGAGTCGGTCACCGTCAGCCTGACGGTGTAAGTCCCAGCATTGACATAGGTGTGACTCGGAGTAACTCCGGTGCCGGTGTTGGTGTCGCCGTAATCCCAACTGTAGCCAGTCAGGGTCGCGGGGGAGACCGCTGCCGAGGCAGACCCGTCGAAGGTGACGCTCAGGCCGATCGGGTTGAAAGAGAACGCAGCCGTGGGCGGGAGTGGCGGAAAGTAAGGGGGAGGTTCAGTAGTCGAACCGTCATTGAACTGGATATCGTCAATCATGACGACGGTGCCCGAAGGTGAGTTCGCGCTGACAATACCTACGTCGACCGCAGAAATTGCCGAGGTGCCAAGATTGTACGCAGTGCTGTGAAACGGAGCGCTATTGATGGGTGATGTGCTCTGACCCACGTAGGTGTTGATCGTGTAAGTGCCCGTGGTTGACGTAGCCACGATCACCGAACCGGCGATTCGGTATTTCGTTCCCGGGTTTGCTCCGGTGATCAACGTGATGCGATTAGCACCTGACGCATCCGTCATATAGACGGTATTGGTTGTAGACCAGAATAGGCTCAGCGAGACACCAGAGGAGTATCGAAGAGTATAGAACATCACATCGAAGCTCAGCGGACTTGATGGCAACTCGAATCCGACTGAAAAAGCCATCGATGTACTGCTGGCGTTAGGCAAGAAACGCTGAGTACAAACAACATTGGCATTACAAGAGTATTTGCCTCCGAAGTTGCCACTCAGTGCGGACGCAGAATCGAAGATCGCACTGCCATTGATGGTGCTGAGGCTCGCCCCGGTGTTGGCCGAAGTCAGCGCAGCGCTTTGTGGGCCGGTCTCGTAGTGGTATCCCAGCAGGGTCATTCTCTACCCCCCACCCGATGGCCTAGACCTGGGTATAGGTATACGTCGGGGTATAAGTCCCGGCCGTGGCGAAGAACTGGCCCGCTACCGCAGAGGCATCCAGATAGGCACCTGCCGAGATGGCCGAGAAGATGGCCACGGAGCCCACCTTGGCCCCGATCGGGACGTTGATGGGGGTCGGGGTCGAGACGATCGCCGAGTTGTCGACGGACCCCCACCCCGAGGCAACCCGCGCGTAGGCACCCCCGACCAGCTCATGACCGGTAGCGGCGGCAGGCAGGTGCGAGATCAACGCTCCGGCGGAGTGAGCGAAGGTGGTGGCCGGGACGGTGACGGCATAGGGGCCCGTTCCCGTGACTGCCGAGACGACCCGCGCCTCCTGGGTGGACAGGCCCTGATCGAACACCACGGTATCCCCAACCGCGACCGACAGGTCGGAGGAGAAGCTGACCGCCCCGATGGAGATGGCGCCCTGCAGAGTCAGAGCCGAGAGGAGCCCGATGTAGGCCCCAGCCGTCCCGTAGGCCGTGGCCAAGGTGTTGCGCTGGGTCACGGTGTTGATCGCCATCGACGGCCTCAATCTCTCTCAGCCCGGCAGGGCTGTCACTACTTCAGAGCCGCGCCCGAGGTTAGGACAGGGGCGGCGTGATGGTCGCAGTCGCAGGAGTAGCCAGTGTCGTTACCGCCGGAGACGGCAGAGGAGGAAGCGGGGTCAGATCCAGCGATCCCGAAGGAGTAGTCCCGAAGACGGCGTGAGCGGCCTCCAGCAAGCTCGCAGCCGGGACCGGGGTGACGACCGTCGCAATCGGCGTGCTCGTACTCGCTGCGGTGGCGTGAGCCTGCAGGAGGGCTGGCAGGTGCTGGTTCATCCACTGTGTCAGGCGCCCGAAATCGGCCTCGCTCAAGATACCGACTGCTTCAGCCTTGGCCTGCCAACTGTCGGCGGTGGCCTGGAGCGCGGCTGCCGACTTGGGGCTGAACACTGTGTCACGCAGCAGTGCGGCCCCTGCGGTGGTGGCCACCGGCAGGATCACGTTGGTGAGGCTCGTCCAGCTCGCTGCGCCGACGATGTGGTGCCCGACCAGGATCTCGCCCACCATGCTCACCGACCATGCCACCGCGACGGGTTCCTTCTTCAGGACCCAACCGGTGATCCGAGTGAACCAGTTTGTCTTGACCGAGGTCGAGGGGGTCTGGTCCGCGTGCGCGGAAACAGCGTGTGTCATGCCGGAGTTCCTGCCTTCTGAAGAGTGACGGTGCCGCTCATCCCGAATCCGGACAGGGAGGCGTTGACCGCGTCGAGCACGGCCTTGTTCAACTGAATCGGATCGATGGTGGCCGCACCGAGCCCACTCACCTTTTGCTGAATCCCGGTGGCCAAGCTCAGGATGTTCGGGATGTCTCCGGAGATGCCACCATTGATGGTGTCCAGCATCCCCTTGGTCGCATCGAACTGGGCCTGGCTGAAGACGTCCACCGCCCCGGGGTTTTCGCAACCCGGCAGAGACCACACGACGGCCAGCCAGTCTGGGCCAGGCACGTGCCAGAGCATGCCAGCATTGTTGTAGGCATAGACCGCACCTGTTTGGTCAGGCGCGTCCTTCATAAGCCGAAAACTCATATCGTCATCCTCACTCGTGGTCGAGCCTCGCTGGACACCATGCAGGGCTGCCAACTGAACTGCTGTGTAGTTGGGCGTTCCGTTGTGATCGCAGTTTCCAAACGGATCGGAGGCGATCGGCCAGCCTGTCGGGTAGCCATATCTGGCTTCTCCGTCGGCGTATTGCTGCCCGAATGCGCCCGGCACATTCTGATAGACCCAGGTGTCTCCGTAAGAGGCCACCAGGACCCTGCACCGTGAATCGCGGGTGCGCCAGAGGTTGGTCAGATCATTTTGATTGCCATAGCCGACCACACGGGCGAAGTTTCTTGCGTACCCCGCGAGCATCCCGTACAGGGTGTTCAAATCGGCCGAGCAGTCTCCGCTGATCGCTCCGCCCCAGGACTCGACGTCTTTCATCAGGACAGCTCCGGGCGGGATCGTCGCTCCGAGCTGGGCCGTCCAGGCGTTGAACAGCGTCTGCGCGCCGACCGGACGGTAGACGAAGTAGACGTAGTAGCCCTCGATACGACCGGCCTTGTAGGCAGCGAGGCACCAGGCGAGGTTAGCCGCGAACTTTTGATCGACGTAGCTGGATCCGTCCATGCAGCGGAAGGATGCCCATCGGTGACCATAGGCATCGGTATACACCGAGCCCTGGAACTCCGAGGTGTCTGACCAGCGAGCCGGAAGAGTCGCGGCATCCAACGTGGCCATCAGTAGTTCACGAAACTCAGGTGAGGGCGCCCGGCCATGCCCGGCATCGCCACGGGGCTGTAACGGCCATAGACGCCGCCTGAGACCAGGATTGCGGGTCGACCCAGACCCATCTGCTTGATCTTGAAGTGGTCTAGCTGGGGGCGCAAGAGTGCCTCCTCGTCAGCGAGCACGACACCCCATCGATCGAAGTAGTCGCGTCGATCCAAGCGTGAGATTGTCGATCCCTGAAAGTCTGGTTGTTCGACGTAGCTGCGCCGCAAGTGCTTGAGCGCCTCTACGAAGCAGGCCTGCCGAAGCAGGGCTCCCCACTGAGCCGTGGGGAAGGCCGCCCCGCCCGCTACCGTGCTGTAGTTGCTGTAGGGCTGAGCAGCGGTATTGATCCGGTCGAGTGCCCAGTCGATACACTGAGCGATACGGCCTCGGCTCCAGTTCGACTGGAAGTAGGTGTAGAGGTTGGGGCCACCAGAGGGTGAATCGAACATGTCAGCGAGCTTGGCATAGACCGAGTCGGCGATAGCCTTCAAGTCATCGGTCAAGTTATCGTAAGCTGGCTCGGCGCCACCGACAGCGTAGTAGCTGGTATAGAGGAGAGATTGCCCTGCGATAGCATAGATCCAACTCGCAGCATAGTTACCCAGCACGTCAGTATCGGTCTGGCTGAGGAGAATCTGGTAGCGGCCTAGACCAACATGAGCTGCAGTGCGAGTAAACAAGGTCGATTGAGAGTCTTCATTGACCACTGTGACAGTGACGATATTGCTATCAACATCGGTGGGCACACCCGTGACAGCAACAGCCAAGCCAATATACTGAGGAGCAGACTGATACTGCGGAATCTGCTGCCGATCAGCTTCTGGCATTATTAAATCTCAGAGACTGTCAGAGTGGTTCCGGAGGCAGAGACTGTTCCAGTCGGGTTTTGTGCGAGAAGGCCGCCGGTGCAGATTGAGACTCCGAAAGACAGCGAGGCCCCAGCCGCAGGAGCTGGGTAGATATAGCTGGCGTTGAAGTCGCCCGGGATACTCACCGGAAGACCGCCTCGATCGAAGGTCTTTACCAATGTGCTGCCCTGATAAAGCAGAACTGCATAGAGCCCGCTCGAACCGCTGCTGTTGATCTGATCAATATCGATATCGACCCGCAACGCCCGCACGCCGGGAGCGGTCAAGGGAACAGAGGTCCCGAGAACGACTGCGCCAGGGGCTGCTGTTGAGGTTGACTGAACGAGGCCGCCGTTGGAACGCTGGCTCAGCATCCCGACCGAATTGGATCGCATCCACGCACCCGGGGTGCCCGAGGAGGGTTTGTACCAATACCAGATCGCGCCGTTGTCGGCCTGGATGTATTGCGACATGTGCTGGGCTGTCGTGAGGCCGGTCGGCAGCGCGGCCAGGTTGGCGATCGGAGTCACCCCCGGAGCCCCATCAAGGACCGTGAAGGTCTCCACGAAGTCGTCTGGATCGAAGGGGTCAGCGTTGTTGGGCAGCATCAGCCCCAGGCGCGGCGAGTTATTCGCAGTCACAGACGGTGGCCCTCCTCAGAGCAAGACGAAGAAGATCGCCTCACTACTTCAAGTGCTCTCGGGTCCCGGCAGGCATGCCCTCAGCCCGGACTGGCCAGCTCCTTCTCCGTGACCGGCTCGCGCAGCACTACCGAGACCGCAGAGGCTGCCAGTCTCTGGTAGCGCATCTGCTCACCGAGCGGCAGGGATTCAAAGTCCGCCTTGTTCTTGGCGCCAGGATCATCCCGGTACATTGCCCTCGCGGTGCGATCGATCAGTGGACGGCTCATAGCAGAACCTCCTCACTCCTTCAGATGATCCACAACACACAGCACAGGACCCCGATCAATGAATGACCGGGGTCCTGTGAGACGGACTGAGCGAGCTAGACCTTATCGAGCGGGTCAGCGTGGTCGGGCTCAGGATTGACCGGCTCAGCCTGAGGCTGGGGCTCTTCGACCGGGATCACGGGCTCAACCGACGGCTGGATTTCCTCGACTACCGACTCGGGCTCAGACTCGGGCTCGACCACCGGAGAAGTGGACTGAGCCGCCTCCTGCTGAGCCGGACTCAGTCCGGTGCTCAACTGGGGGTTGCTGGTGGCCTGCTCGGCCGCCATGCGCAGCTCGTCCACCGCATCCTCAACCTCGCGGCCCTCTGTCGGGAGCACAACCCCTTCGGGAGCACCCGGACCCTGGTGGTCGATCGAGGCCACTGCTGAGGCGAATGCGGAGGCGCGTGCCTGAGCGAAGACCGGGGAGATCTCCTCGATCCGTCCGGCCAGGTCTCCGCCAGTCCCTGTGGTGTCCACATGGCCGGTCACATGCAGCGAATCCGGGATCCAGTCGTCGCGCTCGGAGTAGGGCTTGTGCGCGATCTCGGGCGCCGTTTCGTCAACCATGTTCTCGTGCTCCTTCACAACAGGTGGGGACCGGGCAGGGTGCTACTAGTGAGCCGCGACCGAGCCGCGCCGCCAGGTCTTCTCTTCCTTGTTGTTGACCAGACGGCCGGTGGGGACCTGGGCGTACTGCGTGCTCATGTGCGCGTGCTCGCCACACAGAGGCGGCTTGGGGTTGTCCTCGTCGCCGAGCACGAGTGAGATGTTGCCACACAGAGACGTGCCCTTGGGGGCGATGCAGGAGGCACCCTTGCCGATCGACTTGTTGGAGGAGCGCTTCAGCGTCTCGTTGGAGTCGAGCTTGGCCTGCTGGCGACCGTCCCAGTCGGCTCGCAGGGACTCGACCGCCTTCATCAGCGATTCTTCACCGTCCTCGACCACATAGATCCCGCGCATGATCGCATCACGGAAGCTCGGGTTCTTGAGGTAGGCTGCCGGGACCTCGCGCACATCCCCGCCGCTGGTATCACCTGCGCCAGTCCACTCGGTCGTCTGCTTGAGCAGCTCGTCGGTGTGGGTGGTGATGCCGGGCTGAGTATTACGCACCACGATGGTGGCGCCTTCATTGGCCATGCGGGTCAAATCACTGGCGCGGATGAGGTCGGACACAGGCATGTCGGTGGTTCCCTTCACGATGGAGGCTGTCGATACTTCACTTGTCCCAGGTATCACTCAGACAGGACAGATGAAACAGCGCACCGAGGACCAGAGCGGAGTCCTCGGTGCGCTGTTAGCTCACATCAATCAGGCACTCTGCCCGAGCACTCGCCCGTACACGGTCACTCCACCGTCATCGCTGAAATACTCGAAGTAATCCGCCTTGCTGGCCGTGGTGGTCGCAGTGGGAGCAGATCCCCCGAACCAGCGGACCCCGGTCGGGTGCGTGATCGCCCGGGAGCCGGTCGCGTCCTGAGTGATCTTGACGCTGACCGTCGAGCGCGATCCCGCCGTCCAGCCCGCACCCGCAGCGGGCAGCGTCAGCACGGTGGCTCCGGTCACCGGGCCTACGATGTTGTAGCCCAGCGCCAGGGCGATGGTGCCCGACGTGGTGGCCGCCACAGTGGCCTTGGAGGACGTCGGATCGGCCGAGGGGCGGAAGGGCTGCGCCACGGTGGTGGGGCTGCCCAGGGCCCGGGTGACGGCGGCCGAGAGCGCGGCATACTCAGCGTCGGTCAGGGTCACCGTGTCGCCCGCGTTGTAGCCGCCGACGCCGAGTACCTGGACCGTCTGGGCAGGAGTGCCCGCGACCGCCGAGGAGACCGGGACCGTGTAGATCTTCGGCAGAGCGACATCAGTGAAACCGCTCAAAACGGTAACTTGCTTTCCCACGATGAACCTCTCAGGTGTGTGGATGGCCGCCTGGAGTGGCCCTCACTACTTCAGGTCCCGCAAGACCGCCTGAGACAGGGCCGGTCGCCCGTTAGAGGAGTCCCCTTCGGACCGCGTCCGCGATCTGCTCGGCCTGCCTCTTCTCGTGGCGATCGTAGACGTGCTTGGCCACGATCGCGGCCCCGATATAGGGACTGATCTCGTGAATGAACTTGCCCAGCTCACTCTTGGGCTCGTAGTTGATGATCACCGGGAGGAAGCCCAGGAAGATCCAGATGATCCACCCGATGATGAAGATTGGGGCGAAGTTCGTATCCGCATGACTGCTTGTGCCCATCGCGATCAGGAAGGCGATGAAGCCGATGGTCTGCCAGATGCCGATCCCGAGGACTTTGGCGTTGGTGGCCTTCTCCTTGGCGAGTTCGTCTTGCCGAACCAACTCCGGCTGAGTGTTGTGCCAGGCCCGGATGCCCTGGTTGATGCCAATATGCAGACTTCCGTCCGGCATCCAGCTCGCCTTGGCTACGTAGGCCCCATAGTGATGAACGCCGGTGTAGAGGTTGGGCCCGCAGTCGTGATCCGGGTCCCACACGAAGCCGTAGTTGGTCTCCATGTAGCTCTGCAGATCCTTATCCGCGAAGTGGTAGTGCACCGCACCATCGCGGATCTCTACCGCATTAGGACTGTAGATCGGGGTATCAGGGTCTTTTCTCATGAACCGAACCTACCAAGATCGAGGCGAGTATCAAGTGGTCGGATCGATGGATCATCCCGTTACGATGGCCCTGCATCGTAGACGGCAACGTAACCGTAGTTCGCTGTATCTGTCGTAGACCCGCCCGACAGCCGCTGGATTATCGGATAAAACGTATAAGTACCGGCCGACAACAGAATGTTGTCTTCCTTAGAGATGGTTATTCCCTGGTTGTTAGTCGTGCTCCCCTGCGCACCCCAAGAACCCACTTGACCTGCTCCGGCGAGGTTGTACCCCCCTGAGTTGTAGGCCGGGAAGACGGTATAAGTACCCGGGGTAGACGAGCCCGGGATGATCAGCGCGTTAACCGCGATCCGCAGGCGCCGCTGTGACGCAAGCACTATTGTGACCGCGCTACTCCCGACAACGTAGTTAGTCGACGTCGATGTCAGCGACCCAGAACCAGTGGCGCCAGTTGCCGTGGCCAGAAGCGTCCCAGATGCATACCGCGCGTCGTTCAGAAACCGGCCCGCCCCCATCCCTTTGATAGACCAATACTTCGTGCCACTAATCGATACGACCACTAACACATACCATTCACTGGGCTCAACGAGCTGAAGACTGGTCGCAGTTGGGCTGTAATCAAAAGTGTCCGCACCGGCACACACAAAGGTAATGGTATTTGCACTGGTGTCTGCAATACTTTTCTCAACGTAATACTCGGTCGGACCAGCCGACAATCCCGATAGGGCAGGCAGGCTTGGAGTGAGTGAGCCGCCCGAGGCATTGTAAGAGTTCTTCTTCCCGCCAACAGGCGTCGCCGAGGTCGTAATGACGGCAGCCCCCGCTAGACCTATGACGTACCTCGCATCGCCTGCTGCTCGGCCAGCCAGCGACCACGTGGTCGCTGTCGTGTCGACCGTCACAGATGTTGAGGTGAGCAATGTCCACAGGCCGATATTCGAAGCCGAGCCCGTGCGCACCTGGACGGTGCGACCAGTCACGACCGCACTGCTCGCATAGTCAGTAGGACGAGTCCAGGCTCCTGAAGCGACTAGCCAGGGGCCGTTTTGCGAGCCCGTGGTCTGCGCAGTGGCAAGGATGCGATCTCCTGCGACAGCCGCGTAACCATCAATCGTCTGCGTTCCCGACAAGGTGATATTTGCTGTCGCGACGGCCTGACATGAGCCGAGCACCGGCTCATTCAGGTTCGCCCGCACTGACCCGGGGTCCGCGAAGTCTGACCCGTTATTGGCCTTCTTCGCATACCCCGCCAGTTCCGTCTCGGGCACTATCCCGCCAACGAGATCAGCCTTCGCGACCAGGGCCGTCGTGATGATGGAATCTGAGATGCTTACTCCCGAGGGAGCGCCTCCATCGGCCAACGTAGCCATATCAACCTCTTTCTATATGCCGGGACAAACGATCGACGCCACATCGCGGATGAGCTACGACAACCATGCTGATAACGCTGAGGCTGCGGTCGTTTTGAAGGTGGCGATGATGTCGTCCGGCGCTGCGCCACTCCACTCGGTTTCGAGGAGAGTCGCGTCCGATAACGAGTTGTTCGTCAGATACAAATAGTACGTGTAACAGCCCAGCATCTGGGCCATCCACTCATTCTTGCCGATCCCCCCGGCTGAGAAGGCATTGTCAACGAGGTAGTAGTCGTTGCGTCCAGTCCAAGAACGAGGAACACAGGTATTGTACAAAGAGATGAATCTCGGATCATCGCCCACACGGTAGTACGTCGTCCCGCTGACCGGTACGCCATTGCGATAGAGGATGAAGTCCAGTGCGTGGCCAGACTCATGTAGCACGGGATTGACGTTGTTTGTCCAAGAGGCCGCACCGACACCGCTGCCATTTGGAGACACGAGCCGGGTGAAGCTGGTCAGAGGTCGGGAACCTGTTTGAGATCGACTTCCCGGCAGATCGCCGCTATGGATGCAGATCAAACTCGGGGACTGGTTGCCCGGCGCAAGTTCGGCGTATAGGCCCGCCGCGTAGAGAACCTTCCTGGCGTTCAGCGGGATCATCTTGAGGTTGGTAACGATAGCTGTGGCGTCAGCAGCACTGCACGTGCTGACGTAGTGGCCTCGGATATAGGTGGATGTCGATGATGGCAGAGGCTTTATCGTCATTGCGGCACCATCACCGAGGAGGTCGCGCACCCAACCAAGAGGGAGCCCATACCAAGTGAATCGCCAAAATGAAACAGCATTCGCAGTAGTGGTTGCCGGACCGGGGTAGGTCGCGCCGGTGGTCAGCGCCACGGGCGCACCCTCGAAAAGGTTCTGGAACGTGACGCTATGACCGCCGACGTCATCCTGGATCACGGCGACGTCGATGATATGCCGCGTCTCGAACGGGAACGCGCCGAACTGGCTCCCACCGGCGGCAGTGGAGTACCACTCGGGTCCGGCCGACCCGAAGGGTGTACGGGCGCCACTGGTCGGACTGTATTCCGAGTCGGCGAACTGCGGGGCCTCGATGGTGAATGTCGAGTTGGCATTCACGATGAAGACGTTCAAGCCTTGAGTGATCGTGAACTCGGCCGCCAACATCGATGCAGTGTGTTTAACAACCCCCAGAGGCTCTACGAGGTGGTTGTGATTGTGATAAGGGACCACTCCCGTGGCTGACGGTATGACCACTTCCACGTCGCCTGAGCCATCAGGAGAGGCATGATTGATCGTCTTGACGTAGGCAGCCAGCTCGGTCTCATTCGCCTTCGCGGCCAGAGCTGTCGTAGTGGCCGTCGCGTCCGCCTTGGCCCCCAGCGCTGCGACGAGCCCCGTGACGTCGGTCTGCGCGATGGGCAGTGTGACGTCATTGTCGGGGCCGCCGCTGATGGTGTCGGATGTGCTAGCCCCCGACGGGGCTCCTCCATCAACTAGCGTAGCCATATCACCGGCTCCTCATCAGAGGTGGGCTGCCGCGATGACTGCCGCGTATGTGCCAGTCCCAGTTCGTGTCCCAGGACTGGCAAGCAGCTCGTATCCAACTGAGAGCTGTGGGTCGTCAGTATTATCGGACACGATCTGAGTCATGGACCCAGGAAGTCCCGTGTTTGACCCTGCGGGATATTGAAACCAGCCTCCAATAAGAAGATCTCCTACAGATCCCGTAGATGGCGCGGTGCTACTATTCACTGGAGTGGGTGGGGTGCCACTTACTCCCGCTGTGTTCTTCACTGCAATAACCGCGACGTCGTAGTCATCCTCGAAGTCCGCATCAGTAGAACTGGCGGGTGTAATGTTATCGGCACTCGTCGCAGTCGCTATCCTGCTGAACATCGCTAACGAGAAGTTATCCGGCGAAGTATCGATATGACCCCGCGCAGTCCAGTTGGTGGGCGTATTAATCGGACCAGCCTCGCCTAAACCACCAGCGTCTCGAATACTAACAAACGCAATCAGCAAATCGCCCGCCACCGGAGTAACGCCGCCATTATATGTGGCTGACGTGATAGCCGGGCCCTGACCGATAGCAATGGTGTGGGCTAATGCGAAACTGCGTACAGCAATACCGCTACCTCCACTGGGAGGAGGTTGACACAGGACGAGATGCGAAGCTCGCATTAGAACGCCTGGCCGACAACCAAGGATAGCCAGTTCGTTCCATCCAAGCAGGAGAACGAAAACAGGTCGGTCTTGTTTGCCGTCGCCGTCAGCGTCGGCGTGGTCCCGGAAGGCCACTTCACTGTGCTCGGCCAGGTCGCGGTCCGAGAACCGGTCCCGTCCTGAACGAGAGCGATCAGAAAAGTCTTACCCGCAGCAGCAGTAGGAAACGTCAGAGTGCAGTTGGCGGTCAACACCACGCGGTTGAGCGTGGCGACAGTGACGTCGGGAATGGTCACCGCAGCACCGGATGTCGCGACCGCATTGACATTCTCGATCAGCAGCGACCAAAGGCCTGGCCCGGAAGTGTAAGCCAGTGAGTTCCACGCAGTGGTGCCATCGCCGATCTTTTGCTTGTGGGTATCTGTCTCATATCCATGCTCGCTGGCACGGAGAACGTCGTTGGCGGCAGTCCACTGTGCTGCAGTTCCACGCTTCATCAGGATGTCGCCGAGCAACGTGCTCATGGTGCCCCTCCGTCGTAGGTGTCAGTATTTGGTACGCCCGGGGCGCCCCCATCAAGAGTCGAAGGCCCATAGCGGGCATCGAGCTGAGCGAGCGGTAAATCGTCACCGGTAGCTATCCAGACGGCGGTCGTCTGATCATATTGAAGGGTAACGGCCTGGTCTAACAGATATAAATGCCCAGTGGTAACGCCACCAGCCACATTGATGACATCTGAGCCACCGGTGTTGTAAATAACCGGATTATTGAGTTGGCCACCGGTGGGCAACCCGACAGTGGATCCGATAGTGACCTTGAACTGAACGATCGACTTGTCCGCAGGAGCGGTGGGGAGCGTGACTATCACAGCGTTGTTGGCATTAATCGGGTAGATATTCCCTACCACTGCAGTAAATGAGGCCGTTTGCACGGGCTTAAGAACTAAAGTGGTACTCCGCGCGGCCAAGTCGGCAGTCAGTCCAGTGACCTGGGATTCCGCGATCTGGATCGACGTGTTGGCTGCTGCCGTCGTCCGCCCCTTGCCATCCAGCGTCAGCGTCGGGACCTGAGATGCCGTGCCGAAGGAGCCCGTATTGGCGTTTGCTGTGGCCAGCGTTGCCACGTTTGATCCAGCAGGGACTGAGACGTCACCTGTGATCGCCGAGCGAGAGATCTGGTTACCTGCCTCGGTGAGGGTCGAGTCGACAGTGATCTCACCGGCACCGGAAAACTGGGTCCAAATGATGGCTGTCGTTCCGAGCGTGTAGGGACCGGCGGCGCCGACCACCCAACCAGAACTGCTGTTCGCAGATCCCTGCTCAATGAAGACGAAGGCACCCGGGATCTGCGCCCCGGTGTTCATGTCCGAGGTGCGGGTAAGCACATAGGTCGCTCCCGCACTCCCCGTCGCAGTGACCACATACAGCCCGTTGTTAGCCTGGGCCGTTTCATTCTTGACGTTAATTCTGTCGCCAACCGAAACGGCAACCGTATCGACCGTCAAAGCTCCAAAGGCATTAGCAGTCAGTACTCCGCTCGCATAGGTGTTGGCCGGAAGCGAGGCGGTCGTAGCGACACGACATGATGCCTTCGTTGATAATCCGGCGGCAACCGAGTCGACATAGGCCTTCGTCGCGGCGTCGGTCGCGTTGACCGGGACAGGAGTAGTGACCGTCCCGGTGAAAGTGGGAGAGGCAAGTGGTGCCTTGGCCGCGAGGTCGGCAACCAAGCCGGTGACGGCCGACTCGGGGAACGAGGCGGCAGGAACCACCGGCGCGCTGGAGAACGTCTTGACACCCGCAACCGTCTGGGCTGTCGAGAGATCAACGAAGTTCTGGGAGGCGCTGCCCGTGCCGCCCTCGGAGACCGCCAACGGGGTCGTGAGCCCCGTCAGACTGGTGATGTCACTGTTCACACCCGACTTGGCCGCGCTGATGTTGGCTCTCGCCGTCGAGGTGCTTGTCAGGTCAGAAAGGTTTGCGGACTTCTTGGCTGCCAGCAGCTCTGCTGTCTGCGCCCGTGTCGTTTCAGAGTCCGTGTACGCCTGCGCTGCTGTCTGCGCCGTGGCAGCGGCGCCAGCCACGTCGTACCTTGCATCGTTGCGCGCCTGACCTGCTGGAACCCACGTCGTGGCTGTGGTATCGACTGTCACCGAGGTAGAAGCCAACATCGTCCAGAGACCGATGTTGGCTGTTGAGCCAGTGTTGACCTGGAGCATGCGCCCCTTGATGACCGAACCGCTCGCATAATCAGTGGGACGAGTCCAGGCCCCGGTAGCGACCACCCAGGGGCCATTCTGGGCGCCCAGTGTCTGCGCGCTCGCGAGAATCTGGTCTCCGACCCCTGCCGCATAGCCGTCGACTACCTGCGTTCCCGACAGGGTGATATTTGCTGTCGCGACGGCTTTGCATGGACCGAGCATCGGAACTTGTAGGTTCGATCGGGTCGATCCGGGGTCCGCGAAGTCTGACCCGTTATTGGCCTTCTGTGCAGAGGATGCAATCGCTGCGGACGCTGCCCCGTTGGCGTCATAGCGAGCGTCGGCCGGGTTGGTGCGCGGCGTGCGCTTATTCAGAGCGGAAAAGCCGGGCACTAGGACGACACCGCCCCGGTGAGACCATAGGTGACGGCGGCCGGGCAGTAGAGATACAACTGGGTCCCGGCATCCCACATCGCGCCCTTAACGACGGACAGGACGTCCTCCTGACTCAGGAAGTCGTAGGCCACGAGTGGGTAGCCCGGAACGGCAACGTGAGTTCCGTCTTGCGCGCCCCCATTGGGGATCACGGAGATCGATAGGTAGCCTGCCTGCCCGGCCGCCGCGCTGACGTAGAATGTCGCGACCTTGACGGCTGAGGCGACGGGGACCGCGTAGAGCAAGGTCGAAACCCCATTGCTCGTGATCGCGGCCGAAGGAGTGGATCCACCGGTCAGGGCCTGCGCCGAGATCGACACTGTCGACACGCCCAGCGAGTTCGGGATGGTGAACGTGAAAGGGCCGCCGTTGGGGCCCGTCACCATGACGCTCGACATCCCGGGCAGTGCCTGCACCGTGGCCTGAATCGAGGCCGCTGTCAGGCTCGCGGAGTAGGTGATCGCCCCGGTGGACTGAGTATTTGAGACACCACCGATCCCGGTGGTGATGGATACGGTGAAGGTGCCACCGGTCGGAGAGCCAGTGAAAGCGCAGGCATAGGTGGGATTCACGCACCCCGAGGCCAGCACGCCTCCGAGAAGAGAGGCGCCCTGCTTGAAATCAGCCGTCACAGTTCAGCTCCGCGCTGGTTGAGTTGAGCACCGACCCGAAGAAGACCCGCATCACGAGGCAGAGTCCTCTTCACTACTTCAGGGGCTCCAGCGGCGCGGAGGGCAGCATCCATCCCGCGCGGAGCAGGTCAGTGGTAGTCCAACCGCCACAGGTCGCCCGGGGAGACAGCGCCGGGCGAGCGCCCGTCCTCGAAGAGATGTGCCCCATTTACGAGGTATGCGTAATCGACAAGCTGCGCGCACTCGACGTGTTTACCGGTCGAGGCGAGCCGGAACAGAGTCTGGGGAACAGGTAGTCGCGCACCCTCGCGCAGCCCGAGATAGAAGTCCGCCAGGAAGTTGTAGTCAGTGTCCTTGCTCGCCATCGCGATCCCGGTCTCCGCAATCGCCTTCGCGACCGCTGGATCCAGCACTCGCCCAGAGACATAGCGCACCGGGTAGTCGCTCGTGCGGCCGAAGCGCACCCCGCCGGGCTCAGCCTCCACCATGTCGGTCCCGTCGGCCTGCGGGCCCACGTAGAGGAAGGCATGCGCCACCGGGGATCGGGTGATCTTTCGGATGCACCAGCAGACGAAGCCGCTGCCGGGCACCGTGACGTACTGACCTGGAGTGAGGACGGGGGTGCTCATACCGCGCATCCTACCGGCGCCTAAAGGGTCAAAGTCATCCAGGTGTCACACAAGACGCTATGCCTACGATCTCGTCCGACCATGGATGAAGCGCTATCGTCTCGGACGGATCCTGTCGGGGAGACAAACCAAGACCGGGACCCCTCCGCGAAGGAGAGGTCCCGGTCTTGGGCTAAGGGTCGAAGCCTGGGTAGGCCCGAGACGGACTCTAGCAGCGCCAGACCTTCTCAGCTAGCGCTGCGCTCGACCCGAAACTGCTCTTCCCGGGGATCATCCTCGAACTGCTTGTAGATGATGTGACCGTTGTCCACCAGATCCGCAAGCTCGTAGCCAGCCTCCTTGCGCGCCCATAGGTGAGCCGCGAAGGCCTCCACATGCGCGATGACATCCTTCAGTGTCGCGCAGCCGTCAGCGATCCACTTCATGTGATCATGCACTTGCCAGTGCTGATCGCAGCCTCCGCAGTCAGCCGAGGTGTTGTCGTCGGGGTAGTCGAACTCCTCTCCCTCCTTCCAGTCGCCGTCGGGGCTCAACGTCGGTTTCATGGGTCATAGCATCTCCTTTGGGGCTCCCTGGACGTTGAAGAGAACCACGTGGTGGATCGCTTCATGCGGGGATGGGTGTTCGATGAGATGGTCTTCCGAATCGCTATTAACAGTGGGATGAGTTCCTACTCGATTTGACAAATAGGGAAACCTTCCTGAAGACTGGGGTTGTCGAGACACCAGCACCAACAGGAAGGCTTCATTGTGGATCCTATCAGCCCTGATCTCCTGAGCTACATCGTCAGAGCGCACCACCAAGGGGCGAACGCCGAAGAGATCTCAGTCTCCGCAGAGATTCCGGCATATCGTGTCAGAATACTCCTCAAAGAGGCGGGTCTGTCTCTCACTGCGGCCAAGCGCAGCGCTAAGCGCCAGCATCTCCCGCTGATCCAAACTCTCATTGCGAAGAAGAGGACTGCACCCGAGATCGCAGACGAGATCAACGTGCCCTACACGACTCTGAGTCGTTGGCTCAGGCAAGAAGGCCTCACGGCTTACTCCGAGGATCAACGCCGTCGTGAGGATGCCATTCCAACAATGCTCAAGGCCGCTCGGGCAGGGGAATCTCGCGAGTCCATCGCGGATCGATTCGGATTTACCCCGGACTCCGTCAGTCGGTGGCTCGCCAAGGAGGGGTTCCGGTTCCAAGTCGGAGGACGCAAAATCGGGAAAAAGCCCTCCCTTCTCCCCAACGTCATCGCTCTTCATCATGCGGGGATAGCTGCCTTCGATATCGCGACCCAACTGGGAATCCACTACGGAACCGCAGAGATATGGCTACGAGAGCTAGGGCTGACCCCCATCAACAAGGAGCGCCCTGCTCGTCTTAAACCAGATAGATCGGACGAGATCGCCGAGTCGTACCTTAAAGGTAATACTATAGTAGAAGTTGCTAAAGAACTTAATATCTCCCAAGATGCCGTGCGCAAGATTATTGAAGAACGTGGAATCACTACCGAGGGAGGGATTTATCTCCGCGACCGCGAACAAGCTGCTGAGGCAGTTCGCTATTTCGACATGGGTATGACCCTTTCCGATGTCTGCGACACCCTAGGGAGGTCCTATCAGACGGTGCGTGGGTGGCTCGTGGCTGAAGGACGCCAAGTTCGCTCTCCTGGAAGGAAGCCCAGAGCATGAGTGACGACAACTGGGCAGCTAAGCCACTACCCGTCCCCCAGATCTCTAGGAATCATCACGGAGGAAACAATCGCGCGCGCCGGGTAGATCAACCTCGACCCAAATGCGCCAACCCCGCCTGCGACAAACCTGTCTCTGCGGCCAATCGTCTCTACCACAGTCATGAATGCCGGAGAGCGGCCTCGGTCAGGCGCCAGCGAGACGAATCGAAATGGACCACCTCAAAGTGTGGGTGGTGTGGCATTGAGTTCGAACACCGAGCCTCTTCTCATCGGCAGTTCCACAATCAGGCATGTGCTCGACGTGGACTGAAAGTGCACCAAAACATCAAGACCATCGATGATCAGACTGAGCATGTTATCGTGCTTCAGTCTTCCTACGAGGCGCTATTTTGGGGACTAGCCAAAATATCCAAAGTTCGAATAGAGCGATTCGATGAGCGCTTCCTGATTCCCTGGGATAAATCCAACGATCTGTCTAACTACGATCCCGACTTTTGGCTCCCTCAGTATGAGGTAGCGGTAGAGACTAAGGGAGTACCACGAGCCAACATGCACGCTCAATGGGCTGCCTATAGAGCAACTGGTCGTTTACTGGTCGTCTTATTCAAAGAAGACTTACGGAAACTATCAGGAGAAAACTTCAGCGAGTCTATTCAATCACTTATAGCTCAGGAGCGTAACCGATGATCAAGGACCAACAGTATTATCCGACTCACGTAATCAGTACGCTGACCGACCCTCGCGATTGGATTCAAGCATGCACACTCGCGCAGCATGAGGTGGATACTTACCGAAATGCGCCTGTGAGTTGGATTGATCGAACTTTTAGCGTGCGCGGATCCTATTCTCCCTCACTCTGGATTCCAGAGTCGGGATTGGCTCTCGATGTCGTAGACGAAGAACGGCAGCCAACGACATTCGACTTGTTGTCTTGGGAGTGGTTCGCCTCAACTGGGGTCAGGTTGTTGGTTCTGACCTCCAGTACGGCCACCCAGATCCTGGAAGAGTTGGAAAAACTAGTCGAGCAAGACAAGACTCATGATTCCGCTACATATTTCCTGGGCGAGTATCTTGCCGGACTGCGCAGCGACTTCACCGAGAAGGACTGCGAATACGTGACGAGATAGCCTATGGATCGACGCAACAACAAGAGCCCCACGCCGCGATGGCGTGGGGCTCTTGTTGTCTGTATCTTACTGTGCTACGATTTCATGAGATGGTAGTTTAGGGCTTTACGACTGCTGCTATTCCACGAGGATTTAGCACAATTTGTGCAACCATCTCATCGAACACCCATCCCCGCATGAAGCGATCCACCACGTGGTTCTCTTCAACGTCCAGGCTGTAGAGGACGGGGAAGACACCGAGGAAGTTCGGCTCGGGCAGCAGGTACATGGTCTTCTGCGGAACCATGATCGAGCGCTGGAACTGGAACTCACCGAAGCTGGTGATGGTCTCACCCGCGACGACCCGGTCCTTGAAGGCCCAACCAGTCGTGTTGATGTCCCACCGGAAGAAGTCCCGGTAGTCATAGGGGTTGACCAGCATGCGGCTGGCGACCAGCTCGTGCATGTCGGTCTGGGCCACCGCCGTGTACAGCGAGGTCGGGGTGAAGTAACCCGAGGTCTCGGTGATGGTGTGGTTGGGGGTGATCGTGTGATCCGGGCGGGTGCTGTAGTCGTTCAGCGCGCCCTGGAGCACGACCATCAGCCGGGAGTCCTCCTGCTTGAGGATCGACTGCTTGGTCTCGTCCTGGGCCTGCTCGACGGCGTTGATGCGCAGGTACATCAGGTCTTCCTTGCGGATCTGGGCCTGAGCCGCGATCCGGAAGAAGTCGACCCGCACACGCTTGCCTTCGAAGATCGTGATATTGACTTCGCCGTCGTGGCCCGAGAGCACGTACGCCTGGCCCAGGTCGTCCCACACGTCGTACTCGACCGGGGTGCCCGGGGTCACCGGGTCCTCGACCAGCACGTTGCGGGTGATGCCCTGGTAGCGCAGCTTGAGCTGGATCGGGCCGATCATGCCGACGCCCAGGCGCTTGAAGCCGCTGACCTCATCAGCGAGCACTCGCGCGATGGCGGTCAGCTTGCTGGACGAGGAGGCCTTCTTGCCCTCGTGGCGGGCCAAGATCGCGCTCACATAGTCGTCAGACGACATCGGCGGCTTGATGCCCTGGGGGACCATCGTGGTGGTCATCCGTTTATCTCCTATTCCTGTGGACGTGGGTGGGTGCCGGGATTAACCGACACGTCCCTGAAGGCCGCCGATGACGATCTTGGAAGCCGAGCTGACCGCGATGAGGCGCGCGATCGGGGTGGTGCTGGCGCCGGTGCTGCCAACCAGGCAGAGCTTGCCCCGGTTCGCGCCGGTGGTGTAGGCGTAGACGAGCACGATCGTGCCGTCGCCCGGATCGACCCAGGACAACGAAGTGTCAAAGGCCGGGGCCAGTACCTCGAACTGCGCATCCGGCCCGAGCACCTGAACCGCACAGGCATTGACGCCCTGGTTGGTGATCTCGGTGATCCCCATGACCGGCGCCTCGTAGAAGGTCGCCAGACCGTAGGGAATCCCGGTGCCATTGAGCAGGGTGACGTTCTGTCCTGCGGTCTTCATCATGGCCATCCCGGGCACGATGTCGACCGAGCGGTCCCAGGCGGGATCCAGGTAGACGCTGGTGGGAGTCGCCTGGGTGTTCGCCAGGAGTGGGCGCAGGGTGCGCTTGATGTAATTGAGCCCTAGGGGAACTCGCAACACGGCGATACAGTCCTCTCTATGCAAAGACCTTGGAGTTGCTCATCGGACTGCACCGCTGAGCTTGGTTCTGGGTCCTTCACTGCTTATCTGTCTGACCGGGCGGCTAGACAGGGATGGTGGGTAAATCAGCCGAAAGCCAGTGCGGCAGCAAGGTCTTCGTCGTCATTGCTGGTGGTCGAGGCGGACGCGGAAAGCGGGGTCGCGGAACCCATGGCGGGCACCGTGCGCTGCAGACCGGCCGAACGGGGAACCAGTCCCCGAGGGGCATTCGCAGACCCCTGCTTGCGACTGGCGGCTTGAGTGACGTTGTTGAGGGTGGCGGTCTCGACGTTGATCAGTTCCATGCTCAGATCGCTGTTACTCGCGATCCGGGCACCCAGGCTCAGGTCGTCTTCTCCCTCGGGGGCGATTCCAGCCGCAATGCGGAGTCGGGCGAGGCGGATGGAAGCCATCTGGCGCAGGTTCGAGTCGGAGTCGATCGAACTGGTGCGCTGGGTCTGGGCGAACGGGCCGTTGACCGGGTAGGCCACCTGCGGGTTCATCGGGTTGCCGGTACGCACATTGACCTCGGTGCGCGTCTCGTTGATCGGGCGCGGTCCCTGAGTGCCATCCACCGGGGCGGTGACATCCACGAGCTGCTTGACCCCGGGGGAGGGAATGTCCGTGCCCGGGGTGTAGGCGGTGGAGACCGCATCGGCCGCCACATCCTGGTTGCTCCCGGGCACCATGCCCGGCGCGGTGACGTCGGCGAATGCCTCCGGCGTCTTGGCATCGAGGGTGGTCTGACTCGGAGGCACAGGAGCCGGTTCCGGCACCGGCTGAGCCGGGTTCTGCTCATCCGCGCGCTTGCGGATCATGGCGACCTTGACCTGTCCCAGAACTTCCGGGCCCAGGTGGTTGGCCAGCACGGTCAGGCCCGCCGTCAGGCGCTGAATCTTGGTTGCCTGCGAAGCCAGGGCGTTCTCTCGTTCGGCATCGCGCTGCATGAGGGAGGCGATATAGGCCTGCTGGTTGTCGATGATCTTCTGCTGCTCGATCATCGCGGCGAGTACTGGTCGTGGCGCCATGGCTACTGGGACCCCTTCACTGTGGCGGATTGATGAGTGGTGCTCTCGGTACTTCGGAGCCCGAGCATTCTTCGAGGCAGGGAGTTTCCCGTCTCCTATCGCGGTGCTGTCTTCGGCGTCTTCCTCGCCGGGCTGCTGGTCCTCGTCGTCCGGATCCGCGTCGGGATCTTCTTCATCGTCTTTGGCTTGCGAATCTGGCGATGTCGAGCTGGCCGCCAGCTCGCCCTTTCCGCAGACCGGGCACGGATCGCCCTCGGTCGGACCAGTGGCCGCCGCGTCGTCGCCGGGGTCTGAGTCGGAGGTCTGTGGGACTGCCGGGCGGATCCCGGTTCCACAGTTGGTGCACTCCAGGTCCGGGCTAGCCGGGTCATCGCCTTCTAGCGCGGATTCCTCGTCGCCGACCGCATCCCCGATCGGTGCCCCATTGCGGGAGGGATCCACTGTGTCGAGGTCGTCATCGATATCCTGCTTGAGGGTGTCGAGCTGCTTGGCCTTGTCGACGTCAGGGTCGCCGAAGACCTTGGGGGGAGACACATACCCACAGACTTGGCACTCTCGGCCCGCGTAGGCGGTGTCGTTCCCGCAGACCGGGCAGCTCTCATCGCGAAGGGTATCGACGTCGGTCGGGGCTTTGGTCTCGCCATAAGCCGATCGCTGCATGTCGAGCCCCAATTCATTTTGCCAATTCGCAGCCTTGATTTCTAGCTGGGCCTGCTTGAGCAGATCCCAGACAAGCGGGGTCGAGTAATGGCCATAGAGCCCACCAGTGACGAGCAACGGACGGGTGGGCTTGGCCGAAGAGCCCCAGATGTACGCCGGACGCTCCTCGGCCGCCTGCTTCAGCAACTCGACCTGAACCGGGGTAATACGAGTGGGGTCTGCGACCGATGCCGTATGAGAGAAGCTGCCCAGGTGCTCTAGCCCTGGGCCTACCACAACCTGCCCAAGTCGGAAAGCCGTCGGATCCGCAGGGGGCTCAACGAGCAGGGAGTTCTCGAAGAAGTTCAACCCGATACAGATCTCATAGACCAATTTGTCTTCTCTGCGTCCTGTAACTGGATCGAGAGTTAGTATTCTTTTACCCTTTTTGGAGGGTATATGCAGGCAGTATTCCAACGGGTTGGTGGCCTCGTTGTGACAGATCGAGCACTTAGAGATCTGGACGTCTGTCCCCATCGAGGTGCGATCGATCGCGCCAGACAGGAGGGCCTTACCCAGCTTGGGGTAGGTGAGTGCGTCGATCTCCATGAGCACTTCGGCCCAGGTGTCGGGCGAACCATCGGGGTTGATGTCCCGGTGCAGCGCGGCATCGATAATGAGGCCTCGCGCGCGCCGGTGATCTGAGTTCACATGGTTGACGAAAACCGGCTTACCAATGAAAGTCTGGTAAGACTTCGCAATATCGTCAGGGCCGAAGTAATCGAAGTTATCATTACATCTTGAACTAATTGCACGAGATCGGACATAGACCATCCCCTCTTTGGGGACGAAGTCGAACGACACTCGGTGGGCACTCTTGGACATCGGGATCTGACCCCGCGCCACGGACAGCACTTGGGCTGAACCGAACACACGAAACACACCGACCCCTTTCCCGGACGCCTCACTACTTCAGGCGTTCCAGGCCGGGATCAGGCAGTCAGGACGAGCCGGGCTCTTCCCGCTCATGACGGGCTTTGCGCAAGCGTGCAGTGCGCAGGCGCCAGTAGTCGGCGGTGGACAGATGAGTCACCGCCGGGGTAGCACGGGGCCCGACGATCTGGGCGGTGATCTCGTTGCGGTAGCCATCGGGCTCGGCGTGATAGATCCGCTCGCCCGGCCGATGGCGGGCACGAACGAAAGCCACCGCGTTGGCGGTCGAGCGCAGACCTGTCGCGATCAGCTTGCCCGCGCGCAGGACGCTGTAGGTGTTGTCCTCGCGCTCCTCGATCACCCAGGCCTGGGGACGCATCAGCGCGTCATCCCGCCACCATCGCTGCAAGCAAACCGATCCCGAAAAGTAGTGCGATAACGATGATAAGAGCCTGCATGCGAATCCAACTCCTAGAGAATCGGCCGACCGGCAATCAATCGGTGCGCGAGCTGCGCGGTCCCGCGTAGCAGGAGGTCTTTCTCGTCCTCAGTGAGTGCGGCATCGGGCTCGGCCGCGAGCTTGACGAGCAGGTCCATGAAGGGGGTCTGCGTCGGCTCATTCGGCGAATGCGAGTCCACGACGGTGCCGATCGAAGCCAGATCAAGATTGGCCGGACTGACCCAGAGAATGGCCTGATTGGTCGTGCTAATCGGCTGACTGGGATCGGCCGGACCCGTCAGAGCGAAGCCGGTCACCCCTGCGCCCACCACGCTATTGATCTCGGCCTCTAGCTGCACCAGCTCCACGGGCGAGGTGAGAGGGAACTGGGCTGCGTTGAGCAGCGGCGATTCAGGCTGAGTCATGGGGGTCCTTACGCGAGGAGGAACTGATCATCGTCAATGAGTGCGCTATTTGTATCTAGGTGCTCGTAGTGGGTGCCTGCGATCTTGAGGTCGCCGAAGTTGCGAGCCCGCACGCCGCTGTTCGCTCCCTCGCTGATCAACTCCTGCTGCTCGGCAAAGCTGAAGTCCTTCATCGCGGCCTTCTGGAGGACTGTCTGGGCCGCTGCCGCAATCTGCGAGTCAGAGTAGTCGCCCTGCTTCGGTGCCCTGGTCGCACCCGCCATTGCCGCTGCTCGATCGCTCTGCGGTCCTGTATCGGACTCTGCGGCAAGAGCACGAGCCGCCGCAGTGGACTGGAAGGCCGCAATGACCTCGTCGTCACTCATGTCATCTCGAATGAGGGACGCCTCATTGTGAAACGGTGCATTCATCGTGTTCGAGTCTTCGGGGGTATCGACATCAGCCGACCCACCGGTGCCCGGCGCAGCCCACGGGTCTGGACTGGAGTAGCCCCAAGGCTGGTCGGGCTGAGCTGAGAGCATCATGCCGCCCGGGATGCTGCCGATGTCACCCTTGGGATCGGTGTCGTTCTCTCCGGGTTGGGCCAGGGCGGCCGACAGATCAGCATCCTCATCGGTCGCGCCATCGGTCTGAGGCAGCGCGGGCTCAGGCTCGTCATGCAGGATCGCGAAATAAGCCTCTTGCTGAGCCACGCGCTCGCGCAGTAGTTGCTCGAAGGTTTTACCAGTGCGCAGCTCCTCCTGACGCGCGACCTCACGCGCTCGATCCAGGGTCAGGAAGACAGCAGCCTTCTTGATCCCGTCGAAGGGACTGGCCTTCTTCAACTCCGCGCGAAGTGCCGGGTTCTTCTTCGCGTCATCCGGATCCCACCAGGCGCCCTGCTCGTGATGATCGCCCCCTGGGTCATCCGGATTTACTGTCTGACGCCCCTTGGACATGTCCAGCGCTGACTCGGACGGCACAACGACGACATGACCGAGGTAGGGACCAGAGCGCCACGTGTGGCTCAGATGGCCACCCTCGGGGAATGGGTGCCCGGTCTCCTCTTCAAACTCTCGGATACCGGCATGAAGACTCGTGAGATCGCCCGGCTCATGATGGCCGCCTGGCATCTCCCAGGTACCGCGAGCTGGATCGTTCTCGTCCTCCAGACTGCGCTGTTGCATCCAGACCCGGCCGGTATCGGCTGCCTTGAGTGCGACTCCAGAGACCGTCGGCGGATCGAAGCTCGGCTGACCCTCGGCCTTCCCGGTGTAGGTGAAGTTGGAAAAGTCGTTCCCGATGATCGGAGCTTCCCAGCCCACCGGGTCGGCTGAGGTGCCCCAACCAGTCGAACCGGGGTTAGGTGAGTTCGAGTGCGGAGTCTCGGCTTGGTAGTTCTGCGCCGGAGGTCCGGTCAGGAACGAATCAGCGGTGTAGTCAGCCTGGCGCAGTATGCCGGTGTTGTCGAAGCCACCGCTGGTGATGTCCGAGCCCGCATCCTGGCTCTCATCAGACTCCGGACTGGTGGTCGCGCTCATATCCCCGACTCCCGGGCCAGCAGCCGGAGCCAGCGCGGGCACGACCTGGCCGGTACCGCCGCAGTGACCACAGCCGCTGCCCGCGCACTGGTCGCACCACACGAGATGACCGAAGTTGGGCACGTCCTTGCCGAAGTCGGGCGCGTGCATGCGCGAGTCGTTGGTGTGGTGCAGTTCGTGGCCCGGCTTCTTCTTCTGCTCGGTCTGGTCGCGGAGTTGAATACGCGGGATGTCATCGCCGGGCATCACGCCGCCGCCGTCATCGTCGCCCGTGTCGACCGCCGCAGCCTGGGAGACCAGGCTCAGAGCAGGCTCACCGGTGACGCCATAGCCCGCGAGCATGCTGAAGATGGCCTCGGGCTCGTCCTGCGACTCGACCATCACCATAGCGAAGACCTGGATCGGAGACAGCGGAGTCAGCATCGCGTAGTGCGGCGTCAGGCCCATCTGATGAGCCTGATCATGGCCCTCGTCGTCGTGGCTCCAGATACCCTGCGCCAGACCCCGCTCGCGCAGGTGGTCCTCCAGCGCGGAGAACAGATGCGGGCCGTGGCCACCGGTGACCTCAGAGCGAATGAGCCCACCCTCCTGGTCGTGGTGCGGGTGCAGCGCATAGTGGATCTCGCCGACCTCGTTGCCATCCTCGTCATGGGCGGTGATGCGACCCTGGGTGCCCTCGCGGTTCATCAGGTCGCCATGCTGGTCGGCATCCACCGGGTCGCCGTGGTGGGTGAAACTCAGCGCCGCTGTGACCAGGTGCGAGCCGAACGTCCGGCGCATGTTTCCCGGCGGCACCGAGCGCCGGTTGAGGTTCTTCTCCCGGGACCGGTCGTACTCCACCGTGACGGGACTGCGCTGATATTGCCCGGGCAGGCGCTCCTCGTCATGGTCGATGGCGCGCCCGAACATACCACGACTCTGTGCTTCATACTGCAATGCAGTAACATGACTGCAGTTAAACACAACCAAGTCATCTACCGCGTAAGTGTGTTGGTAATCAACATTGAGATTGTAGACGGGTCCGCAGTACTGTCTGCGCTCGACCGCGCTTATGCGCGTTGCATAGTAGTTGTCCTGTAGTCGTTCTCGCCCCTGCATGAACAGCCCAGATGTCTCAACGGAGTAGAACGGGTTACCCGGCGCTCGATTCTGGGGACCACGATTATTGATCTGAACCGACATCCTGGGAATGAACGAGGAGGTTCTTGCGCCTAGCGTAACAAGTTGCTTGGCTAAAGCATGCGAGGCTGTCCCAGCTTTAGACTCCCACCCATCGCCCTTTAGATAAGCAATCATCAGATCCTGCTGGAATGCCACTTCTGTCGTCATGATCTTCTGATCGAGTCGCTTGATTGGAGCAGCAACTCCCGCCAAATGACTAAGGACTAACGCGAGAGCTGTATTGCTGACCTTTATTGTCTGCTTCTGAATCTTCTTGGTAGGACCGTACCAACGCGGCTCTCCGCATCCCAGATCACGTAGCGATGCTCGAATCTCATCGGCATACTCAGTCTCATCGGCATGCAAAGTCCATTCGATGATCTTTGGGATGCCATTACGGTCAAAGTCGGCCACACTACCTTCCGCTAAATACCAGCCCAACAGGGTGGCAAAGGCCGAAGACTGCAGATTCAGTGGAACACTGCCTCGATTGTAAGTTCTGCCTATCTGGTGAAGTGCCCGGGGAGAGCTGACAAAGACGACACGGTCTCCTTGTACCTGAAGATCAGAGTGCAATGAGGCTGCTGACCAGTCCCTTAAATCTGTGGTTGTCTCGGCTGTATAGGTACCCATCAACCAATCGCCAGCCTGGAGATGTCCTGCCTCAGTACGCTTCCACTGTGACTTGTCGTTAAGTACCTTCCGATTTCGGTAGGTACGTGTTGAAGCCAGATCATTTAGGTACAAACGAGGAGCAATATTAGCGAGCACACCATGGTCTTCAGTAGCCCACACAACATCAGGAGACCCGGCCCTGGTAATCCCAACGATCACGCCGGAGTAATCGTTTTCCCATAGATTGTGGACCGTACCGACTCCATCATGAGTTAGCACCCGGTCGCCAGGTGCTATCTGCTCAATCGGCTTACGGGTGCCATCAGCCAGAGATACCTGAGTCCCGGGCAAGAAGCATTGTCTGCCCTCAAACCTACGATACGCAGGACTTCTTCCCCAACTATACGAAGCCCATTTGCAACCACATCCCCAGTAGGCGATCTTCTTTGTCCCAGGGACATAGTTCAACGAACTTTCGTACAGTGCGGTATCGCCCTGCACCTCACCCACGACCGTGGAGTTATTCGCAGCCAAGATGCGGACTCCACCTGAATCCTTGATTCGCTTGGCTTTCTCGCGCACGTCGCGCCACGATGCGGTCATGTGAAAGTTCAGGTCCGGATCAGCAAGATTAGCCTGCCGGGTCTGGAAGAACTGCTCACGCTCATCGGGGGTGAAGGTCCGGAACTGGCCATCACCGGTATGCTGGATACCCAGCAGTGCCGCGACCGCATCGGCATGCGGGTTGGCCGCAATGGCACACAAGGCCGGATCACCCGTGCTCAGGAGTTCATACCGAGCCATCACTTGCGCGGCGAAGTCGGCCTGAAGAGTTCCCCTCACCGCGCCGAGGTCATTGATCGTGGCCCGAGGGTCGCCCTGACGACTGGCAGCATTCTCCGGCGAGTTAGGCGGATCGGGCTGCCACTGGCCGCCCCAGCTCGTCATGGTGGCCCCGCACTGGGCACACCGGGCTCGCGTGCCCCGCCCGGTGTTGGTGAACTCATCGAACTCCGGACTGCCGCAGTAGCTGCAGGAATCGGGCTGGCCGATGTCCTCGACCGCCGGATGCTGACTGCCCTGCTGCTCGGCGCGATCCAGCCTGTTCAGCTCGGCCCCGTCGGCATTGGTCTCGCCCATTGCCTCGTTGGGGTCAGACTCCTCATCGAAGGGCTCGTTCAGCGCGGCCGTGCGCGAGGCGAAGATCCGGATGTTCTCGTTCGGGCGCCGCTCGTGCAGGATGTCGTGCAGCTCGGCGTAATCCAGGTCAGCGGTGTGCAGCCCGACCGTAGCCTCGTAGGGGTTCAGGTCGTCACTGGTGTCGCCCGAGCCGGTCTGCTCATCGTCGGAGTCCACGGCGAGCGCGAGCGCACTCAAGCCAGTCAGACTGCCGAGTGCCCGGAGCTGCCCAGCGGTGTATCGCCCACCACCGGCACCGCCATTGAGGGCGACCTCGTACTCCTCGGTCTGCGGGAATGGTCCGTCGAGCACGGCGGTGATCTCGCCCGGCAGTCCATCGATCGTCATGACCGCATCGCCCGGGCCGAAGGCGCGATACACTTCACCGATCTGGGCAAGCCGCTGATAGCCCAATGTCTCATGCGACAGCTTGCGGATCACGCCGTCTCCTCTTCCGATGGGCTCTTCACTACTTCAGGTGCTCTGAGGACAGACGAGGCAGCGGCTATGAACAAGTATAAGCGGGCTGATTTGAGGGGGCTGGGGACGGATTGGGGTTACATGTCTCAGTGGGAGTGCTCAACACTCCCGGGACCCGCACGGTGTACTGCTTGGGAGGCGGCCCAGTCACTCCGCTGGGGCCAGGAGGTCCCGTAGGTCCGGTCGAGCCGACGGGGCCAACACAACCGTTATTGGCCGCGCAGTAGGCGCTCACCGCAGTCGCGACTTGAGTAGGACTGGGCCCAGGTCCGGTATTGCCTTGCGGGCCGGGTGTCCCTTGCGGACCGGGCGAGCCGACGACCCCGGCAGGCCCCTGGCACTTCCCGTTGGCTTCGCAGTAGGTATTGATCGCTGCCGCCACCTGGGCCTGTGTCACCGCTGGCGGGGTGCAGTTGCTGTTAGCCGCGCAGTAGAGCGAGACGGCGTTGGCCACCTGGTCTGTCGTGGGGCCCGGCCCTCGCTCGCCGGTCACCACCTGCGTGGGGGCGGGGCTCGGGGTGACGCTGGGGGCAATCCCATGCTGCTGTAGCTGGGTACCCAGTTGCTCGGCGACCTTGTGGTCTTCCTGCTGCTGTTGCTGGGTTTGCGCAAGCTGTAGCTCAGTGGAGGCGAGATCGCTCTTGACCGAGTCTGTCTGCTCATGCAGAAGCAGATAGCCCCCGAACATCAACAGCGCGGTCGCGATAAAAACGATGATCGCCGCGCGCAGCCCTCCGTTTCGGTGGGATACGCTTCTCGACGTCTGCATCGCCTCAGTAACCGCTGGCTGCACTACCGGATCCTGATGCGACTCATCGTCTAATCCGAAGAGGTTATCGTTTCCCGGGGTGTGATTACCCATCTCAGCACTTTCCGCTGGTTAGCTGATTAGCAGTACGGATGCGATCATTGTTAGCTCGCTCGGTTGTATAGATACTCAACTCTGATTGGTATGCAGCATATGCTTGAGTATACCTCGCGTATGCTGCAATGAAGTCTTCGCGAGAGAGTGGAGACTGCGCGCCCAAAATAGCCTTAAACAAGGCGGCGTCGGCTTCGTTCAATGCATTGTTGGCTTGCGCGAGATCATCATTCACTTTGCGGTCGTCATCTGCCACCAACCGATTTAAATTATTCACATGCGCCTGGCAGTAGGTATAAGTATCTAGTTTGATGGTGTCGACTACCACCACTACAGCGGCCCCCGTAGAAATCACGATGAGCAGACCCAAGATCAATAGAACGAAGAAAGTAAGTCTGCGACGAACAGCCGGAGGGTCTGTCTCCAGCATCGCTGACTTAACAGCGGGAGCCACTACAGGGTCTAACGATTCAGGGGAATCTTTGAACTCATGGTTCATGACCCACCTTCTCCATTGGGCGGTCTATTTAGGAACATCCCCTGTAGCCGCGAGTTCTCTGCCTGCTCCTGCTGCAGCATCAGATTGATTCGAGCGATCTCGTCATCTTTCGCCTTCAGCAACTGATCGCGCATGGCTTTTTCTTCTGTTCTTGCATCTGCTGCAGCCCGATTAGCTGCTGTCGTAGCAGCTTGCTCCCGCTGATGCCGTGCCTCTTCCGCGTTCTTACGCCATCGGACATAAGCAACCGCTCCAGTTCCTAGAGGAACAGACATCGCGGAGAGCACCTCAATTATGCTGAGTACATTGCTGCTGCTCACGCACGAGCCATCCCGTCGTTATGGATGAAGGTTACGGGCAACCACGTCATCGGAGGCTCGACCTTCTGCGCGCAGTTATTGATCTGTCACTACTTGTATCCGTTCCAAGATCAAATCAGACAGTCACTTTAAACGGTCCGATTACTCATCCCCGTCCGGGGCTAGATGACTCAACTTGATGTCGTCCGGGATGAGGGGCGCGAGGTGGCGTCTCAGGCCCACATGCTTCGGTGTCCCGAACATCCCGTCCGGCCGGTGGTCCCTGGTTGACTCTTCCTCCGAGTTGTCGATCGGGACGTAATAGTCCTTCGTGATCTGCTTGATACCGAACTTAGGCAGCGCTGCGGTCTTCTGGAGCTGGGCCGACTTGGGCATGTCGGCCTTCTCCTCATTCGACTCAGGCGGCACGTCATCTCCGGGTTGCTGCAGGTCGGGATTCTGCTCGGAGTCCGGAATGCCATCCATGTTCGCGTCCTGGTCGCTGGGCACCGCATTGGGATCAGCATTCGGATCAGCCTGAGCCAGATCGTCCGGCGTGGGCGACAGAGCCGGAAGACCAAGTGGCTGCTGACCGAGCCCCGGGATAACCTCATCTCCCATGGACCCCAGTGGCGGATTGGTACCGTCGGCGGGGATCGCCTTGGGGCTGAAGTCATCCATCAGATCGCTGGGCACGGGCAACCCGGCGGCCCGCAGTGCAAGGAAGGTCTTCTTGCGCGTCTCCTGCTCTGCGACGGCTAGAGCGACCTGTTCCCTCGACCGCTGTTCGACCATCTCGTTGAAATCCAGGCCGGTCGTGGAGATACGCGCACGGTAGGGGACGGGCACACCCGCCTCGGCCAGTGATTCCATGAATTGCCGTTCCGCATCCTCATCAGTGAGGTTGAGGATTTTGAACTTGAGTTCGGGGACCAGGAGCTTCGGCTGTTCGACAATGCGTTCCTCTCCGCTTTCCTCATCGATCTCATAGATCTCTTCGGTAATCAGATAACGCTTGCCCCCGCGCACTTCGTAGTCATAATGCTCCTGCGCCTCAGCGACGATGAGTGCTCGATCTGTATAGAACTGACCAAGGCTGCGCTGATAATGACTGAGGAGTTGTGTTACTACATCCCTGTTTAGGGCATCAGCGGCGTAAGTTTCCCCTGCTGAGGCTCCTGTGAGCATTGTCTGACTTAGTCCGAATACCATCAGAAGCCGCTCGGTGAGCCGATCGAAGTCGTTGGAAAGATCAGGCACATTCTCTCGGCCAAAGACGGGCTGCATGTCGATAGCCCAGTGGTAGGTCAGGGCCCGGAAGTCGGCCGCCAGAGCGGCATCCAACGCGACGTTGAACTCTTCCATCTCGTCCTGGTCCGGGATCCAGGGAACCGTGGTGCCCAGGTCAGCCGCCGTGGCTCCCAACTTGGTCAGGATGAGCGGGGTATAGAGACGGTCGGCGATGGAGTCCAGCGCGCTGTTGAGCATTTCCTCCTGCATGATGGCCCGGAAGCCACGCATGAGGATCGGGATGCCCCGGTTGCTGAACCGGTCGGCCTTGAACCGCAACTGCTTGAGGATGACGCTGGAGACCGGCATGAGGTCGTCCTGGCCGACATACTGCAGCAGCTCGGGGAAGCTACGCACGATCTGCTCATAGGCATAACGCGGAGTTCGAGTAGTAAGGATCTTGCGCAGGCTCGCTGGCAGGCGCATAAGGAAGCGGGGCTCGTTGAGGAAGAGCGCGTTTTCAATCTCAACGTCATCCGGATTGATGAGCTGATCGCCCTCCCAGATACCCAGTGTGTCGTTCCATGCCCCTAAAGAGAACGTCTCGCCGCAGTTCCAGTATTCAGTACCTATATCAAGTAGGTGGTCTTCATAGTGCAACTGATCAAAGAATAGTTCGCTATAGAAATCAGTAAGCTGATCGTCTTTCGATTCAAAGTGTAATCCTTGCAGCGGAAACTTAGCGAAGATGTCTACGCATGCCGCAATGATGGGGTGAGTAACATAGAGCAGACGGCAGTTTTTAGAAGCCATTCCCCAGACGATGTAGTTGCCCGTGGTGGTCTGCATCGAGACCACTGTGCCAGGGCCCAGATCCTCGATCGAGATGACCTTGTCCATCGTGGCGGCCCCGACATTAAGCAGTTCGGTCCCCACCTGAGCCGGGGCGTACTCGGTGCTCATCAGCGCAGTCGAGCTGGCCATGTTGGGAGGGAAGGGGCCGTTGTACTGCACCTGCTGGCCGTAGTAAGGATTGGCCCACAGGTGATCCGGAGTGCAGGTGATCTGCGCTCCGGAGGCCATCGTCAGCCGGACCACCGACGGAGCCGTGCGGGTGCTGGTGGCTAGCACAGTGGCACTGACGTACTCACGAACCTTGCCCCCGTTGCCGCCGTAACTCCAGCCGCCACCGGCCCACGGGTTGGTGGCGTGCACGAGGTAGTCCCAGCCCTTGACCTTGTCCCCGGCTACGATCTGCCCGAGCGGCTTGGTGGTGCCATCGGCCATTGTCACCGGCGCGTCGGGAGTATTGCAAAACTCCCTAATCCGTTGCATCTCGGCTGGTTCAGTGAAGTTGAACGGAATGTTGTTTTGCTTCCAGTACCACATCGGGTCGCGTGGGCGACCCGAAGCCATCTGCATACTGGGCGCGTTGTTCACCCCGGTGCCCTGACTGGCGCGGCGGCTCATCGACATCTTGGCCCGGCTCAGGTGATCGAGGGTCTCTTTGTCGCGGTTCATCCGAGGAGCGCCGAACATGTTCGACTTGGCCGCCTGCTCATCCACGGCCCGGCGCACATTCATTCCATTGCGGGTCAGGCGCGAGTGCGACAGGTCGTCATTGCTCCGACCGGTGCCCTTACCTCGCCGGTCGTTGATTGCAAAGTCCGCCATCAGTCTTCCTGCCTGCGGTTCTGCGCGATGGTCATGCCCAGTGCGCGTAGCTGATTGCCGAACTCGCGGAGAATGGTCCACTCCAATGCTTCGACTTTGCCCGCTAAGTGAAGGAGGACTTTGAGGTTTTCGTAACAAGTGGGACAGAGCCACACCTCATTGACGAATACGTAATCCACATCAAAGAATCGCCGAGTAACCAACGGTCGAGGGCTGTGGAACTTCGCCCCCATGCAGGGATGGCCGATGGCTATCGCAAATGTCTCGTCCGGGACGCCCGCCTGCGCCAATGCTGCGTTGATGGTGATGCTGCCGCTCACGTGCGGCTCGCCTTCACCAGGCTGGCAACTCGTCTCTTGTCCTGGGCGTGAGCGATGGCCAGGTGGCGGATGTAGTCCTGCTCGGACAACTGCGCGCCGGTGACGGTGAGATAGGACTTCTTCTTGACGAATGGAGGAGCGCTCTTGCCCCCCACCTGGGCCTTCTTATCGTCTCCGGCATCGGAATCGCCACTCTTGCCCTTGAGCCAGGGAGGAGCGTCGCTATCGTCCCCGCTCTCATCCGCCCCATCAGCATCCGGGTCGTTGGGATCAACCGCGTTGATGTCTTCCGGGGCTCCCCCGATACCTCCGCCGAGCGGGTCACCAGGAGCCATCGGAGCACTCCCAGGAGCCACCACGGAGGCGGGATCAGGCTGGCCCGGCCACGGGTAGGGCTGGCCCTGGGTCGTCATCGGGAAAGCCGGGAACTGCGGCTGGACCTGAACAGTAAAGCAAGAGGTGCAAAAGGAACATTCAATCGTTCCGTCACTTCTCGCTACTATAGCACCACTGCCACAAAACGGACAATGCAGACAGTCGATGCTGTTTCCGGAGACGTGCGCCAGCACCGTGAGTTTGGGGGGTTCCACTAAGACTTGAGCGGTTGCACCGGAGTAGCCCTGGTGGTGAACGTAACGGATGCCGTGCTCCATGCTTGATTCCCATCCGTTGCTAACAGACATGATTAGTCCGCCTCGTTCAGTTCGCCGAAGGCATCTTTAAGCAAAACACGGCTAGAGAAAGCGATCAGTGAATCAATCTCGGCGGCCGAAAGTTGTTCGTAAGCCATATCCATAGAGGCATCACTGCGCAGTTTGGCCTGCACAAAGTTCAGCGTTTCACGAGCGATCCCGGTCCAGCCCTCCACCTGATTCGCGCTAACTAGGAAGTTCACCGCCCCGCTTTCGCCCTGGGAAGCCATCACTCGGCGCAGCGCGTTGGGGCTGTTCGGGTCGAGGCTGGCCAGGACCTGGGCGGACTCGACCGGCATCAGGTCCCAGATATCAACGATCGCGATCTTGCCCTCGAAGGGTCCATCAGACCACTTCACATGCGCGGCCTGCTCGGAGGCGAAAAAAAGCAATTTGCCGTGCGCAGGCGGCATTGCCGCGCCGACATAGCTGACGGCGTCCCCTTCGTAGAGAGAGATCATCTCCGGGTCGGTCCTACTTCTCCGCGAACGAGGCAACGCTCATGCGCGCCAGGCGGACGACTTCTCCCGGATGCAGGCCCGGGTTCGTACTCGCCACGGTGGCCACGATGCGCAACAGCTTGCCGGTGCGCTTGTTGCGCCCGAGCAGGGCCGAGGTCTTCATCGAGCGGTCCGGGGTGAAGCCATGGGGCCATGCGTAGGGATTGATCTCGGGGTGCTTGTCGATGTTGGCCAGCGGCCCGCAGTGCGGGCAGACGGCCCAGGCGTCCTCGTTCTTGTCCTTGCGCAGCTCGGTCGGGCTGTGGTCGCAGTTCGGGCAGGAGGAAGAGTCCATCTGGTAGGGCTTGTTGCCATGCTCGTAGGCTGGCTGCTCCCGGCTCTGGATCAACGGCGAATACGTGTCGGCCTTGGGGTAGAAGGTCGCTGCGTTGTTCGGATCGACCTCTCCCTCAGGCCGGTAGCCGCCCCGCTCGCTGTAGCCCGGGGTGGTGGCACGGATGTGCTGCTCCGGACTGCCCAGAACGTCGGTGGAAGTGCGCCCCGCCGTGCGAGTGCTAGCCCAACGAGCACCGCCCACCGGCGGCCCTGAAGTGGTGGCGTCATAGCTTTCCACCGGCGGCTTGGAGGTGGGCGCGTTGACCTGACCCGTGCCATTGCACTCCCGGCAGGTGACGGTGGAGTCCATCGGATCCCAGCCCGCCCCATGACAGGCCGGGCAGACGGCGTTATCACTGACCGGCGCCGAGGACTGCGGGTTGCCCCCGGGAAGGGGGCCCTGGTACTCGCTCCAGCCCCGAGTCAGATCCTGCGGCTTACCCCAGCCCGTACCCGGCCCTTGCGGGTAGGCGACGTGTTGAGCGGCTTCCTTGCCATAGTTCTCGTGGTCGGTGCGGAAGCGGCCCGTGGAGTGGGCGTAGCTGACACCGCGATCGTGACCGAAATGATAGGCCTCACTCGCGCCGGACTTGGGATGACCGTTCGCCCCGTGCTCGAAGCCCAGATCGAAGTCTTCTTCCTCGTGGCCATAGTCGCTGGCGGTCACCACCTTGGGGGTATCGACCCCGACGAGACCCAGGTCGGTCGAGCCACACACACACTGCAAGCTCGCAGTGACCTTGTTGACCGCCCCCTGCGCTCCGCAGTTGCCGCAGAAGATCTGAACTGCGCTACTCATTTAGTCGGCCTCCATGATCTGCGCCAGGGTGCGCAACGAGGCCTCACGCGAATCCTCGTTCTGGTTCTCTCCGACCTCGTCCTGCTGCGGATTCCGACCGCCAGGCCGATTCGTGTCAATCGTGCGGATCGGAGCGGCAGGCAAGACGGGCGAGTTGATATTGCGACCACCGCTGCCATCAGGCGCCTGCATTGGTCGCTGTTGCACTATGTTGTCCCAATGTGTGGCCTGGAACTCATCCGAGCCTCGCCCAGTCGGGTTTTCTGCTGTAGGACGCTCGATGCTGACTCCGTCGGCCTGAGCGCGCAGAGAAACCCCGTGCTTGGACTCCATCATCGCCCGGAAGCTGGCCTCGGCCTCTTCCTGACTGTCATGGTGGGAGAGAACCTTGCCGGTCCCCTTCTGAGTGATGACCCAGGAGTCGCCCTGCCGCTTGATGTACTGATTCGCCCAGGCCTGGAGGCTGCCGGTGCTGCTCATCGGATCAGGCACCGGCACATTGGCATCAGCGGTCCCAGAAGAGTCTTGGGTGAGACCCTGGCCACCTGGCATCGGGTCCACACCTTGGCCGCTCATGTCCTGCGGGTCGCCGATGGCCGCAGTGCGCACACTCGGGTCGGTGGGATCGAAAAACTGTGAAGACACCTTCGCCACCGAGAGCGAATCGGTGGCCTTGGGCGCGCACCAGTTCGAGCCGCTATGCAGGTGACGCAGCTCGTGCTCACCGTTCTCGGTGTGCAGACGGACGGGCTTCGAACAGTGATCGCAATGACCGACGATCCGACCGTCGGTCATTGCGCTCTTGCGCCAGTCCTGATCACCGCTACCGATATAGAGCTGATCTGCCAGGAAGTTGGTGTGTGCCTTTCCGATACCCGGGCGCTGCTCATACCGCTTCAGCGTCTTGGGATGATCCGGATCATGACCTTCCCCTTGAGCCCAGTTGACGTAATCACTCACGTGACTGTCATTGAAGGCTGCCGTCACTAAAACAGACTGCTTGATATCTCCGCCATCAGCAACCCAAGAGCGCAAATCATTTGGCACAGATCGCCCGTGCCCGTGACCGAGCTGATAGCTCTCTTCAGCTTTCGGGTGTTTGTGGTGAGTACCATCCCGCCCGAGTACGCCATCGAGAAAACCATCATGATAATGCTTAGGCGACGGGCCCTGTCGATCCGGATCGGCCTTGTAAGTCGCCAAATCATCCCACCGACGATCAGTGGCTGCCGTGCGCTCAGCTAAAGGGCGGCGGCTCGCGGTCGGAGCCATCGCCTGCGGGTCCTGCAGACTATAGGGGCCGTTCTGGGAGCCATCCGTGCCTGAGCTGACCAGCGGTGGAACCGCGCCGTAGAAGTCATCTACTTGATTGTGGGTTAGCGGTTCCGGGCCTGGATCAGTCGGGTAGCCCATGTCGCCCATGAGCCCATTGGTGCCCTGACTGAAGTAGTTCGGGTTTGGGCCTGGCGTGGGCACGACGCCTTCGCCTGCTATGTGCCGGACGGCCCGATGAGGGTAACCATCAGTAGCTTCTGCTTTGCCCTTGTGATAGCCAGTCTGATAGCCGTCGGACTGGTCGGCGAACTCGGGGTCATTGCGGAAGTCGTAACCACCACGCGAGTGATGGTAATGCGCGTCGCGCAGACCATCCTGATAACCATCGGGATCGGAAGGGAACTCGGCCTCGCCACGTCCCTCAATCACGTGGTATCGATCGCCCGCGAGCTTGTCGAACTGACCCATCCCCGCCAGCAACTGATCGAGCGAAGCCTGCGTCCAGCCAGTGGTGACGACTCCGCTTGTGTGGCGCGAAGACTCGTGATGCGGGTCAAACTCCTTGAGAGTGGGGCAATCTTTCTTGTGCTGAAGCTTTCCGTCTACCCACTTAGTCCCACAGTCAGGACAACCATTCTTGTCAATATCTTTGTAAGAGCCAGTGGACTGGTAGCCGTACTGCTCGGACTGGGGCATGACGTGCTGCGGGTATTCACTGCCCGGGGTGACGGTCCAGGCTCCCGGGGTGAGCTGGCGCTGCTGGATGACCGCATCGCTCTTGCCCGCCTGGTCGGGATCTGGACTGGCCACGAAGCCATCCGGGTCGACCGGCATGCCGCCGTTGTTCACCGGCGGGTTGAGATTGGGGTAGGTCGAGTAACGCTGGGCATCACTGGGGTCGATGTAGGCCAGGTGGGCAACATGCGGCTCGACCGCGATGGGCTCTCCATCGGGTCCAGCGACCACGGTGAGCCACTTCTGGGAGGCGGCGTGGAAGAACTGCTCCCCGACCTCCACGACCGCGCGGTGACGCCCCTGGACCTCAATACTGGGCATCGCTGCTAGGTGTGCCTCGCGCATGATCTGCCAGTCCTCAACCAGGGAGTCGATGACCTGCTGCGCCACCGCCGGGTCGAGCTTGGCCTCGATCGCGGGCAGAGCGAGAGCCATCCGCTGATCGAACTCCTCGGGGCTCTGCGCGACCGCGAGGAAGGGCCAGTGACTGGCAACCGCGACCTTGCCCCGCACGAAGCGCTCGTGAGCCTGCTCAGCGTCGAAGTCACGGGTGACCCCATCCCACAGGGCATTGATGGCAAATGAGTCAGTCATCCCGTTTTCCTCTACTGAAGTGTCGTTTGGTCAAGGTCCGGGCCCAATTTGTGAGGAATCGGCATACCCTGGGCGATAGGGGTATCTCGCAGAGGATCTGTTGCCACCGGCTCCCCGTAGGGCCCCGCCCCCGAGTTGAAGGGAGAGGGCCCACCGGGAGCAGCCGGGTCGAGACCATCCGTGCTGGGCAACGGCTGATGCACCACTGGCCTATTTGTCGGCCATGGCACAGATGTTGCACGATCCGGGTCCAGATCGGCTTCGATCCTTTTGACTGCCAGCCGGAAGTTCACTACGGTCAGCGACCCTGCGAAGCCATCTGGGCGCGGATGATGGACTGCTGACGCAAGATCTCCTGCTGCGCGGCGGCGATGTAGGGATTGCGACTCGCGGTACCCGTCATGCCCGCGCCTGTGTTGACGGCGGGGGTCACGGTCGAGGAGGCCTGGTCATCGGCCGTCGGTTGGCCAGGCTGCCAGTTCTGGCCCGGGTTATTCGTGTAGTCGTTGGCCTCCTGCGCACCGTAGGGCTTGAGCGGCTGGTTGCCGTTGTCGCCGCCCTCGCCATAGACCGGGTCCGGCTGGCCGAGGTTGCCAGGTCCACCGTAGTTGGGGGTCGAATAGCCCGGGTAGTCGGTTCCCTTGGCGCCCATGTCGCCGATCCAGCCGGAGTTGTCCCGGCCGTTGGCCTCATGCCGACTCGACGTGGCGGACGAGGGGCGACCCGTCCCGCCGGAGGCAATCGGGGACTGCTGGTTGCGCTGGGCGATCTGCTGCTCGGCCTGGTTGATAGTGCCGGGCACTGTATTCGGGTTCCAGACCACCGGGAAAGCGACCTGCTCCGGGAATGGGCTCTCCCCGGGGCTGTCATCGGCGTTGACGATCTGATCGATCTGAGGCAGGCCCGAGTAGGCCGTCTTGGGATCGTGCGCGCGGGTAGCCACCTTGCCGTGGCCGCCGCAGGTCGGGCACGCGACGTGCACCTGGGCCATGTGACTCTCCTTGTGAACGGTGTGCTGCAGTGAAGCGCCGACCGGGAAGCCGGGCTGGGGACTAGCGGCATTGACGGGGCCGCCAGCGTGATTGTCGATGTCTGCGTGGTTGTCATTGGGCGGCACGACCGAGGAACCGTCCCAGCCGGTGTAGTTCTGGATCTCCTGCAAGGCGGGTGCCCGGTTGGAGTCGGTCGCCTCAGGAGGCACGCCGCCCCCGCCATTGAGGGTGGAGAAGGTGTCCCCAGGGGCCGGGTTGGTGCCGTCGGCCACCTGGGGCAGCGAGCTGGCGGCCTGGGCCTGCAGCATCATGTCCGCCAGGAGCGCGGCATGACTGCGCTTGGGGGTCGTGGGGTCAGTGATCTGTTCGCTGTTCGCGTCGTAGGAGAAACCACCGAGGGCGGCGTCCAGCTCAGCCTCCTTTGCGATGGCGAACGCCCCGTTGCGCACTGCCTGGGTGTGCAGGCGCCCGGCCTCGGTGAGGAAGGCCTGCTCAGCGGCCTCAGCCTGCTCGCCGAACTGACCAGCCAGGCGGCGGCCCATGTTGCGGGCCTGCTCGCCGAACTCCTCGGGATACTCCTTGACCATGACCGGCACCCGGTCGAACCACATCGTGGCCTGAGCCACCATCTCCTGGCTGGCCTCGGTGAGGCTGGCGGTCGACGTCAGACCGATGATCCAGTCTGTCTCTTCGCTCATCCGCTCGTAGCCATGACCGGGCACCAGGGTGTCACGGACCTTCGCCGCTCCGACCTGAAAGCCGTACTCGGCCTCGTGCTCGGCGGCGGCCTCAGTGCGCAGGCTCTCCACCTGCAGCATCAGGCTCTCTCGCTCGGGCTGAGTGCGAGCCACGCTGGCTCGGCCCAGCAGATCGGCGATAGCCGCCGTGCGGGACTGTGGCTGGGTCACGATGGAGTCCTCCAGGTCGGCCTTGCGTTGCAGCTCGCGCCGTGTCTTCTTCTGATCGGTGGAGGGGGCTCGCCGGATCTGGCCTAGTTGGCCATGCATCGGTTCCTGACTGGGCGCATGCTCGTACTGGCGTACGACCTCGTGCACGTCGCGTCCCGCCACCGCACACACCTTTCGTAGGAAAACTTGCCCTCACTACTTCAGGTGGGCGGATTCACCCTCGGGCATGAACAGCGGCGGATTCGCTGATGGCCTCAGAGATACCGGCTTCAGAGTCCTGGTATCGAGGCTCCCGGATTCTGTTCGCGCCAGTAGTTAAGCAGATAGACGAACATATCCAAGGACTCTTCTATCGCATCCCACAGAGAGTCACGATTATTGTTCGGCTGCAGCGCAGTTCCATATCGCTTAATTCCAATATCACGTCGATCCGAGATCAACCGTATCGCTATAGACTGCGTATCGATCTCGTTGTTCGGAGTGGGCAACCCTTGACTATCGCCCTCGCGTCCAGCGCGTTCCGGTTGCGACACGACAGTGCTCTCAGACATACGATCTCCAGGGGTCAGTTGCGGTCGGGGTGCAACGAGCACCCTAGCAACCGTTTGAAACGATCACGATGGCTGCTAGTATCGCCCTGCATCACAACACTGGGGCGTAGCTCAGCGGACAGAGCATCCGGCGTGAACCGGAAAGTCACTGGTTCGAATCCAGTCACCCCGACGAGAAACACAGAGGGTTCTGCGGATGACCGAGGTGCTCCAGCTCGGTCATGACTCCGGAGTTGCGCAACTCCGATGTCCTTGCTGCGAGGACCGAGCCCCTATGGAACCTTCCCCAGGGGCGGGGAACTCTGTCGGACTCCTGGAGCGCAACCAATCATCAACGCAGAACAGAGCGGAAGAGCGCTGATGTGCAAATCGTTTCCCGAATGCCCACGTTCAGACCGGCACAGCCGTCATGTCCGGATCAACGAGTTTGGCATCATGCTCACCCAGCGACCGCACAAAGTCATCATTGGGTTCGGCCTCAACATCAAGTCTTACCGCAATGCTCAATCTGACCTTGAGTCTCTTGCGCTGCGTGACCCTGCGTCTCACGATGCGATCCAACTCGTTGCAGCTCAGCATGGGCTCTACCAAGTCATAGGCTAGAACTCTCTCGCCTCGCAGCTCTGCTATTCTGATCAGTTGCCCGATCGAAGGAGCGCTATGACTACAACTGAGACCGTCACCTATCTGACCCCGGTAGTAGAGATCACAATCCCAGACGAAGACGACCCGGCCTTCAGCGAGACCATCCGGGCGACTGCAGTCCCATACGACGAAGCCGGGGAGAGTCACTACTGGCGCGTCGGTGGATCCAACATGGGCACCGGAACCCTCGCGGTCTGGCCGCACCAGATCGACTCACTGATCAAGCTCTTGGAGCGGCTGGGGGAGACTCCTGTTTCTAAGCCCACAAGCACCGAATAAGAGCTTTCACTACTCCCAACCAAGATCTGTTATTGTGCTCGGCTGCCCACCTGAAATGATCGGAGCCCGAACGTGGCCAAGGTGATCGTCTACCACGACAGCTACGGCTGCGAGACCGGCTGCTGCGGACACACCGTGGAGATCCTTCAGGACGGCGAGGAGCAGTACCGGGGATCCCAGCGCAAGTTCGAGTTCACTCACCCCTACACCGATGACCAAGAAGAGTGGATCGAGTTCGCCAAGGACTTGGTGCGCAAAACCTACGGCGAGAAGCACGTGGCCGACCTGGCCTGGGATCAATGCGAGATCAACGATGACTGGTAGTAGGAGGTGCGCGATGTCGTTATAGAGCTGACACCGTGTCAGCGGGAAGGCATCGATGTCCCGCACCGACAAGACCGACCCCGAGTGGGTCAAACTCAACCGCTACGGTCACGAGTCCCACGACCACACCCATGGCGAGTGCGACTACCGGCCCCGGAACAATCACCACCGCTCCTGGTGGCCCCGGGAACGCGCGTACTCACCCCGGTTCCGCCATACCTTCACCTGGGCCATCAAGCCCCGCTGTGATGATGAGCAGCCCTATCGGGCCTATTACGACAGCAACTGGTACTGGCGGCCCAAGGGGGTCCGTTGGGAAGCCAACAGGATGCACCGCGCCGAGCGCCAGCGAGTTCGGATGGCTCTCCGCACGGGGGAGGAAGATATCGCACCCTACCGCCCACGAGGAGCCGCCATGTGGCACTATTGGTGACGGATACGAGGCTGCGAACTGGTGCCCTACGCAGAAGCCGATCCGAGGACCCGGTAACTGGTCCTCGGATCGGCTTCTGCCATTCATGAACTGAGCGACTTCTGCAGTGTTCGGACCCAGACATTCGCCGAGGTGTCTCTACCTTCGACGGCGTCTTGCACGAGGCGCGGGTCCGAACACAACAGGCGCGGCTGCTACGAGGAGACGAGCAGGCGTGGATGACCTTACACCATTCGCTTAAAACACGAAGCCCCACCCGACCGAAATCGAGTGGGGCTTCGCTAACCCGACTGGCGAAGCGGGGGCCAGCACCCGCCGGGGGTCCAGGGGTTAGGCCGTGGTGTCTGTCTGCGGAGCCACGGTGGGGTCGGCCGCGATAACAGAAGCCGGAACAACCGGAGCAGGAACATCTACCGGATCGGGAGCGACGACCGGAGCTGCCGGGGGAGTGGCATCCGTAGCCGGGACTGCCGTCGGCGAGGTCACAGTGGGATCTACCGGAGTGGCAATGGAAGGCGTCGGAACCGGCGAGGTCGCTGTGAGATCCGAGGACACGACCGGCTCGGGCGGAGTGACGGGTGAGGCAACCACGGCGGTCGCGGCGGGAACGACCGGAACGGCAACGGGCTGATCCACCGGAGTGCCAGCAGTCACCTTGATGGTGGCCACTCCACCGGCGACGACGTCGATCGCCTCGGTGGCGGTCAGTCCCCCGACGGTGAAAGTGACGACCGCACTGCCAGGCTGACCAGCGACGACGGTGAAGGTCGAACCAGTCTGGGTGACAGTCGCCACGGCGGGGTTGTCCACCGAGGCTGCGAGCGCGGCGCCGGGAACCGCATACCCCTTGGTGTCATCGACCTCGATGGTGTAGTCGACCTGCTGGGTGTCGGTGAGCTGCATTGTGGGCCCTTCTGGCTGAGTGGTCGGCAGGGAGCCATCTTGACCCCGGACAAGGCCGACCCGAATACGAATGATGATGGGGTGGAGTAGTCGATCTACTTTTCGGTGAAGTACACGTAGAGACTCACGCTCGGCGTGCGGGGAGTTCAGGAGCGAGGAGATTCCCTCAGCGATCTTATCGATCAGTAGCCGCTCTTGGTAGGACAGGGAGGTCACGCGGATAGCATAGGGGATCGGCTACCTCAAACGGTAGCCGGGCTTGCCGATCAAGTCATCATTCAAGATCGAGGAAGACCGCGTCATCCAGAAGATCGAGGAAGACCACGTCATCCAGAGAAGCATTAACCGATTGAGAGACCCTGTCGGTCCCAACCTGTCCTGGGTCCTTCTTTCTCGACTTGAACAACTTCATAGCCTTGATGCGCACAGATTCGAGTCTCTTGCTGGACTTGTTCTTTATCTGAGTTAGAAAAGAGTCAATGTCATCCCGGGCCTGGTCCAGCGCCGCCCGATAGATACGTTCACGAGAACTGATCTTGCTCATCTGATCAAGAACGCTCTGAGCAATCGCTGCAATAGCGATGTCTTCATCTATGGCAAGATCATCGACTACGCTTATTGTAGCGCGATTACTGTTCTTGCCTATGTTACGACGACTTGCTTCAGCTCTTTCCTCCGCGAGACAATGCTCTTCCGCATTCTTGTTGATAAGGAACAATCCGATCCTCACATCATTGATTGGGACTCGTTCTCTTTCGCTGATCTTTGGATCAATCAATGGGGCCGCTGCTACTGTTTTCCACACCTCATCCATCGTCAAAGTTTCGATCCCCACGGGAACCATCTGCCCCGATCTCCGCATCCGTATCCTCGGCTTATCCGGCTCGGGCGCACTCGGGGGACCCTCTTCGGAAACCTTCTTCGGCATGGGAATCTCATCTCGATCGAGGCTGATAAGTCAGAATGGTAATGCCAATATGAAATATTAACCAGTTGAAGTTTCTCTTTATCCGGCGAGATGGGCCAACTGAGCGGCCAGCGCGGGCGCGATCGAGTGAGTCCACATCCGGGCTAGGTTGCCCGCGTCGCGTTGGATCAGGGGTGCGATCTCGGGGTTGGAATAGCCGCCCCAGAAGCGCAGGTAGACATAATCTCGGTGAGCCGGGGGCAGAGCGTTGATTGCGTCCAGGATCTCCCCGTGGTGGTAGGCCAGCTCGGCCGCCGCCAGCCACGCAGGCGCCTGCAGGGCCTCGATCAGGGTGTAGTCCGGATCATCCAGGCTCTCCTTCGCCCGGTTGCGCAGCGGATCGGTGGGCTGGCCATGAGCCCGGGTGTGACCCGTCCAGGTCTGGCGGTTGGCGACCTCCCGGATCCGCATCGCGGCAGCGGCGCTCAGGTACTCCCGCGTCGACTCAGGACGCTTGCTCGCGACCTCCCAGACCACAATGCGGCCCTCTTGAGTCAGATCATCAGACTCGGCCTGGGGATGAGCGTGCTCGGCCGCCCTGATGCGATTGAGCCGGTCCAACTGCTCGATCCGCTCGGTGACAGTGAGCCCGTCACCGAAACCATCCTGAAGCCCGCTCACAAATCTCCTACTGCTCGTCACTCTTCCAGAGCGGTCGGATCTCCCAGACCTGCGCGACCCGACCGTCCTCGCTGACTTCCAGCCGCTCGGTCGGATGTGCAACCGCCTCTCCTACAAGATAGCGGCGCCCCTGCTCGCTGGCTCGACGCGCGGCCTCGATGGACTGCGTCGAAGGCACGTCATTTCGATCGATCCAGAGCCCATCTAGGTCCGGCGGCCGATGAGACACGGGCATATCGTCGCTGAAGCGAAAGACCACCCAATCCGGAAGATCAGAGTCCGTCATGCCGCTCATTCAAACAGAGACGCGGAGAACTCATCGAAGCAGCGCTGGGAGCACACTGTCGACTCGCTCCAGTCCTCAGTCCACTGATACGGCTCACCGCAGTTCGCGCACTTACTCCACTGCTCGCCTCGATCCCGTATGCCGACATTGATCTCGGCATACATCCGATGCACCTGGAGCGAGTTCGGATCGGACAGAATCGCGTCTGGATCGTAGGTTCCATTCTGATCAGTCATGTCACCAGCCCCAAGCGTTGTCAAGAACTCGTCGGCCCACTCGTGGTCGGCTCGCTGGCCAGCCACTCCCTCAGCGGCATTCACCAGCCCCACCTCGACGGCTCGCATCCAGGTCAGAGCGACTTCCAGGTCGAAAGCTCCCATGCGCAGATCCAATAGTCTCTCGCGAGACGACTCGGGGATAGGGAGAGTGATATGCCCGGTCTTCAGGAACTCAATACCCTGAAGACCTATACGAATGGTATGGTATGCAAACTTTGTGTCATACCCATACTTTTCGATCAGTTCAGGCCTATTGGTATGCTTCCTCGGGCGCTCGCCAGTGAGCTGTGCTCGCTGACTGGTCATGTAGCCCAGGAAGGATCCTGCGGCCCTCTCCGAGACGAAGCGGTGAGCATTGGCCCGCAGGGCTCGACCCGCATCGGAGTTGACCATCACCGAGTTCGGCTCCGGCGCGAACAGGGGCATGAGCACGGTCGGATTGCCCGCCAGTGCGAGCTTCATCCACTTGCGCAGGCTGTAAAGGGTCAGATCCAGATCGCCCGGTCCCGAGCGCGCACCGTCTGGCTGGGTGCGCACGATCAAGTGCTCGAAGCGCTTCAGCCCGACCACGTAATCAGGCGGCTCGACGCAGATACCCATCTCGTCTCGATCGTCGGTGCCTTCGACACTCACGCCGTACAGGGTCGAGCCGACCTCGGTCTGCAAGATCCGGCCAGCCAGTGCCTCATCGAGTGTGAGGTCGGTGTCTTTGGTGAGCACCATCAGCGGCTTGCCCTCATGGGCGTGCCCAATCATGGCAGTCTTCACTCGAACTCGGCGCCCTTGCTCGACGTGGCGATCTCAGTGTCCAGGTAAGGCTCGATCACGAAGTCGCTGAACACGTTCGGCGCAACCACGGTCTGCAGTGAGCGCAGGATCTGAATGGCCAGCGCGCGGATCTCGGTATCCGCCCCAGCGGTGGCCCGCATGTGCACGAAGTGCCGCCAGGCCCGGTAGTTGCCGGTGACCACGATCTTGGTCTCGGTGAAGTTGCCCAGCACCGCGCGGGCAGTCTGACGGGCCCGCTTGCGCTTCTCGGTCTTGCTGCCCGGCTCGTCTATGAGCATGTCCGCCAGGTATTCCATGAGATCGCTGTAATCGTCCATCTGACCCGCGAAGCTGGCCTGAAAAATGTTCTCTATCTCCTGGTTCCCTACTACCTCGGGAGGCATTACAAACTGAACGTCGTTACTATCGACATATCTCTGCGAAAGCTGGCTGTAACTAAAATGTCTGTGTCGTACCAGTTCGTGGCTCAATGACCGACTGATGCCCTCGATGTAGTAGCTCGCGCTCCCGTGCTCCAGCACGCTGAGGTGAGCCACGTCGAGGATGTGAGCCAGGTAGCCCGCATTGGTCGCGGTGGCTGGGTTGGGCCTATCCCAGGACTGGTAGCAGGACCTTCCTGCGGCCTCAGCTAATCCTTCGCCCCCTCCACGATCCGGCCGAAAACCCTGCATTGAATCCGCTACCGCATCTAGCAGTAGTTCTGTCTTCGCTATCAAAGTTACTTTCATGTGGTGTGACTCTCTATCCCTAATAGATGATTGCCTAACAACAGAGTCCTGCACTGACACCTCGTAGAGAGAAACCAACAGCCATGACAGTAAGAACCAAGCGGCACCTTACCTCTAGCGATCCTCCGCTGTAATGAAGCTTTCCTGGCTCTCCGTAATCTACATACCGAACAACCTCTGAAACCTTCGCTGTCTTGCTCATCATATTTATGACCAGCAGGGCACACCTTGTTTTCTACATAGTTATTAGTACGTCCTCTACTAACCATGTCTCGAACATTATCTGCCTGAGTACCGACCAGGAGGTGGTCTATATCACCACACGCTCTGTTGTCGCACTTGTGCCTGACTACGAGCCCCGCAGGTACAGGGCCAACCTGCACGATCCATACGGCTACATGAACTGAAATAGGTGCCCCTGGAGTATTCGCTATCTTTCCATACCCCGTCTGGGAGCAGATGTATCCGGCCCACTCCAGGCACCCGTTCGGCTGTCGGATCAAACGTCGCTTGAGACGTTCGGCCAAGGTTTTATTGGGGATGGGCGAGACTACTGTTCCCAAACTCATTTCGTTGAACAGGCTCTTCCGGCAAACTCCGCCAATGCCTCCCCGCCAGTGGCCGAGGAGTCCGGCGACCACGGTATGTGCGCCGGGGGCTCATAGAACTTGGTGGCAGCAAGAAGGGTGATCCTGGCGCTCATGCGCTCACACTCTTGAGCCGAATCTTGCGCACCGGCGCGGCGGTCTCTTCCCCTAGGGCGACCGTCACCTTCGCCGGGTCGAACTTGACCTTGGCCCGGCGCATCTGCTCGGCCCAGACGTCAGCTGAGCGCACGGGCCCGAGATCCGGATCCTGGGGCAGGCTGTAGCCCTCTGGGGCGGTGTAGACGGTGTGCGTCTTCACGGCCCGGCCATTGGGCCCGATGTGGCTGAAGTGCTCCTCTCGGAGCATCTGGCAGCGCTCGCACCGGGACTTGCGCAGGATCTCCTGCATGCCCTTGCGGTTGGTCACCACGCCGAACTGGAACGTCGTCTCGGGGTGGCCCACATCCCAGTCGTGGCCGATGCTGCGATCCCGGCAGTATAGGAACTCCAGCGGCATCTTGCGCATCGCGGAATGCCGCGCTCTACGGTGGCTCACGGTCATGATGAGTATCTCCTTAAGGGTTTTGGCGACGGAAACACAACGCGCGTTCCGCCCGGGGGCGGGGATCCCCCGACCATCCTGCACCCGGACGGAACGCGCCTTTATTCTCTCAGCGGCTGGCCCATACCTCTGCGGGCTGATCCGACTAAGAGAAGCAGTACCTACCTACTTGACGATCGGCCCAGTGAAGTGATACCGGGCGTAGACGTCGTAGTACTTCCCCTCTTCAGTGCCTTCAGCGCCTGGTTCGATCTTGCTCCGACGAGTAGATGCCTGAAACTCACCCATCTCGTCAGCGGCAAATCCCGGAGCAACACCCGTCTTGATCAGGGTGGCGATCCGGACTGCCTTCCCGGTCTTGACCTTGAGTTCCACCAAGGTCCAGACATCCTTGTTGGCCTTGAGCGCGGCGGCGATGTCCTCATGACCGCCCCACTTGTCGGCTGTGTCTCGCATCCGAGGAAGCTCGCCGAACTTGAGTTCATGAACCTTGACTGAAGCCACTTCTGTTCTCCTTCGGGTAGGTGGTCGTACCGTATCACTTCAAATGATCATTGTCAGATTAGCTGATCGATCCTCGCTTCGCCCATGAGCTTGCGCACTCTGGCGACTGATACTCCCAGTAACTCAGACGACTCTCGTATGCCCAGTTGCGTGCACAGAGAGCGGATCGCCACGCGCCGATCCTCAGCAGCGTTGCGCATCATCTGCTCATAGAACTCGATCGCCCTACTTGCGTTCTGGGCCTGGTCCAGCAGGTGCTCGACGCTCATTCCGGGTTGCTGCGCAGCTTCTCAATGATCGGTCGGAGTGTATCCTCTCCGACCATCTTCTCGATACCACCGCTGGCATAGACCCCTTGCTGTATCGCCTGTTCCAGCAGATCGACGCATTCAGCCACGCGGGTGAGCAGCGCAGTATCTGCGACTTGCTGAGAAGACTTCGCGCCTGCGTCCTGCACCTGTTCGGCCTCGATGGCGCTTTTCGCGCTAGAGAGATAGTTCCGCATTCTGGCGTTGCTCTGCGTGAAAGCCATTCTCCGGAGGGGAGGCCATTTGTTATCGATCTGGTAGTCCAGCTCGCCTACAGCCAACTGAATCCAAGCCGCCGCATCCAATCCCGCTTCGGTCATGTCGTCTTTCTCACAATCGCACGAGGCACGTCTTCGATGTTGACGTACTGGCACTCAGGACAGCCCATCATCATGAGCTTGCCGTCAGTGCTGAACTTCGGCACCTTGAGCGTCGTATGCCGACACCGACGACAGCACTCTGTCTTTAACCACTCAACATTGGCGGGCTCGAAGGTGTCCTTGAGCTTCGCCAGAAGTGCTGAGTCTCCTTCTGCCATGATCTTGACTTCACCCATCCTCGTATCTTACCTATCCGTTAGTAGATCAGGGCTTGCGACACAGCTATCTCCAACCACTGAGCGAAACGCTCGATCACTAGCTCGACCGATCCCTCATCGGGGTCGTAGTCCTCCAAGATCTCCCGCAGTTGCCGGGGAGCGGCGTTGAGAATCCCGGCCAGCGAATCGAAGGCCCTCACGGCCCCGTGGACCGGACAATCTTCCACGTTGGCCGCCTGCTCCGGGCAGGTACAGGTCACCAGCAGGCGAGCCATCTGAGCATGCTCGATGTGCACTGAGCGCACTGCCTCTTCCAACTGGGCCAGAGGAGCGATCTGGGGCGTCTCAACCTGACTGAGAGCGACCTCCCCCGAGCCCGGACACGTTGAGAACTTGCGCCCAGGCATCATCATGAACATGTGCGGTGCGTGATCAATCACCGAACCGCAGCGAGGTTCCGTCACTCATCGCTCCTATCTGAAAACCATTCCCAATAAGAACCGTCGCGCACGTAGCGTCCCGCCCGGTGGCAGTCGATCACCCCGGCATGTTCCATCCAGCCCATCACCTTTCCCTCGCAGCCATCCAACGGGCCGCCGGAGAAGACGATCTGAGCCTTACTTCGCTCAATCTCCGGACGGGGCATGAGGCAAGAACTTCTCCACCACAACCTCGACATCCTCACCCTTCTGGATGAAGTCGAGCAGCTCGCGCCAGAGGTAATGCTGACCGTTGGTCAGATACCACACATCCACCGCCCTGATCGCCGCGTAGCTATAGGGCTTGCCCCAGCGAGCCTTGGTGAAGCGCAGTACCGTCCCCTCTACCGGCTCCTCGGGATCGACCCTCGCTACTTGCTCAGCGTCCCATTCGGGATCTCTCTGGGCTCGCATATCGCCCCATGTCGGTTTGGTCATCCCCGCAGTACTCCTTCTCTGATGTGGACAACGGAATCGATCATGTCGCCGACCTCCCATGTCCACTCCTGTCTCTGCTTATATCCAATGTGGTGATTCCACACTGCATTGGGAAAGGCTGCCTGCGCCGCCTCCACGTTGGAATAGACCCCCTCAAGCTCGCGAGATCCGATGCGAGTGTGACGACTCACCGCGTAGATCATCGTCGCAGCAGGCGACCGGTAGGAGCCAGTCATGTACTCCCTGCGTCCCCTGGGCGTTAACTGAGCCTCCCAGAAGCCCGAGGCGCGCCCATGCTCATACTCCACGAGCCCAAGGCTCTTGAGCTGCTTGAGTGTCAGCGTGTGGGCCGGGGACTGGGCAATCGGCCAGAAGGGCTCACCCAACCTATGCCGGGCTGCCAGCACCTCCATCATCAGATCCTGCATGGGCCGAAGAGGCTGTCTAGTCATGTTGCGCCGCCCAGCGCTTGGCGATCTCGATACCTTCGGGAGAGAAAGTTCTCGCAACAGGCCCCGCTATAAAGCCGCCCAGACTAACCTGCCACCACGAATGTGATTCTTCGTAACGAATCACCGAACGCCCTCGACGCAGCTCCGCTCCATCAGGCGGCATGTCTCTCTCGGGATCGAAATACTCAGGCACCGCAGGAGGTCCTGACTTGCGGAACTCACCGCGCGCAGCCGAGGCGCGAACCATCGCAGTCAGCTCACCTGCGATCGAACCCAGCGCAGTCACCGCGCCCGGATCGGGACTCTGCTCATCGCACCAGTCGTTCAGGCGCGCAGCAATCGCCCGGATGTCCTCGACAGTGATACCGCCCGGCTCATCCCGGGCCATCAGGAGTCGAACCCGAACACGAGACGGCAGTTGTCCGGCCCATAGGCATCAGCGAGCCCCGAGGTCATCCGGAACCACTCATCATCGATGCTCGCCCGCAGGCCGCCCTCTTGGAGCCAATTGGTATGCACGTAGGTGTTGGACCGCACGAACAGCACGTCACCCTTCGACTTCTCCTCGACCACGACGATCGAGCCATCAGCAAGACCGGCCTCGTACTCCACTGCGCTGTAGGTCGTGCTGCCTGGGCCGCTCACTGCACTAGACCAATACTGAGGATTCACGCCTCGCTTGAGTGCTTCGTACTGACCAGCTCGTAGCACGCCAGTATTGACCTTGGGCACATCCCAGTTGTAATCCAAGACCTCCCGCAGCATCAGCCATGAGCTGCTGTGATAAAACTCTTCCTCCGCGATCTTCCGCATCTCTGGCGAGAGGTCGTCCGGCATGCCGCGCGGCTCAGAGATCGGCTTGATTCGCTCGCCGGTCACCGCCCCGGCGAATCCACGGCCGTTACGCACATCAGCCAGCACCGCGAACAAATCATAGTTGTGCCCGTGATACGGCTGATCGCTAAACTGCGGATTCCATTCATAGCCATCGGGATCAGTAAGAGACTCTTGCTCGGGTTTGTAGTAGGGATACGGGAACTGCTTCCCTAACTTCTGCCACGGCTCATCCTTGCTCTTGCGCACCTCAACGAAGAGAGTGATATCGGTACCCATCAGAGGAACTTCGCCATCGCGCCGTCCTGAACAGCCCGGGCAATGATCGCGGGCTTGACCACGCGCTCGAACCAGGCTTTTGCCTCATCACCGCCGCCGATCAGGTTCTGCTCGGTCCCAGCATCATTCCAGGTTCCATTGAACTCGTTGTACCAGCGATAACCCACCCCGCGCTCAGCGAGCCAGCTCCCGATCAGGTTGATGTAGATCGCATGCAGCGTGCCGCAACCGAAACCCATGGTCTCGTGCTGGTAGCTGTAACCAGTGTCGAAGACGATCTGCATGGCCATGGCCGGGTGAGCGAGCCGACCTCGCTGACCCTCGGGGATCTGCGAGGCCGGGTAAGCATCCCAGCCCTTGGCCTCGGCCAGGTCGGGGAAACGATCCTCGTCGTAGTAATACTCATCTTCGGCGTAGAGCGGACCATCCGGGCGGTACTCGATCTCGAAGATCGCAGCGAAACCTTGGCCCATCTGATTTCCCATGGTCCAGTGGGCGCCCTCGATCGGGATCTGGAACTGCCGGAGATCTGCCTTCCCGCCACCGGCCGCCTTCCACGCGGCGTAGTCATGTGCGTGTTCCTGCTCGTCATAGGTCATCGGGTTCTCGGCCTTGAGCAGATTGGTGTTGACCCAATCGAACAGTTCTTTGACTGGGACAGGCTGCAGGACCGCGATGCGGGTGTTCAGGGTCATCAGTTCTCCTTTGTATCGTTTGGCGACTCAGACTAAGGGTATCGGATCAGTCAGCGAGTAAAAAGTAGCACGGATCAATGCAACTTCACATAAACGAAAGGCTCTTCATCTCTGCCCTCATACATTCGGCCGAAATCCTGAACTACATCAACGACGATGAAGTTCGTCCCGGGTGCCGTGCGGGGGATACCAGCCACATACTCCCCTATGCAGGGAGTACGCAAACCAAGCGGCATCTCCATAGTTCGACACGATCTATCCGGCAGCTCGAAAGTAATCTCCATCAGACAATCGAATCCGGGAAGTCGACCCGAACAGTATTGACGTCCGGCAACACCAGACCATCTCGGTCGACCAGACGGGAATCGACACGCCATGGCGTGTGCTGTGTGCGCTCTGCCAGGTTGGCATCATTGCCCGACTCCAAGATCAGCGGCGCGGTGACATTCGCCGGGTCGATCCCGATCTGCTGAGCGTGCTGGACGACCATCGCCTCGATGTCCGCGCGGGCGCACTGGACCACGTTCTCGGTGTGCTCGACCAGGCTTTTGCCCACAAAGGCGACGTCAGCCGTGGCGTGGTGGATCGCTAAGTGCAGATTGCTCAACGCAGCGTCCTTGGCCTTCTTGGGCACGCTCGGCGTGTTCTCGTACTGCGTCAGCGCAGCCTTGATCTTCCCGTATGCCTTGTCCGCCGCTCCCCGCACCTCGGCCATCGACTCAGCCGTCCGAGGCGCGAATGGCAGCCCCGGCACGCGGTGTTGATCCGGCGTGGACACGATCGTGCACGGCACGCCGGAGGAGCCAACAGAGCTGACGAAACTGGCCCACTGCGCCTCGCTCATCGCCACCTCAAACAGGCGCTCTCGCGGGTTGATCCAGTCCTGGCTGAGGTCCCGCTTCCGTTCAGCGGTGGAGAGCCGGAGGGTCATGTAGTGCTGGTGCTTGATGTCGGAGTCGAACAGCACCGCACCGGGGTTGGAGGACACCCGATTGACGTAGATGTGACCGAAGGCAGGATGCGTCTCGTAGCGACCCTCGACCACGGGCTCGACTACCGGTCGAGCGTTGGGGTTTGGCTTACTCATCAGTTCGTCTCATTCCTCGGTTGGCGATGCGATCAGCCTAGCGGTTCGATCATGAGTATCAAACCTTGTACCCTCGACTGCGCCTGAGCACCCTCTTCAACATGAAGAGGGTCTGCGTGATCGTGATCAGATAGAGCAGCGACCAGCCCGCCTCCGATCACGAACATGAGACCCGCGACCCCGGCCCAGATCAGATAATCGGGCAGCACGCCGGTAGAGACCACTGCGCTCACTCCTATGTGAAGTCTGGATTGGCGACGATTTGCATGAGAACATATCGTGACTTGCGCTGAGTACAAAGCGGAACGCAACTATGTGTCCTACCACGCAGTTTGACTCACCGTGAGTTTTATCTGCTACGGTTCGGCCCATGTCAATCGACCTGTACGAGACCCCCCACGACCAAGCCGGGAGGCCGATCCGCGAAGCACATCATCGCTTTATCCAATTCCCGGGCGGAGAAGCCCACCTTCCAGCGGCAGGAGCCAGTGATTGGCCCATCCAGGTCGCCTACCTGCGCGGAGCCTCAGGCGACGACCTGATGAAGCTCGCCATGTGGGCCGATGCAATGAGGCGGGTCGGACACAAGCGGATCGCACTGATCCCCTACCTGCCCGGCGCGCGTCAGGACCGTGGGATCCCACTCGGAGCCAAGGTCTACGCGGACTTCCTCAACTCACTAGGGCTGGAGCAGATCATCTGCTTCGATCCCCACTCCGATGTCATGCCCGCTCTGATCAACAACCTGACCGTGGTGGGGCTTAACAATCTCAGCAGCGAGTTCTGGCACAGTCTGGCGTACTCCCTGGATCCCTACGATGAGCCGTTCGCTGGAGTGATCTGCCCGGACGTAGGCGCACGCAAGCGCGCAGAACTGGTCGCAAATCAGCTCGACGTTCCCGTCTACCAGGCCATGAAGCACCGCGACTTCGTCACCGGCAAGCTCTCGGGCTTCACCTGTGAACCCCTACCCGAAGGCGTGTCGTTCCTCGTCGTGGATGACATCTGCGATGGCGGGGGAACCTTCCTGGGCCTCGCCGAAGCCATCAACGTTCCGCGCGAGCAACTAGCACTCTGGGTCAGCCACGGGATCTTCTCCGCTGGCTTCGAGAAGCTCAGTGCCAACTACGGCGCGATCCACACCACCGACTCCCATCCTGGCTCCGATTCGCATACCTACCCGGCACTAGTCAAGTCGCTCTTCGGCACCCTCATCAACCACATCACTCTCCAGGAGTCCTGATGCAGTTCAACCCGATGCAAGCGATAGATGCGTACAAGCTCGATCATAGGCGCCAATACCCGGACAAGACTACACGGGTCTACTCCAACTTCACCCCTCGTTCCAGCCGGGTCGAGGGCGTGGATCGGGTCGTCTTCTTCGGCCTACAGGCCTTCCTGCAGGACTACTGCATCGACCAGTTCGAGCGGTGGTTCAGCCGCGAGGAGGCCGACGTGGCGCGCGAGTACGAGGCCATGACCACAGCAGTGCTCGGGCCCAACGACATCGGCACCGAGCACATCCGCGCGCTGCACCGGTTGGGTTACCTGCCACTGCGCTTCTGCGCCCTGCCCGAGGGCACGCTCACCCCACTGCGGGTGCCGATGTTCACGGTCGAGAACACCCACCCGGACTTCTTCTGGCTGGTCAACTACATCGAGTCCGTCCTATCAGCCCAGATCTGGATGCCCTGCACCTCGGCCACCACGGCTTGGCACCTGCGTCGTCTGCTCGACTGGCGCGCCCGGGAGACGGGTGCTCCGGCTGCCGCAGTGGATTGGCAGGGCCACGACTTCAGCCTGCGCGGGATGGCCAGCATAGAGGCCGCTGCTGCCTCAGGCGCGGGCCACCTGCTCAGCTTCACGGGCACTGACTCCATCCCCGCGCTGGAGTACGTCGAGAACTTCTACCCCGGCGATAACGGACTCGTAGGTGGAAGTGTGGCTGCAACGGAGCATTCGGTCATGTGTGCCGGAAGCAAGGAAGACGAGCTTGCCACCTTCGAGCGCCTGCTCGACCTCTACCCAAGCGGTATCGTCTCGGTTGTTTCAGATACCTGGGATCTCTGGAAAGTATTAACCGAGATCCTGCCCAAGCTCAAGGACCGCATCATGGCCCGCGACGGCAAGCTCGTCATCAGGCCCGACAGTGGGAACCCGGTCGACATCATCTGTGGGACCAAATTTGCACCCCAAGAAGATCCGTGGGGCAGCCCCAACCAGATCGTCACCGATGATCGCACCCCCGCCGAGAAGGGCGTCGCCGAGCTGCTGTGGGAGACCTTCGGCGGCCCGGTCAACGAGGCGGGCTACAAAGAGCTGGACCCCCACATCGGCATGATCTACGGCGACTCGATCAACTACGACCGGGCGCAGCAGATGACCGAGCGGCTGGCTGCCAAGGGCTTCGCCTCGACCAACATCGTCCTGGGCGTGGGCTCCTTCTCCTACCAGCACGTGACCCGCGACACCTTCGGCTTCGCGATGAAGGCGACCTGGGCTGAGATCGACGGAGAGGGCCACAACCTGTTCAAGGACCCGATCACCGACGACGGCATCAAGAAGTCCGCCACGGGGCGTCTGGCGGTCCGCGCGGGCTACGACAAGGCTGGCTACTACCTCGATGAGTGCGCGAGCCCAGCTCAAGAATCCCAGAGCCTGCTGCGACCGGTTTGGGAGGACGGGCAGTTCATCTGGTCACAGAGCTTCGCCAGCGTGAGGGCCACCCTGCGCGCAGGGACAGCCGACTACGAAGCCTGGCGCAACTAAGTGACTGAATCCAACCCCATGCTCTCGGTCGACGTGGTGGCCCTGCGCTACCACGCCGACCGGGGGCTAAGCATCGGGCTTAACCTCAGGGCCAACGAGCCGCACTGGGGCGAACTAGCGCTGCCCGGAGTCCTAATGTTCCAGGACGAGACCGTTCTAGAAGCTGCTACGAGAGCCCTAGATATCAAACTGAGAGTCACCCTGCATGAAACCGACTACCTGATCGTCAATCAGGTGCATGACACTCCCAAGCGCGATGTGAGAGGCCCAACGGTCGCTATCTCTTGCATCGCCATTATTCATCAGCGAGGGCACTTCTTTCACTGGCCCTGTACCTGGCTCGCCCTCAATGCCGACGCGCTCCCCGAGCTGCCCTTCGACCACAACGCCATCATCGCCAGTGCGCTACTCAAGCTCCGCGAGCTGGTCTGGGCCGATCGGTACGCGCTGGAAGCGCTACTGGGAGCCGAGTTCAGCACCGGGCAGATGACCCGCCTGGTGGATGCTGTCTATGGAGAGAAGCAGCGCCGCTCCACCATCCATCGCCTGCTCACGAGAACGCCGTTCCTAGAGAGGATCGAGCCATCATCTATCCGGGTCTCAGGCCAGCCTGGGCGCCCTCAAGCATGGTGGCGTTTCACGCCATGAGAATGAAACCCAACGATTGGAATCGAACCTCAGTGATGACATCAAGGAAAGCCACTCCCGGAGACGCTCGCAACGCTATAAGCAACCGTGTCTACGTAGTGCTCAAAACACTAGGCCCGGGTGACTTCGCCGTAGAACTGATCACGCCCCACCAGAACAAGGCGGTGGAGTCTTACCAGAGAGACGAGACGTCACGCACTATCTTTCGATGCGAAATAGGCAGTGTTGCTGAGGTCCGCCCCGTGACAGAACTACTAGTCCCTGTGGACTAGGTCTGCTCATTGCCCGTCGGGGGTTGCAACACCGTAGCGTCGCCGCACTGCCGATTCGTCGTACAGCTCGTCAGGTGCTGCTGCTCGACCGGAGTCGATGTCCTCGTGCACGCCGGGCTGGGACTCCCAGAAGGATGTGTCGTCTTCGGGTGTCTGGGAATCAGGTTCGATCATCATGGCGCCCATGCTAGCGCAATCGATCACGCAGATAGATGTCGGCGCATATCTGGTGGAACCTCGATCTCCACAGCCACGCAAACCACACCCGTCCTCCACAGATCGCACAGCGCATCATGCGCTCACCGGAGAACGGACTGGGGACGACTTCGGCCTTGGCCTTCGCACCGATCAGCTTGGCGATCCTCTTCCGACCACGCGGCCCGTTACGCCAATAGATAGCAAGAAACACGATTACCTGGATAGAACAACCGTACGGGAACACATTGGTCCACACCACGACCAAGACTGCGCATATCGCCAGAAGCGCAGCGCAGGCAAGGGTGACGAACTGCATCTGCGCCATCGAGTTGCGCCGCCACCAATTGAACGAACCGAATCCGGCTCCAATGCCAATATCGATCAACACCCGTCCATGATCCCAGAAGATCACGGAGAACTCTCAGCGCGGTCGCCCAGATCGCCTGGCTGAATGACTTGACCGAACATCTTCATGCGGGCTGGAGCGTGTCGTGCCCGCTCCTCGATCACTCGAACTGCCTTGCTCTCATCGATTGCTCCACCGAGAAATATTATGCCCTCAGGATCATCGCGGTAGTCCCAGATGCCGCCTAGGTGTTCATCTCCGTCCTCTTCTACTACCACCTCTAGTGCTAGACCTAGGGGATGAAAGAAGAGTCGATTCACCTCTTGCAGGAATCCTAACTCACGGAACTCCTTGATATCCATGTAGTTGATCGGCTCATCCTCTTTTGCTTCATCAGGATCAGTCTGGCTCATCAGTGCCACTCCTCAGAGGTTAAGTACATGTTTCGCATCGCTGAGTACTCTAGCCAGCAACTGTCACACAAGCAATCTACTGTCGCCCTGTTCTGGCAGAACCCTAACTGACACGCACAGCGATCCGCATTGAAAATCGAAAGGCGCTCCTGACTCACCGGGGCGCTCGCCTGCGCGTCATTGGAGCATCTCGGCAATCAGAACGGGGCCGAGGTACTCGAACCGCTTGGTCATCTTCCTCGGCCCGACGCGAGCCACGAAGTCTTCTAGCGTCCGGACGGCCATTCTCGGCCCCGGGTGCGCGCCGTCGAGCTGGAGCGGCATGTAGACCACCACCGTGCGCTCACCGAGGTAGCAGTGCTGGCCGCACCCAAACTTGCTGGCCTCACTCACGAACAGGTCCATCGCGTTCGCGTCATGGGCCAGCCCGATCACCTGGTAGAGCGGTCCCTTGTAGTGGCGGTAGATGCCCATCTGGATATCGAACATGCTGTCAGTGCTCACAAGGACCAACTCGCCCGACATTCCTCGGTGTGGCCGGAGCCAGTCTCAGGATTGCAGCAGCGGAGACTGGCGGCCCGAAAAGCGTCACTATGGGTCTTGCGTCGTAAGCGAAGCCACTCATACAACTCGCGCCTGAAACCACTCAGAGAAGCGATCTCGCGCGCCTCCTCCGGGCTCCTCACGGACACTCATCTCGGATATGAAAGACCAGCTCACTGGGTCTGATGGGACTCGGGAATCGGTGATGACAGTAGGCGCAACTCATGATCGGCTTAGCGAACAACATCTCCGGCGTGATGTCCGATCGCCTCTTACTTCTGGGTGTCCACAGTCGATGCGACACCAACATGTTGACCCACGCGATGCGACACACATTGACGATCCACTCGATCATTGCCCGCCCCCCATTCTAAGTCCTTATCGAGGTGGGCCACCCACTTCGCTAGCAGCGTATCGGCAAAGCTACCGCCTTCACGCGCGACACCGAAGGCCCCACTTCGCTGATCAGCAGAGCCACGACCGTGCCAGTAACCATAAACGCCATCGAAAGTCCAATAGCTGCCCAGGTAGGTCACCACAGCCCCGTGGAGCGGGCGATCTGGGCTAGTCATCCCAGCGCCTCCCACGGCTGCGACGGCCCGCTGTAGCGTCGAGCGGCCCCGCCGATGCAAGTTGAACCGCTGTGCCACGCCTCACCGGCGCTCGGGCAGTCGGCATGGTGGATCGCGAAACCATCCAAGCCGTCCTCAATCGTGACACAGTAGGAGAACGGCGAGCGCCGGGTATCTCGCTCTCGCGCCTCCCGGAACATCCGCTGGAGGCCCTTCTCGGGTTCAGCCGCCCTATGCCCGTCGGTCATTCTGATCCGTCCACTACTTCTCGCAGCAGCGTCTTGAACTCACGCTTCATTGCGGGCTCGAAATTGCGGTGATACTGGCTGCCTTGAGGCCCGGTCTGATGCTGATACTTGCCCCGATACGGAGTCAGAGCAGCACTGCTGAGCATGAAGATCGCAAGCTGACACACCGGCATGCCCGGGTAAAGCGCGATCGGCACCTGGAGGAGATTTGCCAGCTCCAAGGTGACCTGGCCCTCGAAACCCGGATCGATGAACCCAGCGGTCGAATGAACCACCAAGCCGAGGCGCCCCAGGCTGCTCTTACCCTCCACCCGCGCGGCCAAGGTGTTGCCGAGGCGCACCCGTTCAACGGTGGTAGCCAGCACGAAATGTTCCGGCTGGAGAACGAAGTAATCTCCAGCCGGAACAGACATTCGGATAAGACGCTCAGAATTGTCATGCTTCAGGTACATAGTCTTGCCGTCGTTGTCGTTCACAATGGCGAACTCGTTGCCCAGGTGTAGATCGACACTGGAGGGCTGGATCTGACTCAAATCGAACGGCTCAATGCTGAGCGACTGATCTTTCAAGGCATGGAGGATGTCTCCGTCGTTAAGCAACATGCGACCCGTCCGGCCCCTCTGCTCCGGTGGTAATGATCTCGCCAGCGACAACGTGGTCCTTGAAGGCCCCGTCAGTGGTGTTGACTCTGTGCTCGTCTCTGATGTGATGCACGCTGAGCCGATGCCTCTTCGGGAGGCCCAGGATCTGGTTGAGGTGCCGTCGACAGACCAGGTACTTGCCATCGAGCACAGGGTGCCGACCGATCCGCGCGCACCAATGATCGTGGCAGTTGTGCTTCTTCCAGTTCGCGTAGGCGAGGGTGAAGATGGTCAGGTCAGCGAAAAAGCCCGACCACCACAGATACCAGCGGCCTGAGCCGTTCGTCAGCCCGATCGCAGTGAGCAACAGCAGGATCATGTGCGCCTCTCACTCTGCGTATAGAGACCGCTCACTGGATCATAGCGGTCGCCGTATTCGCTCTCGATCACGAGCACGCAGCGAGGATGCTGACGTAAAAAGTAGACAGCACTAGTATAGGTCGAACCGTTAGCCGCATCCTGGAAGATATCGTCATTGAGCGCAGCGTACGTCGCGCGCACACTCCACAGATCCATGAGGATGTTCTTGCCATAATCACCGGAGCCACCGACCATGTCATGATCACCCAACTCAGGATCATGACTCACACAGACGAACCCCCATCTCGTACTCACTCGCGGCGCTCCGGGATACTCGTCTCCAAGACGGCGCGATCGCTGGGCAGCTCGTCCACAAAGAACTCCTCGACCTCGCCGCGTAGCTTCAGCTTGGCGACCGTATGCGCGATATCGACACCTCGGCCGTGCTTGCCGCGATACCAACCGGGGCACCACAGCAGCGCGACATTGCCCAGGCCATGGAAGTCGCTCGCCTCAGTCACCAGCACGTACTCATGCGGCCCTAGCGGGCACTGAAGATGGCTCTCGACCTCGCTGAACCAATACTGGCCCTCAGCATGGTTCGGGGCGATGATCGCCAGCCTGCGGCCATCCTGGGGCTGGTAATCAGCCAACAAGAAGCTAGTCATCGTCTTCATTCTCCTCATCGAAGAATAATGGGTCTTCGCCCGACTCCACCATCAGGCAGTAGTCGGAGAGCTTCACCCGCTCCCAGCGCGGATCATCAATGTCGATCTCCCAGTTCCACTGGACCCAGGTCGTGTCGAGGATTTGCTTCACGCCACTCCAGCGCCGCGCCCCTCCGCCCGAAAAGCTGGAGGGCATACCCACCCGATCCAGGTAGTAGCGGATCCCGAACTCCGGGCCGAGCGTCTTCAGGTCAGAGTTGATCTGCTTGCCCAGCTCGGTGCGCAACGCCGGGACCCAGTTACGTGAAGCGCTATCCCACCGCCAACCGTCGGCTGGAGACTGGGAGCGAGGCAACCGGAAGCCCATGAGGAGAGCCCGATCAGGTTGGATCATCGAGCGCGCCGTGTCGGGATCCATGCCCCACTTCGTGCAGAAGTCCTGCAGGTCGTCGCGCCATCCCGTGGCATGTGCGCGCTGTTTCTCCCAAGCCAACTGCACCTCAGGGTGACTACTGCGATAGATCGCCGCGTGGATGGGCATCAGCCGATCTTCTCCTCATCCCGGGCCTGACTCGCAGTGCGCTGCATCCCCAAACGATGCTGTCGATTCCATTGCTCTTCAGTGAGCAGATCGATCATCGCCGAACCGTTGGAGTAATCAATAGATACTCGCGCAACGATGTACTTCACACCATCTACCTCGACCGAATCGAAGCACTGCAGGGTTCGCACTAAGGTCTTACGCCGGAGCTTCACCGCTGATCCTCTCGTCCTGCAAGTCGGTAGTAACCACGCTCAGTGCGCTCAATCAGCCCTGCCCTCTCACACTTGCCCAACTGCTCGCGTATGATCTTGCGCGGGCTATAGCTCGTTGAGATCCACCCCAAGTCGACCATCGCAGACCGGATCTCGGGGATCCCCATTGGCCGATCCTGCGCCGCGAGAGCCAGCATGAGATAGCCCTTCAAGGTGATCGGCGCGCTCCTCTTCAGAGCCGCTAGCTGACGCTGCAGGCTAGCGATCTCGGCCCGCAACTCAGCGATCCTGATCTCGGCTTCTTCCCCTTTTACCGCCAAGCCAGCGATTCTGTGTAGCTCATCGAGCCCGGCACATCGCACGGCGGTCATCAGCGTTCTCTCCAGTCGTAGCAGCGCCCGCCAGCACTATCGGGATCCCGGCGGTAAGAGCCGGGATGGTAGTGCTGGCGCCAGTCCATGCTAGGAACCCAGTCCGGTCGCAGAATAAGGATCGGACTAGTCGGTCGTTCGATATCCATCTCTTTCCCGCTCAGTGGGCCTCCGTGGAAGTGAACGATCACCACCCGGACTCCAGCTCAGAGGGAGGCAGCTCTGCGATCGGCGTCAGCAAGCAGGGAGGTAGCTCTGCGATTTGCAACAATGTGGCGCGCACGCCCTCGACATCCAGCCAGTCGATCACGTCGTTAGTGACCGGCGTGGAGTAGTTGATATTGCCCGCGCGATCCAGGACCGCAAGCTCCCAGAGACCAGCCTCATGCCCGTAGCTACCCTCATGGCGCACGACACTCGCGCCCCAACCGTTGCGGAACTTGAACTCATACTGCACTCCGCTATTCAGGACGCGCTGCGTAGCTTGAACCTCAACGAACGGGTTCAGCGCTAGCTCAGTTGATTCACTCATTGGCGACAGATCTCCTTGTTCGAGACTGCAGACTATCAGATCATGATCACACTCAACAGCAGCACAGCTCGATCCGGCACCGGAAAAACTATGCCCCGCCTGTGGGGGACGGGGCATAGTTGGTATCGCGTCTTACACATCCACGAGATCGGAACCAGCGGTGACTAGCCGTAGCTTGGAGTTAGCCCGCAGAGCATAAATTGTGCAGATTTGCCCTGGCGCGATGTAGCTCTCCGTCATTCGACTGCGACCTTCGCGGGGCGCGCAACGTTGTACGCCGTTGCGCTATCCACGTCAGCAAAAGCTAGCTTCGGCGGACATGCCCAAAGATAGCACTCACGGGGCCCCTATTCCGAACGATCCGCTACCCACCAACTTCTCCATCATCTCGACCGCCCTCATAGTCAGCGCGCTCCCACATGCCGGGCGGCTCATCCTCATACTTCTTCAGCGCTGAGGTATGCACGTGGATATGCGTGGCTGAGCTGTTGCGCAGCAGCTCAGCCACGCGCTCGGCGCGCGACCGATCGGCGTACGGCACGGGTCGTTGGGCCACGCCCCGCACTTGGAGCACGAGTGCATACCGCTCGCCGCGAGTACGTTGTCCCGTCTAGGCGCCATCATGTCGTCTCCAACCTGTGGCACTGTGACATTTCCTGCGCAGCTCAATCGTGATCTCGGCGAGTTCCTCTTCGGCGCGCTCGATCTCCTCGCCGAGGAGATCGAAAAGCACCTGAGCCCAGAACTCGCGCTTCATCAGCGCCTTGGACATACTCACGACTCCTCCAGCGGCACGATGTTGGTGATGTAGCCGCCCTCGAACGTCACTTCTGCGGGCCCCGTCAAATCTGAGCGCAGACCATAAACGAACGCCGCGTCGGGCTTGGTGGAGATCGGAGCCAGCGCGCCATGCAGCAGGACGTTATAGCGCGGGTTGCCACTGGGGCTGTTCTTGAGCCGGGTCATCGACACAATGGTCCTGGTGTTAGTTGCCGAAAAGTAGGTCATGACCGACTCCTATTATTTGGGTAATCGATTGGCGACAGAGTACAGAGTACAGAGTATCATACAGGTCAGGTCAAACCTGCATCCTTGCGCTCAGCGGCCTGTTGCGCCTCTAGCTCCAGTAACTCCCGTTGATGCCGAGCGCGCATCTCCGCGCTACTTGCCGTCCCATCTCGACGGTTCATGATGTCGGCCAGCTTCGCGTAGTCAGCCGTACTGTCCTCGCCTTCCTCGTCTCCCGCCTGGTCGCCATGCCAGCTTCTGGAGGAGAACGCAGTCATGACGCCGTAGGGCTGTGCGGGAGCCGTCAGCGCGAGGTTGACCCGGCCGGGAGCGTTGCGCTCATCCTCAATCACCCGCACCAAGATGTAGTGCGTGCGCTCAATCAATGTCCTGCTGCTCGCATAAACGGGGCGCGCAACGTTGTGCACGACGGCATGCCCTTCTGGATGGAGATGGACATGCAATGTCCTCAACCCACCTAGAGACAGTCCGTTGCAGTCGACCGGATAGATTCCATGCTCATCCATCAAATGGGCTACCAAGTCAGCATTGTTGTCATCCGCACCGGGCCCACTGAACCCCGAGAGATGATCGAATCGCTGCGACCACTCACCGAGCCGTCCTCCTAGGTTTTCGGTCATGATCGTGACTTATCCTCTCTGATACTCTCGCGCTTGCCATTGACGTAGGTCGCCATGAGCGTCTCTTCTGTCTTCCTCACCTGGACCGGTCGCACCGCCTCACCTGCGATGCACCAGTTGGTCTTGCTCAATCTCTTCGCTTCTAGCTGCGCTTCGGCTAGCGTGCTGACTCGCAGAGGAACTTTCACCTCTCGACCGCCGACATAGACATGCGCAGAGTAGGTGACTTTGATGTAGCTCACGACGGAGTCTCGCCGTCCTTCATCAGCCCGATGCTGCGACCACACACCGGACAGGTACCGCGACGGATCGGGGCCGACGTCATGACTGGGCCGCCTTCTCGATCAGTCGCTCATAGTGCTCCAGGAAGAGGCGCAACCGGCGGATGCCATAGCTCCCGAGCACGATGGCGAGATCCTCCAGCCCATCGTCAACGCGGATCTCCAGTGTGGGCAGGTCGCTAGCCTCTTGTGGCTTCTGCCCGCGCAGCTCGACAAAGGACAATAGCTCCGCGCCGGGCACACGCTCAGAGAAGTCCAGGTAGGTCTGGCTCGTGGCTTCTCCTGGCTGATCTGGCTGATCTGGCTGACCTGGCTGACCTGGCTCGTCCTGCTTCCCCGCGCTTACCTGCTGGGCTCGGGCCTTCTTCACTTCTCGCTCCACGTCTTCCCCGTATCTATGGCTCATGGCGATGTCCCTCCTCGACTGCTGGGCCCTCCTGGCTTCTAGCTTGTCCATCTCGACATCGAAGTCCGTCATGATAGTGGGCTCCTATGTTTGGCGACTTTGACGTTGTACAACTCACGACTTGCATAAATACTAATCATCTAGCAATCGAGTATCAAACTTCGGTAATGAGCTACTTGTACTCAGACATATCAGACTCTGCTGGACAGACGCCTCAACGGACCTCTCGACCCCTCAGTGCCCCTCTCTGCTCCTCTCACCGGATGCGCATCCGGTGCCTCCTCCGGGCGCAGATACTGGATCCCGGCCTCACCCGCGATGGCCCGTCCCAGCTCATCTACCGCGACCGACCAGATGTAGACGAACTCGCGACCCACGTAGGGCGCTAGAGCCCAGCACTGCTGTCTCCGTAGGAGTCTGGTCCCGGATAGCGACGAACTGCGGTGCCTATCCATGTGGCCCCATTCCAGCCCGCGCATCATGGACAGCTTGATCACGGGATGCCGACCGGACGGACCTTGCCCGTTGAGCCAGTCCATCAGCCAGGGGCGATCCTCATAGGCCGGGTGCCACTCCAGAGGCGGCGCGACCACCCTGGACGGCTCGGGCGGCATTTCAGAGCCTGCGCAGGACGAGATTCATACCGACCACGTTCTTGGCGACGATGAAACCAACTCTCTCAGTGAAGTCGATTTTCTCGATCTCATACGGGTCGCCGAGGTTCATCAGCACGTCCCCGACATTCAAGAGTATCCCGGGAGCATCTTCTGGATCGGCCTCAGCGGGCCCCTGGCTGGCGGAGAGAGCCGGGTCTGCATCAAGAGGCAGTTCGACCCACTTGAAGCCGCAGTGATCACAGCGGCGCCGTAGCACCTCCGTGTCGGGATCACAGTCGGGGTAGTACTGCTTGGCGTCACCCTTAAAACAGGCCGACCTGAGGGTCGGCATCCACTCGGCGCTAGCTCCGTACTCCCCGCACTTGCGGCAGCGAGGGAGTGAGACGTAGGGGCCCGGCACGGGGTCGATCATGGGGTTCCTTCCCACTGTGAGCGAGTCGAGCGAATCGGGGGCACGAGGATGACACGGTCGCCGACCTCGAAGGCGGGCATGAGGGCGCGCACCATCTGCACATACTCCCGGGCCTGGTCGTCGGGGATGAGTCCCTTGGCTTGATACTGGAAGATCGCTCGAACCGTGCTCCCGCCGCTGTCGAGTAGGCGCGCTCTGGCTTTGGCGACCCCGGCTCCCTCGCACTGCGCCCACTTGGGCCCAAGCATGCGCTCACGCTCGCATCGATATGCCCACTCCTTGGCTTCGAGTCTGATGATTCGAAGCCAACTCTCGACTTGATCTTGACCATACGGGTAGCCGAGCCAGGATTCTTGGACGTCTACAGCGCGGACTCCATAGTCGTCCATCACCTGGTCGAGTGCCGACTCTGATCTCTTCACCGAGAGCGGAACGCGAACTGCCTTATTGACCCGCGCCCTATACTCGGCTTCTTGGAGTTGGCGCCGTAGCCACGCTCGACGGTGGAACCTGAGAGCAAGAATCAACGGAATAATCGTGAGGGGGAGCGCCTCGTACCACGTCATCTCAGTCTGTCTCTGGTTGCTGCTTGGCCTCGATCAGCGCGTCTTGCGGCTCGCGCCCGGGCGGCATCAGGTAGGCCACGCCCGGGCCGTGGGAATCTATCCTCTGCAGCAGTTCGAGCGCGCCGAGGCGATCGCTGTAGGACATGAGAAGGGGGCGCAGCATTTCAAGGCGCAAGGGCCTGTGCGCCCAGGGGCCGACTGAGGGGCAGAGGAGGGGGTCGATGGTCCGAGCCAGCTTGATCAGCTCGCGCTTGGCCGCACAGTCGGCTAGCACCCGGATCGGCTCATGCTTGAGCACATGGCTGAGAACGTCGCCGAGCCATTCCGCTTCTATCTCAACGTCCTGGTCGAGGCGCACCACTTCACGAAAATGTGGGGCGCCAGCCTTGATATATGCCACCCAGCCGCGATCAATAAGTTCCCATGGAGACGGGTAAACAGCATCCATCTTCCGGGCTGCTTTCTCATCCTCGGCGACACAGCCAAGCAGCCACTCTGCAAGATCTTGCGAGAGCACATCAGTAGTCCATGTCATTTAAGAAGCCCGGGGTGTCTCTTCTTGAATCTCTCGATGTCATCTTCGTCATCGAACTGCTGCTTCCTCTTCTCAGCCTCTTGCTGCTGTTCGATGAATACAATCTCTTCGCTGGTGGCTTTACGATGCCCTCTCGCTGTAATCTTCACATCTGGATCACCATAGTTATCCACAAATGTTAAATCTAAGAATGCATCTTCCATCGCATCAGCGGCATCTTTTAATGCAGCACGCACTGACTCGACACTCTCTCCGTCAACGGATATCTCAATACAGATCCTACGATGCCACCCTTGCGCACCAGTATAATATGAGCCCCACATCTCCGGGGGTGGACTATGACGATCGACACCGCTGATGACGAAGGGCCTAATCACCACTGTGCCCAAAAACTTTGATTTGAACGTCATCCTCTATCTCCCTCCTCGGTGATCTCTTCGCTCAACAGTATCCGATAGGTTTCACATGGTGCTGGTTCACCGCACTTCGCGCAGATCGCGGTGGGGTTCATCGCTTCCGAGATAGGCATGCCGTCGGGTCCGATCTCTCCGCCTGCCTCAAGGTGCGCCAGCCCGGCTGGTGTCAAGCCCTGGTACCGAGTGGACGTCTTGGTGTGCAGTCTGGAAGCTTCGCGGATACGGCGCTTAAGGTCATCAACCCGGAGGTCAATCTGGGGGTCAATCACCGACCGGCCTCTCTGCGCATGCGCTCCAGCGCCTCAGGAGGGGCGATTGGGGTGCCCTCAACGGCACGCCACAGCGCCGCGCACAAGACCCAGCCACGATTAGGGCCGTGGCGGTCCATCTCCTTCAGCACCCATTTGACCTCGTCTATGCTCGGGCCCTCGGTTTGGCGATCACCCATCGGTATCAACCTCCCCTAGCCCGAGGACGACATACCCAGGCTCGATGCCGTCAAGCCTCGGATCCCCGGAGTAGACAAACGTGATAACACATTCGAATCGCTCCGCCCGCCCGGCCCAGTGACCGAACGCATGACTCCAGTACCCGCAGTCGCTATGCACGCACGGGCGCGCACTGTTGGTGTGCTCGGGGTGCCACTCGCGGAACCGCAGAATGTCGCCGCGCTGATAAGCACGATCGTTTCGCCGGACCTCGAACATCTTGCTGCCCGCGATAAGCGAATCGAAGTACGGCGGGACGACCTTCAGCTCATGGATACGCACCTTGTCAGCCATGGGTAACTCCCTCTCCAAACAAGCGCAGCTCAACGGCCTCCACAAGCCCGGCGAGATGCGTGCGCGCCTTCTTGAGCGCATCGCCCACCCAAAGCTTGACCATTAGTTGATCGAGCGTCATCGACGTATGGATCCGGCGATCGACAATGAGGAACTTGCCGATCGGTACGTTGCAGTCGGTTGTGACCGGCATCCCGAGGATCGACGCAGTGCTCACTGGATGGCCTCCCAGTCGCGCTCGAACTCATCCCGAGTGAGCACCTGAAACTCACGCAGATCAGCCGTCCCAAGACACTGACACTGGCACTCAATGTGTTCGCCACTCCTTGTCACCGAGTGGCCGCAACCCATGCACCAGTGCGCAGCACCCATCACTATGTAGTCGCCGGGCTTGGCGGAGACCAGGTGATCCCGCCCGCTGATGGCAATGCGCGCGGGATGCCAGGTGCTCTCGCCAGCGAAGTCCGGCATGTCGTAGTGCTCTGGCTCATACCGCGCCCAGCCGCCGTGTGTGTTGACCCAGGCGGCGATCTCCACAGCCTGTATCTGACTGCCCATCTCGCCCTGCGGCGAGTTGCCAATCTCCCACTGCATGTACTCAGTCTCAACGAGCCTAGTGCGACATTTCACTGAACAACCTCCCCAACCAGAACGAGCCGTGCATCTGGGTGCGGCGATGGATTCCAAGTAGGAGAAAAGACAGTCACCACGGTCACCGGATCGCCGCTGTAGTTCGAGCTGAAATGCTGGTGCCAATCGCCTTCCTGGTCACAACCCCAGCCGGAGTCATGATTCGAGCAGTGTTTCATCCGAGGCGACCAGCCCCAGTTTCCTTCCCTGATCTCCAAGCGATAGCCGATCAGACCATCCGGCTCTTCATACATCGACTCAGTGACGGCTTCAATGATCGCCGCATCAGCAAGGCCGGTGCCCGCGTAGACATACATCGGCCGACCGTTGTCGAGATCAAATAGTGATTCCATCTCACTCACTGGTCAACCTCCCCAACGATCTCCACTTTGTACAGGCAATGCTGGTATGGGTCACTCCGCACGATGTAGACGAACCAGATATCCGAACAGTCCGGATGCCAACTAAGATTCTTGCGGTAAACGCGACCGGCGCTCGGACTGGTCGGCTGCGAGCGGGTGTAGTCGCTGATCGACTCGAACGCTGCCCGCTCGATGAGGATGCGACAGTCCGGCAGCAGGGCGTAGGACTCCTCGTCCAGTTCACGCAGATAGTTCGTACTCACTGGTCAACCTCCCCAGCATGAACCGGGATGGCGTCGGCCCACGCGCCCGCCATAGCGGACACCTGGATTAGCTCTTTGCGCAGTGCATCCAAGTCGACCGAGCGCTCGTCATTCGCAGCGTCGTTAAACTCTTTGGCGACCTCTCCTATCTCCTCACAGAGAATCCGATACCGATGCCCCGTCGGGTCAGATGGGTCAGCCGACTCCATCGACCTGTCGCCATGCTTCGCGTGCGCCCGGGCGCGCTCAGCGGCCACCTCATCCCAGATAGTCTGAGTGGAACCGCCAGTCGAAATAGCTTCCCTGGCCTGAGCCCCTAGATGCTCGGCCGCCCACTCGATGGCGTGCCGATAGCTCGGGTCACCCCAGTCGTTCAATGCTTGCTCACGCAGCTCGCGGTGGGCGCCGATCAGTGCGTCTCGCCGTCCCCGCTGATACTCGGCGGCAAGAGCTACCTCTGCCGCCTCAACTCGTTCCGTGAGCTTGCGTGCAGTATCGGCCAGATGGTCTTTGATCTCGCGCTGGGCGTCACGCTGCCGAGCGATACCGCGCATGATCTCCGGCAACGTGTTGAAGCCGATCGCTGCTGGCAGGTACTCGCGAGCTATCGCCCAGATCGCGATTTGAGCCTTCTCGGCTCCTCGTTGTTCGGCAGCAGCGACCTCAGCGAGCAGTACGACGACAGCATCGTCCGGGTAGTTCACGGCTCCCATGTCGTCGTACTGCCTACGGAGCTGTGCAGCGTCCATCCCTCGGTGCTCCCGAAGCCGTTTGGCGTGCACTTGTAGCTCGTCATCAGGGCTAGTCATGATGACCTCCCTAGTGCGGGCGCGCTGCCACTCTCGTAACCGTCCTCGAAGCCCTGGTCGTAGCCCATCTTGTACTCGGTAGCTATCTCTGCCTTGAACCAGTCCGACCGCACGACATGATCAGCTAGCTGAGCGATCTCAGCCAGGTCAGCGGGATGCGAAGGCGGTGGCGAGTAGAAGTTTGTGATCAGCTCGGCAAGGTCATCAGTGCTGGTCATCGGTGAACCGCCTGCCTCTCGTGCCACCATTGGCCCTAGTGCATCGGGACCCCGCCTCGTTGGCGCTACTCATCGACTCTCTTTCCTCACTCGGGCGTAACGCTGGCCACGACGGACGCAGGTTCGACATTGATAGCCCAGCGCAGTGTTCTGCGGGACACTCGATACAGTGGCGACGAACTTTCCACAAAACGTTATATTGCCCAATGGCGTGGGTTGATAGGTGAGATGTTGAATCCCATTCACGGGCCATGCAGTAGCGTAACTCAAACGTGAATCAACTTCGCTATCAACGAAGTGCTGGTGAATCACTCCAGGCAGAGTGCGCATCAACAATCGAGCAAACATCCATCTACAAATGTGTATTGATTCTCTCATCACCGATCTCCTGCCTCAGGCATCTCATCGAGCCGGTGCTGCCAGAGATTCGGATGACCCGGCTTCTCCCGGGTGCTGATTGGCCAACCGTGATCCTCGCGCAGCTCCCTGAGCCTGCGAGTCCCAGCGAAGCCGCCGACATCCTCATGGGCGAAGGTAGGGGCGTCGATCCACTGTCCCAGGTGCCTAATCAGATACTGCGCGACTGCGCCCTTGCGGGTCTTGAGGTTGGGCTGGTAACTGCTGATCGCCTGGTGCGCGGTCGGCGGATCGTCCTTGCGCACCATCGGGCGCGGCACTTGGGCAGTTAACTGCTTGAGGAGCGCACCATGGGCGCCGGGCTTTGCAGGCGGCGGCACGTACTCCTCATTGACCCAGTCGATATAGCCATGCTGATCCAGATAGCCACTGTGCTGCTGATGACTGGCGCTCTTATTGCACATCACCGTGGAGTACTCCGGGTGGTGAGCCCGGCACACAGTCATGCCGAACTACCGCAGGCCACGCCTGGGTGGCCACGCGGGCGCCCAGGTCATGATTGCGGCCACGCGACGAGCAGACTGAAGCTGCCATCCGGGTTCTCGGAGTGTGACTGGATCCAACCATTATTGGCCTGAATGACCTCCAGCCGACCATTGAACTCATCGACAGTGTTGGCGAAAGTCAGTTCGTAAACAATAGGCACACCACTGTGACCCCGCCCTGTCACGGGCTCGTTCACATACTCATCCTGGGCCCGGGCGCTGATGAAGTTGGACGTATTCACATCGGGCTGAGGCTCATCCGTCTGACTCGCCTCCAGCTCCAGCGCGCGCAGTCGGCGGTACTCGGCCATGAGCAGCTTGACCTTGGCGGTCACCTCGGCCCACTCGACCCCATCAGGGCTGTCGAGCGTCAGGATCTCGGAAAGCTGATCCTTGGCAGCAGCAGCCTGTGTCACGAGGCCAGACAGGAGAACGACATGCTCGTGGTCCTCGCCCTGCGTGCTGACAGTGTCTTGGACTTGCTCGGGATGCAGAGCGACAAGCAGCGCGGCCTTGACGACCTCCTTGGGGTCGATGAGCCCGGCTTCCTTCGCCTCGGCCACTTCGTCAGCCATCTCCTGCGAGAGGTAGACACTCAGGTTCTGTGATGCGGGCATTCTGCTCCTTGATCGAGGTTAGTCTTTGTCGTCATCGTCATCTAGCTCACTCTTACACATCGTGATGATGTTATCGAGCATCATGCGTATTTCCAGAGCGGATACTTCGCCCTCGTCTACCGAGTCGTAGATTTTCTTCATCTCATCCAGGATTCGCTGAGGGAAGGATGGTGCGAAAGGCTTCTGTCCTGGATGTTTGCCTTCCCATAGGCGCATCAATTCGAAACGGTGCTGATGAACATCATGTTTGGCGCGATCAAGAACACCGAGTTCTGGCTCGCTCAACATCCGCTTCCCCGCAAGGGCGAACTGAGCTAGCTCCTCATCGAAGGCAATGCCACTCATCCTCATGACTGAGCGCAACCTCGCTGTGAGGCCCTTGTGAAAGCGCGCCTTGAGCTGCGGCATCAGCGATCGAGCCGAACACTACCGCTATCGCAGTCGAGGATTGCGTGACTAGCGCAACGCGCCGGAGGCAATCGCGAGATTCGCTTCACGCCGCGAGCTGAACTTCTCGGACCAGTCTGTGTCGTCCGGCGTACGCACTGCCCACATCCCGCTGGGAAGTTGCATGAGCTGATAGGTACCGTCGGGCAGATCGTAGCTGCGCGACGTAAGCCCCGAGGGCGAAAGATCGCTCGCTGTCAGCATCAACTAGCTCCTCGGATGCGGGGGTAGTGGTGTCAGTTGTACCGCATGAAGCGACGACATGGCTAGTCGCACGAACGATCCCCGGGCGCATCTCACTCCCCCGACGCCCCTCGGACTCACGCAGACGCCCCCAATAACGCATAGCCTCTGTGTCATCGACAAGGCCCAACCTTCTGTGCCGCGAGATCAGCACCGCCATCACGGTTCCGAGAGCTATCAGGCTCAAGCTCACATATCCCTGCGTGATCATGCTGCCTCCTCCATCGGGCGGAACGGGTCGCCCAGATCATCGAGTAGCTGAGCGTAGACACTGGGCCCCGTCACCCCCGCGAGCATGGCCTCCAGACCTTCACGACCGAGATCATGAGCATTCAGCTCGATGAACATCAACCATGCGCTGGACGCATCCTCCCTAGTGACCCAGGGGTCGGCCTCGTTCTCCCCGGCGCTCTGCGTGGCCATCAACGCGGCCCGATCACAGCGATGACCGCCAGGGTCAGAACGAAGGCGAGCACAGACACAGAGGGGATCACAATGAAGACAAACCGCCCTCTGTCTGTCAATCTTCCTAGCATGTTGAGACTCCTACTTGTTTGGCGACATATTCGAACTTTACATATAGTACTTGCATCCCTACAAGTAAATCAAGCGCCTCTCCCGAGCGAGTCGCGAGCAACGACCTCCCGCGCCTGCCGCAGCTCGGGATCGGAGACAAAGATGGCCTCCTGCTCGACTCGCTCACGCTCACGTACACGCGCAAGCTCGACCTCGACCTGCCCTAGTCGATATCCCTCGCTCCAGTTGGCTCTCAGGCGCCCCACGAGGAACTTGAGACCGAACGACACCGTCCCGACAGGGATCAGCAGGGGCCAAAGCAGCGCGCGCCAGTAGATCCCCGAGTACAGACCCACTCGGTAGAGCCGCTCGCGAGCCCTGATCGCAGCCCGCGAATACTCATCATCGATCCCGTTCGGCCAGCGGCTTTTCTCCACCTCGATAGCTTTCTGATGCAATCGAGATGCCTCGTGGCCCCCGCGCCGGTAGTTCAGACTCAGTACTTTAAGACCAACACCGACATAGATCACGCCGCCGACAGCCTCGATCAAGGTCTTGATCATTCCCATCCCCGGCGCAGTACCTGGACTACAGGAGCGCATGACCTCTTCGATTCGGCGCGCAGCACGTCATCGCTCCAGTTTGAACCGTTAGTCGCGCACCAAGCGCTCCACTTGGTCGGATGGTTGCGGATGAGGATCAGATCCACTCCGAACGAGATCACCGACCCATCAGGCAACGCAGTCGGATCGAACGCGGCGGCCTTCTCCTCAACCGGAGCCTCGGTCACCCTGGACCGGTCTATCAGAGTGGGCTCTTGGCCCATCGGCTTGACGACCCAGTGGCCTTCTATTCCGAACCGCGCCGCCGAGCTGGTCTTCCTCGCGACATCAGCGAGCGCTTCATCCTCAGGAACATTCTCAAATACCACCATCCAGCGCGTACTCCGCGCGTCGTAGGACCACACGTTAAATCGCTTGCGAGGAGGCATATCTCAATCCTTCTTCTCGGGCTTATGGCCACGGAGCTTGTTGGCGGAAGTCAGAGTGATCCGACCGCCGCAGTGATTGCAGGTACCCGCGTTACCGGCGTAGTAGCCCATACGGGCCGTCTGGGTGTCATAGTCGTACGTGCGTGAGCCGGGGCACTCGGCCGCCTTCTTGGCCTTGGCCGCCTCATCGAGACCATTGGTCCAGTCCAGCGGGGCGGTCGGGAAGCAGGTGGTGCACAGTACCGGGCCCTGGGCGGCGACCGCAGCGGCCTCATCCATCCCGCTGACCTCGTGGGCAAGGTAGAACTCGGTGGGCTTGCCCATCTTGTTGCAGGTCGAGCAGTTGCGCGAGGAGTGGATGTGGCCGTTCGGCACGCACCAGAAGCGGCTCCAGCCGGTGTAGGCCTTCTCGTGAGCCTCTAGGCGCGCCTGCCACTGCGACTCAGTTGCCAACGCTTGCGCGGCACGGTCCTTCATCGACTCGATGTCCCAGCTCGACACGCTCATGCGTTCCCAGGACTTCTTGGAGTTGAGCGACTCGTAGTAGCTCGCCACCGTCGCGTCGGCCGCCATGCGCATCGCACCGGCGCGGACGGCCTCGATGTAGAACTCCCAAGTGACCTTATCGTGGGCAGCCATCTCGGTCTGCGTGCTGATCATGATTTGGCTCCTCGTGTGCTTGGCGACTGAGATCAATCTATCGATGCAGCGACGAGTATCAAGCACGATCCCAACCGAGCGAACGGCGGCATCTCTCGCACAGTTGCACCTTGCTGTCGTCGGCGACGGCTTCGAGCACGTTGCAGAGGAGCCCGCACTCGGACCTGCCAAGTATCCCTGAGTGCCAGTCACGAATGCCGGTGACTACGTGCAGAGCGGGGAACGCGATCTGCGATCCCCGTTTCATCCCGATGCGAGTGCTAGGCGATACTTTCAGTTGACTCATCAAGACTCCAATGTGATCGCAGTAACTAGAAAGGCTTGCGTACGCTCATGCGAGGACCATCCATCATGGCCGAATGCTTGCCATCTAAGGTCTCCATGTCGTACCACTGGCGCTCATTCGGGTTGCGGTAGGTCTGTGGACCAACCACGCGAGCCTGGACATAATCATTGGTCCACACGACCAGTCCCGGTTGGATCTCTACTCCGTCTGCTGTCTTGTCAATCTCAGTGCTGTCCATGAGGTGACTCCCTGCGTGTTTGGCTACAGGTCATACATTACCCAACCATGATCGAGTAACAAGCGAACGACTCGCTCACTGTCGATCATCACAGAGCACACTTGTTACTCGATCACCGTCCGGTAGAGTTGTCCTCAGTCGCCAAACGAATAGGAGCCATCATGAGCGAGATCGCCGAGTACGAAGAGGACTACGACACCTTCATCCCAGAGATGGACCAGCCCCGGCCGGACGCCTTCTGCGATACCTACGAGGCCCACGACCCCCACATCTACCGGGCACTCAACACCAACTACTACCGCTGCCCAGGCATAGGCACTGCCGATCTGGCCGAACTCATGGCCATGACCGAGGCCACCTGCGAGCATGGTATGGCTGCGTGGCTATGCTCCGGACCGATGCACTACTGATGGCCGCCCACAACATCCGCTGGTGGGTCTACGCCGGGAGCGAGCGCATCAGACATACAACCAGGATGCGCGGGCAGTGGGGCTATGACGCCACCTGCTCGTGCGGGCACTTCGACACCAAGACCGGCGGGGCCACCCGCGCCTACATCGAGCAAGAGATCTGGCTGCACAAGTTCGGAACCACATCGTCTGCATCGTCGCCACGTACCACCGAGGAGCCATCATGACCGCCATGAAGACCCGTCTCGCCGCCAGGAAAGCGAGCAAGACCCCCGAGCAACACCGCGCCGAGCGCGAGGCGCTGCTGGAGACCCTGAACGGCAAGATCACCACCCTGTCCAACTCGGCTGAGTGGATCGCCTACCTGAACTTCACAAGAGCCTTCCGCAAGTACAGTTTCAACAACCAGATGCTGATCCTCACCCAGCGCCCGGACGCCACCCGCGTGGCCGGATTCCGCAAGTGGCAGGAGTTCGGTCGCCAGGTCCGCAAGGGCGAGAGGGCCATCAAGATTCTGGGCTACTCCAGCCGCAAGGTAGTACAGACCAATCCCGCCACCGGCGAGGACGAGGAGTCACAGATCCCAACCTTCCCCATCCTGAGCGTCTTCGACGTCTCCCAAACAGAGGGCGATGATCTGCCCGATCAGGGTTGCGTCCTGCCCGAGAGCAGCGACCACGGATTCCAACTGAACCTGCTCAAGACTTGGCTCGCCGTGGAGGGCTGGATCGTCGAAACCGAGGAGACCCGGAGCGGCCTGGAGGGCTACACCAGCCACGTAGGCAAGCGCATCGCGCTGAGTGACAAGCTCGGTATCGATGCCCAGCTCGCGGTACTACTGCACGAGGCGGCGCACGCACTCCTGCACAAGGATTCGGCCGAGTACGTGGCCCACCGGGGCCTGGCCGAGACCGAAGCCGAATCAGCTGCCTACGTGCTCGCCGGGCTGCTCGGGCTCGACCTGGACGCCAGCTCGATCAGCTACGTCGCAGGCTGGGCCAACAGTAAGCCCGAGGTGCTGCAGGCGGCCGCCCAGAACGTGCTCAAAGCAGTCAACACGATCGCTGCGGGCATCGGCCTGGACCCGACTGAGGAGGTGACCTGATGGATCTCTACTGGGGCATTCGCATGAAAGTAATCGACCCCGATTCGATGCTCGTGAATCAATACCACATTCATACCGCCTACTCCCGTCGGCAGGCCGAATCCGAAATCACGATGCTCTGGAGCACAGGGAAGGCATTGGAAATGTTCGCCGAGGTCGAGGTGGTACACAGCGCCCAAATCACCGGTCCTTGGTATAACGACAGTGAGGGTGAGGTGGCCTGATGGAGCTGGATGAGCACGACATCAAACTGCTCTACCGGGCCCTGAACTACCACGTTGGCAAACTCCGGCGGCAGAAGGCCAAGTCCACATTCACGCCCGAGCCCGGCAAGGGAGATCGCGCCCTACGCGCGTCATCGAGAAGAACGCAGAGTCATCCGAGCCACCACAAAGCGATGGGGTCGCTACGACTGGACGATCTACTACTTCGATGACGAGCCGATCAAGGTCTGGACTCTTGATGCCGCCCGCTGGCATATCGCTCAAGAGATCGAAAACGAAAGCCAGAACCGCAGACCTTGATACTCATCGCCGCGCCGGTAGGTTGGACTCAGTCGCCAACAACCTAGGAGCCATCATGAGCAACATGAGCGCAATCCGGCAAACCGAGGCCGACGGGCCTTACCACCCGAGCATGACCCGCAGGCAGGCCAAGTTCTGCGTGGACCTGATCAATGACCGCTTCCTGCGGCCTTCCGTCGAGTTTGACGGAATCCGCGAGCGTTACTTCGCGGTCGCCAACAGCAAGCAGGCCAGCGAGCTGATCGAAGACCTGAAGGCGCTCCCCAAACTCGCCGACACCAACAAACTGCACGTACCCACTGAGACGGGTATCTACATCCACCCGATCACTGACAAGGTGCATAAGGTCATCAACACGGCGGCCGGGATGCGAGCCAGCCTGCTGGTCGAGATCGGCGGGACACGGGTCACCAAGGCGGGCGAGTTCGTGAAGTTCGAGTGGCGCTCGTTTCCCCTGGAGCAGATCGACTCATCCTGGAAGGTGACCGAGGACCGCTTCCATGACTTCGCAGTACGCTACGGCTTCTGCGGGGACTGCGGTCGGATGCTCAAGGCAGCCGAGTCAGTCGTTAGAGGCCTCGGGCCAGTCTGCGCAGCTCGCTGATGAAGCGCACCCGACACGGGCTCACGCTCGACTTCAAGGACGGCGAGTGGGTCACGAACCCTCGTGGCTACGCAATAGGTCGGGCGCGTGAGGTGTCATTCTGCGAAGGTCCGCACCCAATGCGCGAGGGCAAGTTTGGTGCGAATCACAGCTATTGCCCCGGTGGCATCGAGCACGATCGAGAATGCGGCTGGGACGTGCGCACAAACACAGGTCGCGATGCCTGCCACGGCGACCTGTTCGAGACCCTCAACGAGGCGTGGGCCGCGCTGGCCGCTGAACTAATAGCCAGCGAGGAAAAGGCGTGGCTCATGCGGATAACTTCGGTAAGTCGCGGCCGGACCTCGGACGGCAGCCCGCTTACGCCCGGCGTTAACGTGGACGCGATCGACGTCGAGGCTGGCATGACCCGGGCTCAGCGCTTCGGCTACGACTCGCCTGAGCACCAGATGGTGATCGAATATGCCTTGATGCGTCATCGGCGCGGTGAGGAAGACGGGGCGCAACGCACAGCCCTCAGCGGGGGGATCGATCTAACGAGCTGGTACGCCATCCTGGCGAGCGCCATAACTCATGGATCCCACTGATGGACAGCATCTAGACGGTCGAGATCCGTGAATCAGCCGCGCAGGAGGAATGGACGATTTGGACCGGGTGGGTAGGTCGCACGACTGCCGAAGCCGAGAAAGCGGTCGCTGTCGAAGGCGGCTACCAAGTGCAGATCGTACCCTCGAAATAGTCTCAAACACCGAGACTCCACAGACCAACAGCCCACGTCGAGATGGCTCCCGGCGTGGGCTGTTGCTATCCGGCCGTAAGTACACCATTCTGCAAAAACCCGTGGTATTCCCCTGATTGAATCGATCCCGCTCCGGCCGCGCACGTATTGCCGTCCTTGCCCACGGTCACCGTGCCCGCCTTCGGGTCGCCCTTGCGGATCCAGCAATAGTGTGACTCACCCTTGCGCGTGCAGTTGTTGGCCTCGGAGTCAACCAGCCAGACATTCTGATTCGGCAAGACAACCGCGAGCGAGATCCCATCCGGGCCCTTGCGGTGATACCACCAGGCGTCATAACAGGCCCCTGGAGCAGCCTGTGGAGCGCCCACCGCTTGCGCTGAGCACGCCGGGTTCGAATGGATGACGTACTCCTTGCCCGTGCCGGGCTGCTGGTAGATCAGTTCAGACCACGGCTGCCAGGTGTCCTCAGCAGTAAAGACATAGTCACAGCGCTCGCACCGGGTTGGCCAGCGGGGATCATCATGTTGCGGGGCCTCCGACCAGGAGTCGCGATAGCCATGCTCGTTGAACTGGGCCTCATCTCGGCCGATATAGACCAGGACGTCATGCCAACCGTGCTCACAGTCTCGGGGCTCGCCGGTCGCCCACGGAGGGGATGTGTAGCGGCGCAGACCCACTGCGACCGTCTTGGTGGGTTCCAGCCAATAGGTCTGCGCCGCCGGGTACATCAGGCGTTGCCGCTCCCTGAGCACAATCCGGCTCGGTGCTGCCACTGCGTGCCGTCGGTGCCGGGCACGGGCTCGGTCGTGCTGCCGTACTGGTCGCCGCTCAGCTCACCCTTGCACTTGGCGCAGATCAGCGGCCGGTCCTCGAAGGTGATCGCGACGTCCTTGCCGAGGCGGTCCATGAACCACTCCAGCGCGTTGCCGTTGATCGTGAGCTTGATGTTGCCGCTCGGGGTGGCCTGCGCCCAGGTCTTGTTCTCCCGGCCGCGCGTGGTGGGATACAACTCGACGGGGCCATTGTTCTTGCCGTTCGGGACTGCAGTGTGGCTCACGTTGTGGACGTAGAAGCGGGCCTGGACCTGGGCTGCCGCGTACTCATTGCGGCCGGTCTCAGGGTTCAATCGGGCGGGGGACATGCGGCAGCCTCCGGCTACTCGGGGGAACAGAGGGAGTGACTGCGCACCAGATTTGCGCCTGCGTGCGATCAACCAAGATTCTAGCTCACGCGATCGACAGCTCGGCGCTCCAGCCATGCAAGGATGTCAGCGCGATACCATACCCGTTGCCGTCGAGCCCCGACATAGCCCGCTGGGGTCGGCACGGTCTCTGCGAGACACATCTGGTGCACGCGCTGACGACTCATCCCGAGCAGATCTGCGACCTCGGAAACATCGACTAGGTCAAGATAGGCACGCCCCATCTCAACCCCGCTCTCACAGACTCAATCTCTTTCAAGGGCTCCCCATTGATCATGGGCGGCTCCAGGAACGGGCCGCTCATCCAGACAGAGCCATTCTGATAGGTACGCACCGGCGCGACGGGTACCAGCATGTCCCGGATGTAGGCCGACACACTGAGCCCGACTTGGGCCGCCTGTCTGCGCACGGACTCCATCTGGCCATCCGGAATGCGCACGCTCACGATCGCGCAGGACTCTCTCACGCGGTCGCTCCGGTACGAGCGAAGCGGATCCGATCCTCGGCATCGTGGCGCGAGAGCCCCAGATCGAGCAGGACGCGCGTCGCGGCCTCCCAGGCCCCGTCAGGCAGCACTGCGGTATAACCCGCCTGGACGGCCGACAGGGCCTCATCAGGACTGCTCACACGCTTGGCGCGGTAGATCTTGGCCGGGAGTGCCCCGAGCATAAGGGTAGGGGTGATCCACCAGCTCGTACTCATGAGGTGCCTCCTCTCGGCTCTCCGTAACCGCCTCGCACGACGATCGCTTGAAGTGGTTTACCCTGTAGTAGAGCAGCAGCGGCACGGTGGTGTCCACTCAGAAGGATCTTGTTGTCATCTGCCTCACGGTGATAGACGATCGGCCGCCGATTGCCGGGATGGTGCATGTCTGCATACGTCTCCCCGGTCTTGTCGTACTTATCAGTGAGGTAATGGCTTACTCCAGCCCGGATCACGCTGGGCTGGGTACTACGCAGTTCGCGCGGATCCACATCCTGCATGTGGTGATCCTCCGGGTGTGAGATCGCCTGCGCGACCAGATCCTTGTCATAGTCGTGATAGCGCTTGGAGCGGCCAGCAGGGGTGAAGGGCGCCGAAGTGGTCGGGCTGCCGTGGAAGAGCTTATCTACGTCGCCCGTGCCGTAAAGATCGTCTCGCCTGAGCCCCATGTGACGCCAGGCAAAATGGCGCTTCTCCTCGTCTCCGCTGGCGTGATACTGACAGTCCTCGCATGGCTCGTGGGTGTGGTAGTTCTCCGCGATCGGGTGCTTGTCCAGATCGTGATGCCAGCCCTCGATCGAAGAATCGCCTCGCTGGAGAGCAGCCGCGACCCGGTGATGCCCCTCTGTGACATGAAGTCGCCCCTCATGGGTGACGAACATCGGGTGCCCGTTACCAAGGTATCCATCACTATCTGCGCCAGGATGCGACTGCAAATGCCAGGCCTGATCATGCGGGTCAGCCAAATATCGATCGATATGTTTCTGCCCGACATGGCTCTGGGTCGCATAGACACCCTTGGTCAGATCAACTCGGACTGGCTGCTTGCTGTGCTTAGTCCACACGGGGGCTTCAGCCCCGTGCTCGCTGATGAAGTGGTGCAAGTGGTCGTCCTCGTGATCGGGCACATCCTCCTGGCGCTTCTTGTCGATCTCATGGCCATATGCCTGCTCATGACGTTCGTGATAAGTATCTGGATACTCGTCATGCTGTTCATAATGAGCATGCTCTGCCGAAGTCGGCTCTGGTGCAGCTCGATCCCAAGCATCCTCATCGAACTCGCCATCATGGTGAGTCTCGCCGTAGCTTTCATCGTCATAACTCGGCCCAACAAATCCCTTGAAACCCGCATGACGCACCGACTTGGCTCCGACCTCCTCGGCCGACTCACCCCCGCGCTGCTCATGCCATGGCATCGCCTGATGATGCACCGCAGTCTTCGGGATCGGCCGAGTGTTGCAATAGTCGTCGCCGACATGGTCGATCGCACGCCGCTCATGTTCGTCACAAACTGGGATGTACGCCATACCCTCTGCCCAGATCACGCGCCCGGTTGCGGGCTGATCGCAGTACTTACAGGTCTCGGTCTTGGGCAACTTAACCATATGGCCGACCTTATCCGACCAGGCTTTACCGTCATCGGTAAGTCGCTCTGAATGATCGATCGGGAAACCCAGATGTTCGCGAGCATGTTGCAATAGCGCAGTGGCGTATCCCTTGCGTCGATGATCCGGATGAATAGCTATGTCTGATACGACGCCTCGCGCCTCGGAAGGATGCTTATCAACTTCTAACTTCCCCACTTGTTGACCATTCACATGACCAACGATGGTATGCAACACCCAATCTTTATCATATTCATCATCAGGATCGGCATCAGGATTTGTCTCAGACTTATGAGTGATCTGCAAACTGCTAGCAGATGCGGTATAGCCGGGCGGCGTGTTCGACCAGTCAGCGGGAGCGAGGTCGAGCCCTTCCTTGGCTCGGTGGGCACAGTCGACCAGCTCAGCCCACCAGCCACCCATATCCAGCCACTTCTCGGCGAGATTCCCGGGGTCGATCCAGCCCTCTCCTCTATCGCTAAAGGCTCGTGACCGATCAGAGTGCAGGTGCTCGAACAGCGCTGCACCCTGCTGAGTACGCATTGGCTCGGGGAGCTTCAGCACGGCCTTCGCGTAGGCCTCAACCGCACGCAGCTCAGCCACCACGGGCTTGGGGAGGTCATCGACTGACCAGTGCGGCAGGTCCGGTGGCTTGACGACCCAGCGGTCATTGCCGACATCATAGGCTGCATATGGCTTAATGCGCTTAATATCGTACGAATCTTCGTTCACGTAGGTCGTGCGCGACCAGGGTCCCGTAGACACTCCGTCGACCGTGATGTAGGTCTCGGAGTTATTCAGCCCGGCCCCGAACTCGTGGTTCATCTGAGCCGAGATCTCGGCGTCGCTCAGATCGGCGTACTGCGGATTAGCCGCACGGAACCGGTCATACTCCACGCCGACGAGGACATCGAAATCTGAGTTGCCCTCTAGTGTCGGAGACGTCCACATGGAAGCCTCTGAGCCAGCAAAGTAGACCTTCGCCCAGTGCGCCCAGTCACGATAGCGACCTCGCCAGAACTGCTCGATCGAGCCCATGATGTAGCTGCGCACCTCGGGGCGAAGATGTCCATCCTGGTCGAACAGGCGATGGTCTAGGCCATCTGTATGGGTGAACACCCTTTGGTCCGGAGTAAATCGAGCTGCAAGTACGGGCTTGATGCCGTTGCCATCGTCGCGTCCCACCAGCAGCTCATTTTCTGAATTGGCATTGTCGACTGATGGGTTCTGATATTCGCGCAGCCCCGTGCCATCACATTGATAGCACTCATGCCCAGTTCCCTGCTCGCCAGTGCCGGAGCAGGCAGTACAAGACATCCTCTGCGAGACGGACTCGCCACCGTCCTCGTGGCTGATCGACCCATCCAAGTGTTGCCAGCCATCAAGCGGATCGAACTCGGCCATCAACCCACAGGGGCATCGCTTTCGCTGACCCTCGCGCCATCGACTATTGACACTGGCGATCCAACTACCGAAGTAGGAGTTAGTACCCTTCTGCCGCTTGATCGCGTTGTTGTAAGCGTCGTCATGAGCACCGGCGGCCGACACCTGCAACACCCCGTCGCGCACCCTATGGATCATCCGATACTGATTCCCGCCGATCGACGTCCCATGCCAACCGCCCTGAAGCTTGCCCTTAAGCGGATGAGTTGACGGATGCCGCTCGCCGCTACGCAGCCCGTCCACGCGGTCGTGAAATGCATCCTGCACCCGATCCGGCAGCAATCGAAGATCACTGGCAATCTGCGGATGTGGATCGTAACTCAGAGGCTCTGTGGCGCCTTGCTGGCTGCCCGCTGCATCGCGTGCCATTCCCGGGAAGAAATGTGCGGAGGACACACACTCTCCGGATGCGGCGTGTCGAAGTAGCTGATCCGGTCGAGGATCTTCGCGTGCTCCTCGGGCGACATGCCGTTCAACCGAGCCGACTCCAGATCCTCGGCGGAGTACTTCTGGATCGATCCGTGGGTGCTCATAGACAACATTCTCCACTAGAAGGGATCGAGTAACAAGTGACGACTCGATGCGCTCAATGCGCTCGGGCGGGATGGATCGCTTGACCACCCTCTGGCCGATATCGGCGACCCCGTGCGGCTCCTTGGAAGTCCGGTAGCCGGTGGTGTCGACGCGGTAGAGATCCTTGGTCACAGGAGTGCCGTGCATGTCGCGAGTCGCGCCCATCTGCTGGTACTGGCGGGCCTCGTCCTCATCTCCGTGCAGCCAAATGTGCTGACCGTCGGAGCTGTGCGCAAGATCCAACCCATGCTCGGCGATCGAGTCCCGATTGCGACTGTCACTGACGTGCCAGTGGGTCTGAGACACGGCAGCCGTCCGACCTCGGCGCACCGTCTTACCGTCGGAGTAGCCAGCCCACCAGTCATCCCCGTTGGCGGTCCTGTCACCGTGATCAATCGAAGCGCCGGGATATCGCCGCTGCAACTCATCCATCAACGCACTACCGACGCCCCTGCGTCGGTGCTGAGGACGCACCCTCATCATGTGAACCTGAACCTGAGCGGCAGGATCCCCTCCATCGCTGTACCTTAAATACCCTACATCCCCATGATCTGGATGCACCGCAAACAAAGAGTACTCGTTATGAGAATCTCCATCCTCCTTCTGAAAACGAATATTAGCGTAATTAGCGCCTTCGGCCCCGGCAGTCTTCTCGGCCCAGGCCGCACCGTCATTGGACAAAGTGGTCGAGTGGTGCAAGTTAGGTTCGGCCATCTTGGCGTGCTCCCAGAGAGCGCTCGCAAGCCCATGTCGACGGTAATCCGGGTGGACCTGAACGGATCCGACCTCGCCCTGGCTGTTCCAGTTCAGAAATCCACTCAATCGGCCAGCCTTCGTGCGCGAGTACACGCCTTGGGGATCTCGATGGAGATAATGCAGATCGTCGGGGGTCTGATACGTCGCGTCGTAGGGGGTGCTTGACCCTTCCAAAACACCCGCGACCGGAATGATCGGACCCAACTTCTCGACCCTCTCCAGCAAAGCCGTGCGACCCCGACGCACCGTCTTGCCGTCTGTATAGCCTTCCCACCAATCCTCCCCGTTTGCGGTCCTATCTCCATGATCTAGGGTCGAATCCGGGTGGCGACGCTGAACCTCATCCATCAGCGCGCTACCGATCCCCCGGCGCCGCTGATCTGGCTCAACATGCAAGTTGTGGATCGTCACCACGCCATTGCGGCGCCTGGGTGGGTAATAGATGAGCGCGCCGACCTGACCGTCCTCCGGCGTATGCGCCCGCAGATGGGTTCTGATCGGATGCTTAGAGCCGCCAGTCTCCATGTCGTCGTGGGTGAAACTCAGGCCCGCTGGCGGCACCTGGACGGCCTGCGCTGACAGTCCCTCGTCATCCAGATCTTCCAGTTCGTGATCCAGCACCTGCAGGTAGGGGTGCTCGATCTTGTCCGCTCCAGCCAGCATCTGGAGCGCCCACTGGTCGAGCCGCCAGTTGGCATGCCTGGCGCGCAGGTGCTCGATACTCTCCCCAGGCGCTCTCTGTGGAGCCGGGACAGCCTCTACCTGCAAAGATGCCTCCCGGAACTTCGGGATCATCCTGTGCATGCGCTCGGTCAGCTCATCGGCCAAATGCTGGTGGTCAGGGTCGATGTGCGTCTCGTCGGGCTTACCGTGCCAGTAGGTAGCATGCCCGGCGTAGGACTCATCGGGAGCATAGGCCGTGATGTGACCAGCGCTGCCAGCGCTGCCATCCCAGGACTGCTGGCTGTTACGGAAGGTGTATCCCTTCGTCGGGGTCGGACCCCGATGCACTACCGGCACCACACCACCATCGGGATGATCACGCACCTCCTGGTGGTAGCCGCCCTTGAAGGCAACGTTGCCCGGCTTGCGCTCATCGCCGTTGTAGCCAAACTCGCGGAAGTCGTCGCCGTCGGTGTGCAGATCCTTGGCCTTGACCACGGTGTGGATGACCGGCCAGTCGTGTTTTGGGTCGCTGGCGTGGGTGCCGTGCTGCCTGGCATAGTCCTTGGAGGTCGAGACCCAGTCGCCTGGCCGGAACCCCTGGTGGGCATGCTCGGCGGGCAGTGACCGGTAGATGTGCACGTTGGCCTCAGGATTGCCGCGCACCCGATTAATGACGTCATGGGCCTTCTGATTGGAAGGCTCAGTCATGTCTGAGTAGTAGTGCGGATGTGTGTAGATATCGGATGGAAAGTTATGGGTCATATCGTGGATCGGCGTGCCATCCCGGTCGGCCGGTCTGTGCTGCATCCGGCCGTCGTCAGCGTCATTCTCGTCCTCCCATCCAGCCAGGCGCCGGAAGGAATCCCGATCCAGCTTCCAGTTGGCTTGCCGCATGAGGAAGTGCTCAGTGCTCTCACCCGGGACTCGCTGAGGAGACGGAGCAGGCTCGATTCTTACCACTAGATCCCTCCCGGGCGGACTAGACAGAACGGGCTCCCGCGCCGGGTGCCTCTGATCAGGTCGCGCTGCGGTCGGGTCCTGGGGTCGGCCCGGCGCGGGAAGACCTCTCACTACTTCAAGAGGTCGAGATCGCTCTGCGGCACCTTGGCCAGGTCCAAGAGCATATCCAGCTCATCGAAGTTCAGCACCATGCTGCGCTTGACCGAGTTGGGCTCAGTGCCATCCAGGATGTAGGGCTCGGGCTCGCGCCTGATTCCGACCCGGCCTAGTCGTTCGGCCAGTGCTCGCTGGCGCAGCACCTGGCCATAGGCATGCGCCGCGATCTGCTCCCACGTCTTGCCGATCTCGTTGCTGTCAAAATAGTAGTTGACCTGCGGCTCCTTCCACAGGCCAAGAAAGTTCACCCCGACTCCCAGAGTGCGCACAATCGACCCACCATCGGGCGGGTAGATGTTCAGGACGGGCGCACGATTCGAACCGTCTGCATCGAGAAACCATCGAGCCCGCATCGGGCGCAGTGGGTCTTTGGCCCCGAGGCGGCGCAGCTCAACGGCATAGTCGATGTCTTCGTTGTCATCCATGCCAGAACGCTATCCAGACGCCGGTCGAGTAACCAGCGACAGGAATATCAGACCAGATCTGCGGTCAGTCCTCGCCGCGCGCAATCTTCATTCGCCGCATCAAGCAGGGCATCTAGCAAGATATGTACTGATTTTCGACTACATATATCTGCAAAATCTGCCCTAACTAATGTCAAATCAACCACCGGGAGAACATTTTCCAACTGCTCAATAACGCGCTGAGTGCCGACCTCATACTCCGCCTCAGAGGGTGCCACTATCATCATGATCTTCATTCCTTGATTCTCCCTTAAGATCGCTCTACCTGCGGAATCCGCCCGAGGGGCCCGGTCGGCGCATCGAGTCAGGGCGCGGTCCCCGGGCAGGGGAATAGCTCTGTCCCCGGCTCTTCCGCAGCTCGGTGAACTGACTGATGATCGCGTTGTCGTTCTCAGTGCCGGGCGACATGAAGGGCCGGATCCCGCCCGAGGCGGCTCCGGTCAAGGGGATCAGGTTGTCCCCGTCGCGCCAGCTCTTAACCTGGTTACCCAGCAGGGCATAGACCACCTCGAACATGCAGCTCGCCACGTCATCGTGCTGTACCGGCCCGCGCTCCTGGTGTACTACCTTGCCATTTTTGAATTGTAGAAATTGTAGCTCTTGTTCTGCTTGTTCGTAAAAGGGCGATTTTACCCACCCTTGATTCAACGCAATCTTGAAGTTCTCTGCGACCTTGAGCTTGCGCGGAGCGGTCTGGGTGTTCAGCCCGATGCGCGGTGTCTTCGGCAGTTGAGACTTGCGCGCTCGCATATTCAACTCGTCGATGAAGAACTTACTCTGATGCTGGTCGAAGGTGAAGACGTCGACCGGAAACCCCTTAATAATATCCCAGAGCTGTTTGTTGATCTCGACATAGTTGATGGTGTGATCAGGCCAGTCGGCCGGGTTCCAGTGATGCAGGTAATCGAAGACGACGCACTGAAAGCCGGTCAGCGGATCTCGCTCGGTGTGCCCTACCGCGAGGCCGAAATTGTCGTTCACCGTGCTGGGGTCGGCGTGCCCGAGGTAGTAAGTCCCCAGCGCCCCTCTGGTGGTCATCTGCAGAGCGGGCTGCCCGGCGAATGGTTGGAACATCTCTGCGATCTTCTCGCGGTCTAAATAGGCGTCTTGAGTTGTTTGCCAGTGACTGAGACGTTCCACGGCGAAAGTATCAGGATTACCCTTTTCTTCCCGTTTCATCGCCTCGTCATACTCCTGCGGAGGCGGGATGGGCTCCCCATCGTCATTGCGCTGGGTGTAGAGCGAAGGCGGGTCGATGGTCTCGTACTCACCCAGGTCGCCAAGGAACTCCTCCGGGAACAAGGGCAGCTCGTCGGCGGTGTCCCAGTCGTAGTAGATCTCCCAACTGGCGAGCTGGAGGAGCAACATCTCGGGGTAGGTCGGCAGACCCGTCTCCGGGTCGATCTCCTGCGCGTGCTGCCAGTTGATGTAGAACTGACCGATCATCTCCCAGGGCGAGCTGGGCTCAACGATGAAGGCGTCCTTCTTGAACTGGTCGAGCGAAGGCTTGGCCGAGCCATAGATCGCATCCGCATCGCTGGCCGACACCGACTTGTTGACGTGAGCGAACTCATCGAAGCCCAACATGAAACCAGCCCCACCACGAGCTGACATGGCCGTGGCCTCACGGGGCTCGATCTTGAACGTGGCCAGGTCGAGGTTGGGTCGGATCCCCCGCGCGGCGAGCTTGCGCATCTTCTCTGCATCGACCGGAGCGTTGATGGAGATCGAGTCGCCCAGCGGACGGCCGGGGATGTAGGGCGTGAAGCACTCGGCGCCGATAATGACGTTGTAGAGATCTTTGTACAGGTTAGCCTTGGCCTGCTCCTTCTTGCCCGCATATATCAGGCAGGTGAGCTGCTTATCGCGGTCGATGCCGTAGGCCTTCTGCGGGTCGCCCTTGGCCATGTAGTTCCACAGCACGTATGCCATCGCGATGGCGCACACGTAGCCCTTACCGGCGCGGCGGCCGAGCACCAGCAGCACCTCACGGAACCACTTGTGGCCATTCGCCTTCAGATAGATCATCCGATCGATGACCCCGGGCGTGATGCCGTTGCTCTGGGTGTCCTTGAAGGACTCTTCCCACTCGGCGACGACCTGATAGTCATAGGCGGTGAACAGGTCCAACCGCAGGAAGATGACCTTGAGGAAGGTCGCCTGCCGGGGGTAGAGATAGCGGTTGAGGTACTTCTCGCTGGTGGCGAAGGTGATCGGGTCGGGCACCTTCAGACTCAGGTCCCCCATCGCCTCACGATGATTCGTGATCCTGGGCAGCGCGAAAGAGCTGGCCGCCTGTTTCGGGCGAGGGCGCACCCGCATGGATGTCATGACGGATCAGACGCATCTTCATCGTCGGCGGGGCATGTGCAGCCATCCAGCTTGCAGATGTCATGGATGCTGAGAACGCCTTGCTGATGGTGCTCGATCGCAAGAGCAATAATATCTGTGAGACAACCACACATATACAAGTGCTGACAGCTATCGAACTTGATAACCCCGATCGACTCCATCTCTGATTCAGAATCGTCGATGAATATCCCGATCTCGATCTCATGACTGACCACGTCACACTCGTAGCAAGCGATATGTATACCACCCAGGAAAATGGTGTACAGGTCTACCTCAATGCTTGTGTCGGCCATTGTCTCCCCGACTCTTATCGCGATCCTGCATCGCGTTCTTTGTATTGATCCAACCACCCTCGCCGGGGATCTCAAGAATGTTAGACACCACTTCATGAACCTGCCGGTCCGGATCGAACTCGGTGAGTCGCTTCACAATGACGCACTTAAAAATGTAGGTGCCCTCTTGCTGCGTGGTCCAGGGCTGAACGTCTACCACCAGACCGATCTGATAGAACTCATGCGACATCGCCCGCACGAAGGCGTCGATCTCCATCGAGGAGTGCGCCCTTTCTCGGGCGTACGCGAGCGGACCCTTCTCGATCTTGAGGAAGTCGCTATCGTGCAGTTCCACTTGCGAATCATCGATCTCGATCGCCGACGTTCCTGAGCCTTGCGGAGTCCAGAGTCCACTCATTGCTTAACCTTCCACCAGTTCTGCGTCTTGGATGTTGTCGATCTCGCTCAACTTGGCGTCGATCGCGGCTAGCTCCTGGCTTCCTGCCAGGTCATCGGAAATAGCATTCCAGGTGGCCTTGTCCACGTGCTTGCGCACCGAGGCGAAGTAGACCCTTACTGCCTCGGCATAGAGCTGCAGGCGCTCCATCTCGGTCGGCTGGGCATCGATCTCGATGGCGTGCACCAACTTGGCCGCCGCGAGGCCCTCTCGCACAGTGGGGACCAGCTCGCCCCTGGCCAGCATCTCCTGGGTGCGCATCATCGTGAGCTTGGCCAGCACCAGGGGCTCGACAATGCGCCCAATGGACTCCTCGTAAGGGGCACTGACGTCGGCCATCAACTGCTCGGTGATCTCGTGCAGCACCTTGGTATCGAGCGGGCAGTGGCCCCGCTTGAAGTGATTGGACAACTGCTGCGGGGTGATATGCGCGTAGGTCACCGGGGTGCCGTCGTCCTGCCTCGTCTCCAGCCCGCTGACCCATGACGTAATCGAGGAGTAGGGCTCATTCAGGAGCAGCCGCTCCTCAATCAGCGCGCGCGCCGGGTGCATGCAGACCGAACAGTGGTTGGATCGATGGGCCGGATAGATCCGGTTGCCGATCTTGATCTCCACCATCGAGGTGCGCAGAGGAGAGACGGACTTCCCCATCAGTCCAGCCGGTCCACACCGACAGCGTTCCTCATATCGGGAGAGAGGAACAACGCTCCTCCACCGAAAGAGAGATCCGGATCCCAAGACTTGTCTTTGATAGGGCGCGTTGGTCCGTCATAGGAGTTCAAATGGGTCTGGCGCGAGTTATAGGCCCGACCGAAGATGCCTATGCGAGTCGAAGGGTCCACCGGGCCACCATGACTGGTATAGACCTCGTGCTGCTGACGGTGCCGCTCCTTCCAGGGGGTGAGCACATCAGCTTTCAACTCGCGGTTAGTGATGTGTCGAATGCTGTCGTAAATCAAGCGATCGGCTTCGTCTTCAGATTCCCGATGGATTCCGGAATGCACTCTCAAACTCATCTATCTCTCCTAAGCTACGGACAGCATGCGGCCATCATCGGCGAAACGGGGCAGATAACCCTCATCCATGAGCTTGAGCAAGCGCGTCAGGCCAGACGTAGCGTACATACCCACTGGATTGGTAGGAGCTAGACCCATCCGGACAGCAGCTTCGGCCTCGGGCAGGTTCAACACCAGGAACAGCTCGATCGCCTGTTGCTGACGTAGAGGGAGGCACGGATTGGCTTTGTTGTGGTCGAGCAGGCGCTTTTCCTGAGGACTCAGAGACAACACGCTGGCCTCGCAAGCAAAGCGCTTCACACGCTCCTGTGACAGAGCAAGCACCAATGGTTTCGATTTGGTCTTGACATCGCAATGGACACCTTCAATGAGGCTCCAGACACCCGAGAGCTGAACATAGAAACCGGGGGCGAGATCTTCCGCCACGCGCAATGTTCCGGTGACATCAATCGGTCTGCGCATCGCTGCCGAGTAGAGATACTCGATATCAAAGAGTGACCATGTCTGACCGGTTGGGGCGGTGATCTCGAATGTTCCGTCAGCCTCATGCAGTGAGCGAAACGCCAGCAGGTGCCTAAATAAAATCCGAAGACTATTCACCCGCGAGTCAGTCCGAGAATCACTCGGGATCCACAACCAGGTCCGGTCCGTCTCTTCTGATCTCACGGGGGCGCCTGCAGTCGGCGGAAGGGCTGCTCGAAACCCTATGCAGACAGGATGCCTGAGCTAGATGACTTTGCGCAAGTTGCGACTCGCAAGTGTGACAATCGTTCCAACCAATCCTCGACTTGTCAGGCCAGTTTAGTTGGTGTGAAGGTCGCGCAAACGAAGCGCCAGTCGCTCTGCAGACCGACAAACCGCATCCGCTCGCTTCGATAAATAGGTCATATAAACAGCTCGATAGCGATACTCAGCGGCCAGCACCCGGGCCCGCGCGGTGCGATCCTCGATCGTGGCCCGCGAATCGTCCCGGGCCTCGTAACCGTGGCTGAAAGCCTCCTCGAATACCGCTCTGCCCAACAGCGCCTCCCCCTGCAGGTCGACCGCTCGCTGCTCCCACCGGAACAGGCCCACGGTGAGCTTGTAGAGGAAGTTCTCGCGCTCTTTGTAGCCGAGCCTGGACCAGTCCTCCCTGTAGGCTCCCATGGCCGTACGTTGCCACTCAGGCAGCCCGAACTCGTCCACCTGCATCTCCCCGCTCGCCTCATCGATAATCGGCTCGCGCACCAGCATGTTGATCTCGTAGAACAGCTCGAAGCACTCAGCGAAGCGTTCCTTGATCATGACGTCCACCGCGCGGCGCATCTGGGACAGGATCTCGTGATCCGGGGACGTCCAGGAGGTGTCCATCCTGCGCCAGGCCGGGGCCATGGAAGAGTGCAGATCCTCCGGCAGCTTCCCTACCACCCCGCCTGTTAGACCGAGTTCACCCTTCTCCCCGATGAGACCCAAGCCGTTCATGGCCTCCTCTGCCGCGATCTCATCACCAACTGTCTTTCCGCTCGCGCGTAGCTCGGTCATGCGCTGCTCTTCCACCATTCTTCCTCAGCCCATCGACGTTGGGTCCCGACCGTATAGAACGCGACTCGGCCGTCCGGCATGACGTATTCCCGGGTGTGACTGCTGCTCGGCACCTGGCGGAAGAGGTCATCCAGGGCATGAGTCGCTAAATAAGGCTCACCTATGCGGCCCAGCGACCCCTTGGAGAAGGGCAAGCCACTCACTTGATCTGTCCCCCGAGTCGATGTGCGGCCATAAGACCGACAGAGAGGGCATCTCGGGTCGCTTCATTTGTAACCATGTCAGAGCCAACAATCTGGGGGAAGAGTTCCTTCAGCGCGGCATGATGCTCGGTCTTGCTCGCATTACCGTTGCCGCAGATCAGCTTCGCATGATCCTGGCGCCGCACCATGGGGAGCATCGAAACCATCGGTCCGACCGCCATCCGGAATGCAAGCGCGCTGACCAGGCTCAACTCAGGCTTGAGAAACCGGCCCCCTCCGACCGGCGGGGCCTCATGCACAGCCCAGTAGGAGGTGTACTCCGGCTCATTCGCGCGGATCCAGGCTGCCATGAGCCCTTCCAGGGACAGCGCACTCTGTAGCACCATCTCCCAGCCCGAGGTCCCCTGAGAAGTGCTGATACGGCCCGCGCCCTGTAGGTAGACCTTGTGCTCGTCGGTCACCCAGAGCATGACCAGCCCGGTCGCCGCGAGGGATTGATCGCAGGCCAAATACTTACCTGGCTTCAGATCCTCCAAGTTGAGTGGCTGCCACTCAGGTTTAACACGAGCCCTCTTCTTCGTTTCGACGGCATCAACAAAATCAACCAGTGACTGCAGACCAGTTGCTCCGATAACCATTATTCGACATCCCATTCAAAAATCGCCAGTCGAGCCGAGGAGAACTGTTTGTGAATCGCTATACAGAGAACGCCAGTTGAAGGATCCTGAGCTATCCAATTACCATAGCTCTCACGATTGCCAAAGCAATTATCATTCATCGCTTTATTTAAAGAGTCATAGACACCATGAATCTCTGAACCATCACCGTGCCGATCATCACTAACGATGTAGACCTTCATCAGAAGCTCCCTACAGGACATCCGCGTCTCACCGGACACTGTTTGGCCATCTTCGAGCGCGGCGAGCAGCCTGCGCAGATCGGCACACCCGAGTGTGCAGGATCGGCTAGCGCTTTGTAGTCGGGAAACTCTTCCGCTAGTTCAATGGCATGCCGGTACTCCGAGCGCCTGATCGCGTTGTAGCTCTTGTCGACCTTCACCAGGAACTCGGTCATCGGGAACGGATAGGCTGGGTGCATGAGGAAATACCGCATCGACTCCAGTCCCAAAATATCCAGATAGTCTTGCGTTTGGGCCCAATACTGCGGTTTTTTCTCTTTGAGAATCTTCTCGCTATCTATCTTATGTACTTGGTACTCGTTAATTGTCTTAATTTCTACGCATTCTCCATTACGCAACAAACCATCTGCATGTCCAGTTCGGTTGGTAAAGTAATCGCGCGCGGGAGCCTCGTCCTTGACCATGACCCCGTCCTCCAGCCACAGCAACTGAAGGAAGCGGTGCCAGAACTTGCCGGAGGTCACAGCCAGCACGCCGGTGATGTCCATCCTCTCCGCGTCGAGCACATGCGGCGCGACCAAGTAGAGGTAGAGCTGGCGCACTGTCCACAGGCTGTGGGTAGAGGGGTGGAAAAGTCCGTCGTAGGGGCGCGGGACGAAGGGCTCGACCTCGACCATGAAGCCCTTGAAGTCCGGGTCGTACAGCGCGGCGCGGGTAATGGGCGTCAGCACCAAATCGTCTCGGGCTAGTCCGGTGAGGAACAGACCGAAATCGTCGTCAGGCACGAAGGTCTCCCAGCATCCGGCTGAAATCCTGGGCCCGGACCACTATCAGATCGGTGCTCGTGCGCAAGCGCTCATCGTGGTACCAGCGCAGGGCCAGTCCCGGCTCCTCATTGTGGGCCTGACTCATCGCCTTCTCCCACATATCGAGGGTGACGCTAATCGACTTATTGAATGTCGACTTGCCATCGAAGCAGAATGGATATTTCTGTCGGCGATAGTCATTCCGCACATCCATTTGGTTAGCGAACTGATTACCAGACCCTGGCATGAGACGTCCGTCTATGAGTTCAGCTAGGAACTCTTCATGCTTATCACTCATCTGTCGCGTCGTTGGTCTAGCCACGAGATGACTGACAATCACTACAGACCCAGATGGTGACCGGGATGCGCTTGCCCATGATCAGGTCGACATACATGTGCACCTGAGCCGGGGTTGAGTCTGGGGTGGATTCACGGATCTCGCCTCCACAGCTAGAGCACCTGCGTCGATCAGTGAAGCTCGGCGCGCCCAGTGGGGGGACGGTGCGCACCACTGCCGCGAGCTGTGCCTTGCGCAGGCCCTCAGTGAAGAGCTGAGCATCCCGGCGGCGCAGTCGGTCCTGGGCATAGATCGCGACCGCGAACGCCCCATAGCCCACGATGAAGACCGCGAGCAAGGGCCACGTGCTCACGGCTGATCGACCAGGACTGGTAGCACCGGAGAGGCCAAGACTGCCGGGTCGTGATCCAGATCTTGTGGCAGGCCGGTCTGAAACAGCTCCTCGATCTTATCCTCACTGACTTCTGGGCCTGCGGACTCGTCTTCGTCTTTCTCAACGTCTTCTTCGATATCGCTGAGTTCCCCTACGACATCACCGGCACTCATTGCCAAGATGCGCTCACGGATCATCTGCAACAGCTCGGGCGACTCACGTAGGGCCTGCAACACCGCTGGCTTGCCGCGCACCGGCTTCTCTCGGTCGGGCAGCTGATAGGTCCCCTGAGCCGGGTTCTCGATCACCCCGTAGCGAAGACCCATGATCTGGGCCTCCGTCGCCATATCGATCCCCATAGGACCCCATTTATCCGAGTCTTGGTTAAATAGGGCGAACGTAGCAATTTTCATGGGTGGTGCTACTTTGTTCCTTTCCACGATGGCGGCGATCTCGATGCCCGCCTCGCCGTCCTCGGGCTTACTGGTGAGCATGTAGGGAGAGGTCGCGGTCCGACGCATCCGGATCTTGTGCGTCGTGACGTGCTTGAGCGCATTACCCCCGCCGGTGGTGTTGCCCCCGCCGTAGGAACCGATCTGACTGCGCACCTGATTGATCAGCAGAACCGTGGTCTTGTTGTCATCGGCCCAAACCGCCTGCTGCTTGACCATGCGGGTGACCACTCGCGCGGTCTCGGCCACGACGGCATCCTCGGCATCCTTCTCCATCTCGGCCTTGCCGATCATGCCGCCGATAGAGTCGATAACCACGATGGAGAACAGGCCCGAGCGCACCATCTTCTGTGCCGCATCACCAACATCCTGGGATGTTTCCGGGTTATAGAGCCGAGTTCGCCGCATGATCATGCCGTGATCAGTGGCCCAGTCCTCATCAAAGGTGCGCTCAACATTGATCCAACCGACTAATCGTTTGGGATACTGGATTTGATGGTTAGCGGCAATAATAGTAGATAGCGTACTTTTCCCAACACCACCAGGCCCCCAGATCTCCACCAGACGCCCCACGATGACGCCCCCGCACCCGAGCGCTTGATCGAGGGTCAGCGAGCCGGTGGAGACCACTTCGTATTTGCTTCGAGCAGGCGTTACCAGACTGCTCGCGCCAAAGGATTTGGCGAAGTCATCCTCGAACTTCTTCAGCGCTCCCGCTGCTGGCCCTTCTACTACTCGTGCCATGTCGCTCCTAAATAGGTTCGAAGAGGTAGAGGCGATAACGGTCCTGATCATCTTTGATGATCTCCATCAATGCCATCTGCCCGCGCTTGAGCAGCGGATACCAGATGTTCCACTGAGTGGAGTACACGATGGCGTCCAGCGAGCCCGAATGCGTGTGGATAGTGACGAAACCAAAGTCGCGGCCCTTGGGGTCTGGGCGTGCGGTATGCACGATCCCCACGATGGCGTGCGTGCCATACTCCGCGACCGCCAGATCGTCGGCCGACAGGAGCTGAGACATCACCTCGACGGGGACCCGGTCGAACGGAGAGCTACTGAGATAGACGCCCAGCATCTCCACCTCGATATTACGAATCTCTTCCTCGGTGTAGGGCTCGATGTGCTCATAGCTACTCTGCGGCTTAGCCCGGTAGTGACGGCAAGCCTTGGTGCACTTGCTCGGCGGCTTCTTCTGGTTCTTCAGCGGTTTGCCCGTGCGCCCGAGCTGGATCGGTTCACTGGTCCAGTCGAAGTGGCACGGCAGATCGAACTCATTGACGAAGGTCACGTCCTTGTCTACGCACTTGGTGGACTCACCCGACTCATCATCAGCGATCCGCGCCTCCAGCGCCCGTCGATTCGGGGCGATCGATTCGAAAGCGCCGACCCGGATGAGCCTCTTCGTCGTACCTGAGTCGCACTTAGGCCCCTTGCGTTCCAGGAAGTCCTCGAAGCTGGCGTAGGGCTGTCCAGCGAGCGCGCCCAGCGCCTTAGCTTCCCGGATGCCGGGCATGCCCTCGATCCCGTAGCGAATCGTCAGCTCGTGGCCGGTGAATCCGCGCCCGGAGATGTTGATATCCGGGGGGAGCACCTGATAGCCGATACGGCGGGCCTCGCCAACGAACTGCGGGATCCGTTCCTTGTCCACCGTCGCCATAGAAGCGGTAATGAACTCACGAGGGTAATGGACCTTGAACCAAGCGGTCCAGATCGCTAATGTGGCATATGCATAGGCATGCGCACGGTTGAACGAATTATGAGAAATGATACCATTAGCGACAAAGCTGTGCGGAGCATCCATCACGACATCGTAAGTGGGTCTCACCCCCGCACTCTTGATAGAGACAATCGCAACTGACTTAACTAGATGACCTTTCTGCCACCGTCGTCGTCGGTCATTATGGGCGTAATCATAAGACTTGTGACAGGACACGCATAGCCACGCCAGGTTACCTTCAATATTATTGGTGTGATCTCCATCAAGATGAGCCGTCTCAATACGCCCATCTTTTTCACCGCATTGAGCACAGATTCTAGGATTTACCGCTCGCCATGCACTCCAATATGCATGACCGCCATCGATATAGCCAACGTTATCTTCTCCGAAAGCACCATTAACATATCCAGCGCCCTGCCGATCACCTTTGGTCAATCTATTTTTGGGCTCATGCTGTTGCGGTTCATAACCCCCATCAATTAATAATGAATCACCAATGGAAAGCTCGTCAACTCGTCGATATCCCTTATCGCTAAGATGTCGATGATTCGCAGTAGCCATAATAGACTTGCCATCGGCTAATGTGACCTCAAATACCTCTCGATTTCCATTCTCAATCACATCCAAGATCCGAGCTGGTCTGATCCGATCATCGGCATAATAACTCAACCCATACAACGCACGCTTTGGATCATGGAACTTAATACGCCAGGAACGGCATGGAGGACAGATAGTCGTTGTAGCATGTTTCAATAGCGCACGACCACAACCATCACACTCATCCTGATCTAATCGCCGTAGACCTTTCGGGGCATGGATTCGGCGGTACAACGCTTCCACCTCGATCGTGCCGTCAGAGTTAGCATTGCTCCCGGCAAGATGTATCTTTGTATCTCCCGTTACGCAGTATCTTGCGAACTCTCCCATTTGATCCCAGATGTCCGTTGCATTCTTTCTAGCCACATTATTCTCGACCGCACGAGCGATGAACCGCAGACCCTCCTCGGCAACCTCATCGACCTTCTTCTTGCCCAGGATCTTGCGGACATGGTCTGCCTCGTCTGCGTCGTAGTTCGCCAAGATACGACACACAGCCATGATGTCTTCTTGGTATAACATTGCGCCCCATGTCCTTTTAAGGACCTCTTCGAGCCGGGGATCGGCGTAGGCCACCTGCTCCTGCCCGGCACGACGGCGCATGTACATCTTGTCCAGGCCGGAGCGCATCGGACCGGGACGACCCAGTGTGATGACGTCACTCAGCTCATCGCGCGTCTGTGGGCGAATTTGCTTGGTGGTCCTGGTACCCAGCGAGGTTTCGATCTGGAAGACGCCCATCGTCCAGCCGCTACCCAGCTCCTCATAGACCTCGGGATCCTCATACTCATCCCGCCAGCCATAGACATCGATCGTGGAACCGGTGGTGTTGCGGATGATATCGATGGTCTCTTGCAGCGTGTCGAGGTTGCGCAGGTTGAGGAAGTCGTACTTGACGTAGCCCAAGGGCTCCAGGGCTGCCATGTCCCACTGGGTGACCATCGGGCCGCCTGCCGCCCCGTTGCGCATCGGCAGTTCGGCATAGAGGTCCACGTCGGGATCGATGACGAGCCCGGCCGCGTGCGTGGAATAGGTCCTCAGGCGCCCCCGGAAGCGCTCGGCAAGACGGAACAACTCCGGGTAGGACTGCCGGTATGGTTCGAGCAACTCGCCAACCTGGGCAAACAGGTCTGACCACGACAGTCCTAACCCCGCCGTAGATGCCTCGGCTGCCTCGATAATCTTGTTGATCATCACTACTGCGCCATAGCTGTCGCCGGGGAGCCGGGAGGCAATCGCGGACTGCACTCCCTTGAATGTGCCCTTGTTCTGCAGTCGCATGTGGTTGCCGATCTGGGCCACATGCTCCTCCCCCCAGCGCTGCTGCACATAAGTGATCATCTGATCCTTGCGCGAGCTGGGGAAGTCGATGTCGAAGTCGGGCAGCGACTTGCGCCCGACGGTCAGGAACCGATCCAGTGATAACCTGCCCTGGATTGGGTCGATTTCGGTGATACGGGCGAGATAGGCGACAAGCGAGGCTGCTCCCGAACCTCGTCCGGGTCCGACAAGTATGCCGTTGTCTTTGGCATAAGTCACGAAATCAGAGGTTGTGAGGTAATAACCCGGATACTCCTTATCAACGATCAAGCCGCCCTCATAGCGGATCTGGTCGAGATAGGGCCCCTGCTCCTCCCTGGGCACGTACTTGGTGATGCGCTCGTCCCAGTTGTCCTTGCACATCTGCAGGAGCCGCTGAGCATCGTGGGCGACCACGTCCGGGTGCTCGGGAGTGGGCCGGGAGTAGTGCGGCATCCCCTTCTTCGGAATGATCTCGGCGTTGCACATGTCCGCGACCTTGCCCGTATTCGCGATGGCCGACTCGACCGCCTCGGCCGGAAGGTAGCTCAAAGCATCGCGGACCTCGGCCACTCCCATCATGTGATAGCTCTGACCACCCCCGAACAGGCTGGACTCATCATCCACATCGGAGTTCGTGGTCATGGCCAGCCAAACCTGATGATCATCACGGTGCTCGGCCTCGGCATAGTGGGCATCCACAGCAGCCACCAGCGGAACGCCATATTTCTGGGCCAGTGGCACCAGCCAGTGATTGACCTTGATCTGGTCTTCCAGGTGGTTGGCGTGCAGCTCAATGACCATGCGCTTGCCGAAGATGTCACCGAGTCGGGAGAAGTTACTCATGGCCAGCTCGGGGTCACCAGCGAGATAGGGACGCGCAAGCGGGCCACCGAGACACGCAGTGGACATAATCAGCCCGGAGTTCAGCCTGGTCAACGTATCCCAGTCGACTCGGGGCTTGTGATAGAAGCCCTCACGGTAGGCCTCCGTCGACAATGCCCAGAGATTCTTCAGGCCCTGCTGATTCTGGGCCCATAACACCAGGTGGGTATAGGCGTTGCTGGCACCTTCCCGGGAATGACGATCATCAACGAAGTAGGTCTCGATGCCGAAGATGGGCTTGATCCCGGCCTCACGGGCGGCTGACTGAAGAGCCGGATGACCGGCACAGTTGCCGTGGTCGGTGACAGCAATAGCTTTCTGCCCATCAGCCTGGACGGCACCAACGATCTCGTCCATCGTGGAGAGCCCATCTAACGGACTAAACTCCGAATGTGTATGTAAATGTACAAACGAGTTGTCGGGTAGCACAGGCGCCGACTCCCGCACCCGATGGTGCATCTCATACACCGATCCTGGCTCGACAGGATGCCATGAAGACTCAGGGAGTTCGTAAGCCGCTGCGACCAGATTCGTACGGCGCGTCTTGTCGAACTCCTCGGCCGGACAGTAGGAGTGCTCACCGAGCACTCGCAACAGCCCCTGCACCTCCTGCGCACGAGCAGACTCCCAAGCTTGCTTGGGGATCAATGCACCACACAGAAACAACCTCAGGCCGTCTGCATCTTCAACGAGAGAGGGGACGGGGAAGACACGGCCAGCGGGGGTTTCCCACTGGCCGTGCTCCCCGTATTGCTGGATTAACTGGTACATGCGCACACAGCTCCGCTACGGGGTCGGATCAGATCCAGTCTCAGTCCATGCTGAAGTCGGCGAAGGTACCAGCCGGGGCCGGGACAGAAGTCGCTGCCGACGCAACTGGAGGGGCGCTCTGCGGAGCAGGAGAGGCAAAGGTGGCCTCGGGGACCGCAGTCGGCTCAGCAGGCTTCACCGGCTCGCTGAGATCCCGCATGGGGGCCGCAGGAGTGGGGGTGTTGTCTCTCATGACCTCGTCGCGCATCGCAGCCAACCGGCTGGCGGTCGGGGTGTTGGCGGCGGGCTCGGCCGTCGCTGACCCCTGGGCCGGAACGGCACTCGGTGCAGCGGTCGCACCGTTGTCGTCGTCCTCACGCTTCCACGTGGTGGCCTTGGTGACATCGAAATAGCGAGCGTAGTAGTCATCACTGGCCTGCCGGACAACGAGCTTGCGCAGAACCTTGAGGTTCATGTCGTTGTCCGCGTAGAGGTCGGCGTACTTCGGGTTACGCAGGTCATAGATCTCATACTGGCCAGTGGGCTGCCCGTCTGCCCCGATGATCGGCTTGGAGATTTGGTTGAGCGCACCCGAGTGGTAGTCGGTCTGCTTGGCCTCGCCCCGGCGAATGATCTTATAATCCCGGTCCAGCAGCGTGCCATACATCTGGTAGTAGCTGGTGAAGGGACCGAAGAAGTTCTTGATCGCCATGTTGACAATCACGATGCGCTTCTTACGCAACTTGATACCAGTCGGATTGCCATTGGTATCGATCTCGTCGTACTCAATGACAGCGTCCTTGATACCAACCACAGTATCGATCTGATCCACTCGAATCTTGCCCTCGTTGACCATCTCCTGAGTACCCAGAATCTCCTCGCGAACGGCAGCAAGTCCCCACACTCGATCCGATGGGAAATACTTGTCACCGTCGGACTTCTTCATGTGATCACAGATATAGCAATCACTGTGCCAACGAGTCTTCTTGTCTGCCTTGAGGGTGTAGCGACACACCGCGCCCGACGTCGAGGGCCAGGTCATGTTGGCTGGCTTGTCGGCCGGTGCTGGCTTGGTCGCTACGAAGCTGTGCTGCTTGGTCCGCAGCAAATCCTGGTCGTCGGTGACCCAGCGAATAATGCAGGAATCGCCAGGCTTAGGCATCAACTGGGTCAGATACTCGGTCTTACCTCGCGCCGCCTTTCGAGCAGCGGCTGCGGCATCGCCGTCCTCCCGGGCGGCTACTCCACCGGTGAGGAAGTAATCCTCGTAGTCCTCGTCAACTGGATTGGTCATGGGGGTCTCCTGTCCGTGCGACACGTCATCCGTGCCTGAGATTGGGGTGGGAATGGTTCGTGGAGCGAAAAGCGGGTAGAGCGAATCAGCGATTTCTGCGGCGACGAGCGGATCAGGGACGGCATCCTCGTTGAAGAAAACAACCCGATTGCCGTCATGCTCCTTGATGAGCCAAGTCTGATCGGAGGCACCAACGTAGCCGATCGAGAGCTGACATGACAAGTCGCGTTCCGAACACGCCGAGATGAGCATGGACTGCCACTCTGACAACGTGGCATCATCGAACTTGCGCGAGCGCCAGAGGTAGTAGGCGTAGGGCCAGCCGTAGGTCTTGAAGGAGTGCATCGCCTCCTCGATCTCGGCCTCACGCGCAGCGATGGATTCCGGATCCATCCCGACCTCTTCGAGAAACTCCTTGGCCTCGTGCACCTCGCCCGTCTCGGCTGATCGCCGACTTGCCCACTCGGCGGCGGCCTCTTCAATCAGCTTCCAGCGATATTTGTCATCCATTGGCTTGCCCAGGGGCATCCGGTCATACTTGGCCCGGATCTGGGGATCGAGCAGTTGCTTGAAGCAATAGGTCAACCGCTCACTGGATTGCCCGTTGCGGGCGGTGTAGCCATCACGGAGCTGCTTCTTACTGACATTGCGGTAGGGCGCCTTGATCCCCAACTCGCGATAGTAGTAGTTCACATCCCAGATCGGCAGGCTTCTCAGGGGCACCAGCGCGGTGCTGGTGGACCACACCGACGGCCCGGAGGCCGCCAGTGTGATCCGATCAACAACCGTCTGCCCATTGGGCAATGTCACCGTACGGGCAGCACGCAACCCCAGCTCGGCCGCATCGACTCCCAGGTTTGCCAGGAAGGGAGTCGCATCGAGAGTGCGGTATATGCCGCCCATAAGGTCAGCCAGTCACGGCTGCGGGAGGCGTGACTGCGGCGGGCTCCGGTAGCGGGGACTTCAACTCCTCGGAGAGGGCCTCTGTTGGATTCACAGGGGCAGTATCATTCGTCTTCAAAACAACTAGGGCTTCTCCGAATGCATGCTCGAACCCAGCCCTCCAGCCACTGATCTCGTGCTCAGTCTCCTCCAAGACCTTAGCGATCAGCGCGTGAAGCTCTCGTGCGATCACTTCAGACTTGACCTTGAACTCAGTCATGTAGATAAAACTCATCGTTCATTCTCCTTGTCCAGCTCGCGCTGGTCGGTCTCGCTCCACTCAGCCTTCTTGGCTGCAGTTTTAATCTGCGGATCTTGATCTTCTGGTTCGACCTTCTGATCATCACCAGTGCCGAACTTTCTAAACCCCATCAGTGCCTCCCGGCTATGATCTGATAAACACGAACATGAGTGATGCCAAGCTCTTTGGCAATCTGTCTGACATCCATCGTCTGACGTAACTCGATGACCAAGCTCTGTCGCTTATCACCAAGCTCCTTCATGCGCTGCTGAACCTCGTGCATCTCCCGAGTAACACCGACCAACTCGACCATTGGGGAGATACACGTCTGCGACTCCGTCATCAGGCTGCTCTCTCATAGTGCGTCAGTGTCATTGGCTTGCTCCAGAGCATATAGGGAATAGCTCCCTCAACCAGCTCGGCCGCCTCGGCCTCGGTCATGTCGGCAGGGTCAGCATCCCATGGAGAATCCACAATGCGCAGGTCGACATAATTCTTCAGCCGAGCAATCAACGAGTAGACCCCTTCCCAGCCAGACTTATCATTGTCATACCAGAGAGTCACTCGCCGATAGCGGTGGAGTAATGGGATCTGCATATCACTCACAGCCGATCCGAAGGTGGCCACCATAGGCAGGTGATGCGCGTGACGCAGCACACTTAGCGGGCTCTCCACCAGCACGATATCCCGTTCCCCCAAATCGCCGTAAACAGTACGATCGCGCGGAAATTGAGGAGTGTTCCTATACTTGGCTGGCTCAGGGTCGTCTTCTAGTAACTTGCGAGCCTGCCAACCGACCAGGGCGCCATTCCAATGTAGCGGAATGATGATGCGCTGGTGATAGCGCCAGTGCACATCCTCATCGCAATAGCCGACCTTGTAGCGAGCGAGATTGACCTCGGGACACTCCCGCCCTCCCTCGGAGATCGGGAGTGTCAGATAAGGATGAAAGATCCGCCAGCGACGCCAGCTATCCAGAATGCGCTCATCGTAGGTAGGCATCGGCTGGACTTCAGTATTCTTAGGCCGAGCCAGAGCCTCAATGAGCTTGAGCAACATCGGTAGATCCAGTACCTCACTGACACCGGATTCCTTGGAAAGCCACTTCTCGCTCTGCTCAGTGTTCTCACCCCGATTGGTGGCGATCCACCACAGCAAACCGCCCCGGTTGTTACATACATAGCACCGAAAAACTAGTTTGCGATAGTTTACCGAAGCGGTGATGGAGTTGCGATCGGTATGAGCACCGATAGGTAACGTGCACCGATGACGTAACTCGCCCTTGGTGGTCTCCTGGATGCCGGTCGCGCCGAACTCCTCCAGTAGCTCAAGACACAGCTCGCGCTTCTGCTCATCGGGCATAAGCGAGTAGGACCACGTACTCATGGAGTCTTCTTCCCGATCGTGATGTCGGACTCCAACACCCGGATGTCCCCAACCTGGGGTCGCCAGATCGTCCGGAAGTGTCGTTCCGAAGTCCGGCGCGCCTTGAGCGACTGCCACTCGGCCCAGTCCACCAGGGCCATCTCTGAGTCCTGGTAGATCGCCCAGAGGAAATCACTAGTGCGCTCCACTTCGGCTGAATCTGCCAGATGATCCTTGTAAAAACGGCCCTCTTTGCGAGCGGCCGAGATCCCCTCCCGGTTAATCTGGGCCATCAGCACCACCGGCATCTTGATATCTCCGCTGACCAGCTCTTTGAGCTTGTGCATCATCTCGGCCACCTGGCTATGCCTCTCGCGCATCTTAGAGCTGGCCTCGGGCCGCATGAAGGACAACTGGTCGATGATCAGTGAGTCGGCGCCCTGCATCTGGGCATGACGCACGATGGCGCTCGGGGTGCGCTCCTCCATCGGCAACTGGGAGACCAGTGGCCGCTTCTCGCTGGCGTCCATTTGCTCCCTGAACTGCGCTACACGAGTCATCTCCTCAGGCAGCGCTTCGGCCCTTTGCCAGGACTCGTAGTGCACTTTCGCCGCCATGCATACCAAACGGTCATAGCTCATCTCGATATCATTCTCTAGCGTCACCAGGACCGCCCGGCGACCCCGAGTGAACTCGCTGTAGGCGATGTGACCAGCGCACCACGATTTCCCGATACCACTCGCCGAACAAATAGTGGTGATCTCCCCGGGGTGTGTCCCATACATATGATCATCGATCTCCGGAATCCCGAGCATCATGCCGCCCCGAGAGTTTCCTTCGGCCACGCGCTGGTTGTAGCGCATGATCGCGTCGTCAACCCCCTCCAGGCCGTCCATCTCATGCCGACGACTGCGCACCTGCTCGGCAAGCTGGTGCAGACGCTGGCTCCCTTTGATCAACTCCGTCACGCGCTCATGGGAGTCGGCCTCATACACACTGCGAGAGAAGGTCTGTGCCCACTCGCTGGCTTCGCGCTTGACGTGATTGCTACGCAGGGTCTCAATGGCCCACTGGACGGTGTCGGTCTCGACCTCATCCTCGATCGAGATATCAGTGGCTTCCATCACCTCTCCCCACGTTTCCAGGATCGCCTCTTTGGAGGGAGCGATCATCCGGTTGGAGTCAAAAAAGTAGCGAAGGGTCCAGGTGATCAGTCTGCGCCCGGCCTCGGTCGGGATGACCTCTAAGCTGACGGGATTGTTGAACCCTTCCTTGGCAATGATGTCTAACGAGTCGGCATTGGTCAGATGACTATAGATAACTTGTTCTGAATAGTTCATTGTGTCAGCCGAAAGTAATCGGGACGGTCACACGCTGGGCGTACTCAATCTCCTTGCGGTTTCGCGCTGACGCCCTCCAAGAACTGTCAATGATGAACTCTGATACCCGGCATGCCTCAGTGACCAGCTCATTGACCGACTTCGCATAGCGCGTCTGAAAGTCATCGCGATCGAGATTGGTGGTCACGATCGTGGGCATGGAGTTCTGCGTCCGGAAGCGAATGATCGTGTCGACCGCCGACATCGCGACCCGAAGCACCCCGTCATACTCCTTGCCCATGTCATCGAGCACGAGCAGATGAGCATTGCGCATCGAGCCCTCAAACCACTCACGCTGCTCGTTATCGCGCCAACTAGACCGATAGTGATCCAACAGCTCGGTGAAGCGCACATAGCGCACGGTGTAGCTGCCCAGTTGGAGGACCCTCTTGGCCAGTAGGGAGGCGAACATCGACTTGCCCGCCCCATTCATCCCGTGCAGGAACAGACCTGTTCCCTGCAGCATGAAAAACTCGATGTCGTTTAGATACTCCAACAGCGGAGCCATGACTTCAGGTGAGAGAGCCGTCAGGTCGGCCCACCGGTGGCGAGCGGCAGCCATCTCCAACCCGGAGTTCATCAGGTAGCGATGGAGGAGGAACTGATCGACACAGGAGCACACGTAATCCACCGCGACGCGATCCTGTGGCAGGATCCCTCGATCCTTCTCCCACCAGCGAAAGGTCTTCCGGCCATGACAGGTCGGACAGTCCTCTGGGCTGGCGGGCAGGGTGCGCGTTTTACGCAGGCGCTCAATCTCGTCTTCAGTCAGCGTCCGCACGGACGCGGGAAGAGCGGGCAGCGTTTTCACGGAGGTCAACCTTCGGGGGCAGGCGGTGTTTGGCGACGAGGTAGAGCTAAGGTTGGTTGGCCTGCAGGTACGTGTCGATCTCAGCGGCGAAATAGGGATCGCAAGCCTTGGTGAATCGGGTGACTTTGATCGGGGCACCTTTCCAGATCCCCCCGCGCACCTCGAAGGCGTAACGCGCGATCGGGGCGGCCCGGGGGCCCCAGTCCTTGATGAAGCGGGCGAAGATCGCCTTCTCCTTGGCTCCCTCTCGGGGGAACATGCCGTGGCGCTTCTCGATCTGTTCCACTACATAGTCACGCAATGCTTCCCAATCCCAATGCTCATCGTTTTGAGAAACATAGGATCGAGGTCGGGCATCCTCTCGGATGATCGCCAGCTCTTCACTCACTGTGGTCACTGATGTATGTATCTCAACAACAGTCCTGCGCAGAGTGGGGTCAACATCGATTTCCGAGTCAAACCACAGTAACTGGTCAGTCACTTTAGCCCTCAAACCTTCGGTGAGTTGAAGTGGTTAGACATTACCCATGCCCTGAACGGAGCAATGATCTCGCTCAACGCGTCGTGAACTGCCTGGTGCTCATCTTCTAGCAGATGACGAGCAGTCAGGTCGATAACAGGGGTGAGTCCCTTGTGGATCTGATATTTGGCGACGGTACCGTCTTGCAGACCAGATACTACAACATAGTGGAACGTGCTGATGCCAGCGAGGTAGCCCTCAATCACCCAATCGGGTGACAACAAGAAGCGACAACTGCGATTGTCTTTGACTGCTTGGAACAGTTGCTTGTTATCTACATCTCTTCGCTTGTGATCTCCGCCTCTGGACGACCCACGTTCTACAACTGCGGTCAACGAAGATCACCTACCAGACGGGGGACGCCTCGCCCCGCAGATCAGAGTGCGGGGCGAGGCTACGCAACGGGGGTTTAGAACCGATGTCGGGTCCTGGTCAAACCAAGTGAACCGCCACCGAGCGTGAACGTTATCCCACGGCACGGGTACGAGCAACTGTCAGCGATGCTGGGCGTGTCGCATGATCATTTCACTTGATCCGGTCTGCGCACTCCAACATCATCGAGACCAGAGCCCTTGTGCTGTAAGCAGTTCCTCAATCACGGACAGCTCGTAGTACTGGCAGAAACCCAGCAACTGCACCCACAGATCGTCCTGCGAATCCGTGAGGTCCATGTCAGGCACCTCCGGGCATTCGATCATGGTTGCGGGGTAGGCAAGATCCACCAGGGCCTGAGAGGTCTTCACGATGGAATAGTGCTCGGGATAGGGCGCCATCGCCTTATCCAGATCCCAGTTGGCGGCATCCAGCATCTTCAGGGCCTTCTTGGGCCCGATGCCGCGCATGCCCGGCACCCCGTCGGAGGAATCCCCGGTCAGGGCCATCATCAAGGGGATCTGCTCAGGCCGACAGCCCATGTCGGTGATGACCCGGGTGCGCGTCCAGCGATCGGTCGGGGCGCTGTAGGAACTGAAGCGCACCTGTTCGGTGTTCTCGTCCAGGAGCTGGAGCATGTCCTTGTCGCTGGAGAGGATGACGATCTTCTCAGTGTGACGATGCACTCGCCACACCCCGGCGATGAGGTCATCCGCCTCGAAGCCGCGCACTTGCCACTGCTCGACCCCGGCCAGGTGCAGGAACTGCTTGATCAGCCGGAACAGCGGACGGTGGGCTTCGGCCTCCTGGCCAGAGGCCGCCTGTGCGGCCCTCCTGCTGGCCTTGTAGCCCGAATAGATCTGCTGGCGCACCAAGGAGCCACCAGGGGAATCCCAGACCACCAGGAGCCGGTCAGGGCGCTCGTCCCGCACGTACTTGGCGAGGGCCGTCACAAAGAGATGAAGTGCGCCCGTTTCCTCGCCCTTAGAGGACATCGAACCCTTAGCTGCATGAAAGCTCCTCATGCCCAGATTGTTCCCGTCAAGTATCATTAACACCGCCGCGCTCCCTCGCTAACCTCTTGCGCTCAGCCTTGTTGGCCGCACGGCAGTGTTGGTTGCCCCGAATCTGGGCGTAGACCTCTTCCAGCAACCACGCCGAGGAATAGTCGCCCGACGAGCAGATCGATCGATACAGGCTCCCGACGCCCTCGACGTGGGCCTTGTGCACTATTCCGGCTGAGCGTGTTTGCCAGCGGACTCGTGCGCCTGGCGGTAGGACTCGACCACCTCTAGTGGGATCCGCCCACGAGCCCCGACCGCCCTGCCGTTCTGCTGAGCCCAGGCCCGGATCTCAGCTCGCTCTCTGATCTCATCCGAACTGGCCAAGCGGCGGCGCTTGTCCGGGCTGGCCTTGAGCATGAAGGGCCCGACTGCGGTAAGGAAGGCCTCCCAGTTAACGTCAGTGAGGTCAATCTTGTAGCGCACGTTCTCGATCGCGAAGTGCCGCGTCCGAGCGCCCGCCGAACCGTCCATGTCATCCGACACGAGGCTCATGAGCTGGGTCGCCATGCGCGCCTTCCTGTACACCTCGGCGCTCTGTGGAGTGACTAGAGCGCCAAGTTCCGATTGGGGCAAATACTTATAGTTTTCCGCCAGTAACTTTACCTGCGCAATTACACGTTGTAAATGCGCGACTTGCATACGGCCTTTTTGAGTAAGTCCATGAGCCACCCGCTCGACGTCATAGAGAGTCCAACTCCGGCGCCCTCCCGGGGTTCGATCGATCACGATCGGCACCCCGTCGAGCTGGTAGCCGTCCTCCCCGGGCACCTGAAGCAGCCAACGGCCAGTGCGACCAAAGAAGGTCCGAGCGGCCTGCGCGGTCTGGAAGCGGGGCCGATCCATGCTCGGGTCGGACCAGAAGTCACGGCCGTCAGGGGTATCGAAGACCGGCAGCTCGACCTCGACGGGGACAAGAATCTTGCCCATCAGCGGAGAGGGTCCTCCATCGCGATCTTGCGCTCTACTCTCTCATCCGGCATGACAAGTCCTCAACTTTAGCGGCGACTGAAAATGAAGTTAAAGTGATAGACCGCACTGCGATCATCGTGCACATACTCCAATGGAATCGGCGCAGTGCAGATGGCTGGTCCGGGAGGCGGCGGGTACCACTTCACGCACGGCTCGCCGGGCTGCGCCTCGCAGAACGGACACGGCGCCTGACGAACCAGCACACGGTAGTTCTCAATTGTAGTCAGCATGCGTACAGCACTCCATCAGGGGCGCAGGCCCAGACGCTTCGGCCATCAGAACTCGTCAACCCGTATCCATACCGTCGATCCTCTGACTCCGTCGTACTCATCTTCCCACTCGTGTTTGACATCAATGATCTCACTGATAATCCCATTCGAACCAAGTACCATCACACCAGCGTTGGGATTTTCGCTTTCGATCAGTTTGAGCTTCTCGATGAAATCATCCAGATTCATTGGTTCGCCTACTTCTTGACCTTGTTCGGTCGGATATTGATGCTCGCGGTCGGGGTGGTCAGCCGGGCATAGCGCTTGAGCACCTTGGTGAACTCGGGCGCCTTGCGTACGTGGGCCATGATCGCGTCGGGGACCAGTACCCGGGGCACCTCACGGGTCATCGCGAGGTACTCTTTGTGCGTGATGTCGCCCTTGGCCTCCATGTCGGCCAAATCCGCCAGGGTCAGCGCAGCAGCCGCGCCACCGGAGGTCTCACGCCGGATCATGACCTCGATCCCGGCGGGGGCGATCTCGCCCCGCGCGACGTAGTGCCCATCACCGTTCTGGGGGACTCCCTTGTCCTCCCCGGCCGCAACCAGGGCCACGTCGAGTGAGTTGTGGAAAGTGGCCTTGAAGGCTGCCTCGAAGTTAGCCAGCGCGGCGGAGGCCTGCTTGATGTCCCGATAGATCGAGATCGCCTCCCGCGCCTCGGCGTCGGTAAGCACGCGAGGCTCGGCCGGGAAGGCGAACTTCTCGGCGCGGGCGATGATGGCCTTGAGGATCTTCTTCTGCTCGTCGCTGACCGGCACCACGACAGGGATCGGCTTGCGGTCCTCGTCGGTCGGCGGCTTGGGCCGAGTGGCTAGACGCTCCAGAAGATCAGTGACAGAGGTCCCGTTACTGGCGAGCAGGGCCTTAAGTTCAACTCCGGCGGCAGGGGTGAGGGTCATGTTGGCGACGACTTCCTTCTGTGTGCAAGTAGCTGAGTTGTTTATTGGTTATTACCTTAGCGGTTCTGTGGCGAGTAACAAGCCAACCTAACCTTGAGAACTCTCGACACCGGCCACTTCTTTTAGTGTGATGCTGATCACAGCATCGCGTGCAGCAGCGAGGCCCATGTCGTAGCCCGCTGCCTGAGTCTCTGCGCGGTGAGAACTCCACTCAGGGGTGCCCGATCGACGGGGCAGACGATCGATCGCGGCATAAGCGGCTTCCCGCCCCCGCTGTTCAGCCGAACGAATCTCCGCGAGTTGCGACTCCGCTTCAGCGCACAGCGACCTAATCTGGTCATTCGCGACGACGAGCTGACCGCGCAGTCGATCGCAATCCTCTTCCAGATCATTCAGCTTGCAGGCATCACAGAAGGTGTCCGGATTTCCAGTTGACTCCTCACAGGTCGTACAGGGCTGTGCGTCGACATCGGCGCTGGCGCGCCCTCGGTCATAGCCCCGCTGTTCAGCAGCGGCCTCAAATTCGCTGAGCACCTGCCGCCACGCAGGCGCGTACCTGGCAGCGAAATCCTTGATGGCCGCTTGCGTCATCACCGTGTCGGTGAGCATCGATAGCTCGTCTATCACATCGTTTACCCGGTCATCACCGCTGATCCCGGTCACTGGATGGCCTCCCAGCTGCGCTCGAACGTCTTCGAGTCGAGCACGGCGAAAGACGGCGGCGGATCGTATACCGGAAGATCAAGACCGCTGTCCTCGTGGATGCGGTAGTCCACGATCTTGCCCGGATTCATTACGATGTAGTCGCCGGGCTTGGCGTAGACCCAGCCGGTGATCGCGCGGATGGCAATGTGTGCCTCATCCGGCCCAGGACGTTCGGGCATCGTCGGGTCCCAGTCGCGCTGATACCGCGCTTCGCCGCCGTTGGCGTTTACCCAGTCGACGATCTCAGCAGCGCACTCTGCCTGATCGGCTGGCGTTGCTCGCGGAGGCTCAGTCCACCGCATCGCCTCGACCTCTACGGGCCTTCTTCGGTACCTCACTGGTCAACCTCCATCACGTAGACCGGGTACTGCGGAGCCCAGTCCCATGGTTCTTTGGCGCACTCGTCACATCGTCTGAGAGCAGTAGGCCCACCGTCTTCATTCACTCCGATGAAGACGAGTTCCGTGATATCGCCATCGACCTCGTGCAATGAAGCGAGGAACGCAACGCCATTTCGGTCGATCGCCGCCAATGTAGGGGTTGCCCCTGATTCATTTAACTCGTCTAGTTTGCCTTCAAGATTCTCGCGTGACACCAATACGATTAGGCGCACTAGTTTGTTCACTGGTCAACCTCCCCGCCCATGCGGTTAGCACTGAACTCATGCAACCGGCCACCAACAGGCGGAAGCAGCACCAGCAGTGGATGCGCCACCACGTTGTGCACGACGAACCAGAATCTTTCAGTCATCGGTGTCAACCTCCCCAGCACGAGCACGGGACATTTCGCGGTCGAGCGCGGCTAGGTCACGGATGATCCGCACCGCCTCTGACCCGATCCCCTGTCGGTCCTTGATCACATCCTCAACAGACGCCAGTGCGTCTCGCCGTCCCCACTGATACCCGGCGAGCACCGCGGATGCGTCAAGAGTGAACTCAGCGGTCTCCCAGAAGTCGCAACGCTCCCAGCCGCATTCGGCCTTACCGAGCATGTTGCCGGTCTGTCCGTGGTAGAGGGCATGCAGATCGGAGAGCTTCTCGTAGTTGGCCCAGTGTGGTGGCCATTCGTCGGGCTGACCTTCTTCCCGTCCCCGCTGTTCAGCGGTAGCCACCTGGGCGGCCATGCGGTCGATCTCGTCGCACAACACCCGGACCTGATCGCCTATCTGCGGGCCGCTGAACATGAAGTCGAGCCACTTCGCGAGCTTCCGGCCTTTATCCGCCGTGCTTGGTTGCTCAGTGCTGGTCATCAGTACCTCCAAACGGCGCTACCGTCAGGTAGGTGTCCTGACCTTCGGACAGTCGGTCGACTACTCCTGTCAGGTGCCGCGCACACACCTCGGTCACCTCATCGTCAGAGCGCACGACGTACCTGGGGCTGTAGCGCTGGCAGTAATCGCAATACCTGGTCTCAGCGCTGGTCATCGGTGCTGTCCTCCCATTCGGTCCAAGTCTTCTGCTCGTCCATGTCCCACTCCGGGTGCTCAATAGCGGTAGACGCGACAGCCTCGGTCGCGAGAATCCAGTGCGCCCCCGCCAGCGACACCTTGGAGATGAGGTAGTTCCGGCGGGTCAAGAGCGGCGGCGCGCTCACTGTGTCGGCTCCTGACCGGCCAGCAATGGATCTAGATCGATCTCAGCCCACGCCCGGACATTCTCAGCAGGGCTCCCCTTCATGTGATCGACCAGCTCGCGGATGGCTGCGATGGTGGCTGCCTGCGCGGCGTTCTCAGCCCGCAGCGCGGCGAGCTGCGCCTCATACCTCGCGGTCAGGCACCCGCAGTCGTCATGGTGAGTGGTGTGCTCGGTGCTCATTTGTCCCATTCCTCGACGGCGTTCTCGCAACTGGGCGCGTGTCCCGAAGTGGCAGTGCAGCAGCGAGCCGACGCCAGCCGTAAAGCGTCCTCATGCCCTTTGCCGCGTGAGATGGCCGCATAGTAGATAGCCCGCCGTAAGCCACTTAGCTGAGCGACATCGCGGTCCTGCGCTTTCGTCCTCTCGGTGCTCACCGGGTATCACCCACAGCCCTGCGGATGTCCTCGACCAGCACAACCCGGTCAGGCGAACTATCACCCACCGGCGACGGATAGCAGTAGAAAACGTACTGATCGCAGACGTCGAGTACCCGCTTCACCTGCGCCTCAGCATGCGTGGCGCGGTCCTCGAACTTCTCCGCTTCCTGCCATCCATGCTCCTTCTCTTGGCGCATAATCTCCCGGGCGTTGTTGCTGTATTTCAGCGCAGCTTGTAGCTCGGCGTTCAGAGCCCGCAGGGAGTCGATCTCATCAGCCATCGCAGGAACCAGATCGCGGGCAGCTGCAACGAAGTCAAGATCGGTACACGCATAGCGGTTGTGTATCGACCCGTCGCCATCATCGTTGATGACACAGAACCCCGAGCAGCATTGGTTCGGGCGGGTTAAGATCCACGGCCCTGGTGTCGCGGCTCCGGCTAGTTCCCGGGCTGCTGCTGTGTCTACTGGGGTCACCACTTACCTCCAGGCCGTCCGCCTGCGAGGGAAGCCAGCAACGTCTCCGGCGTTTCAGGCAGGCCCCGCCACGAACCAATCCAGTCTCGGACAGCATTAAGCGCGGCCTCTTCGTAGAAGCGGGGTACTCCAGCCTTAACGAGGCACTCATACATGGTCGGCGCGTACGACGCTGCAGTCCCCTCGTTTGCTGGGATCATCGACCTGCCTCTTTCAAAGCGCGACGGTTTACAGCCCGTAGATGTAAGTCAGATGCAGCCCGCGCGCGAGCTACCGGAGCGAGCGGCCAATCGGTGCCAGCGCCACAGGTACAGCGCCAACCGAAATGGCCGTAATCCACCTGATGCTCTGGGGTCATCGAGGCGCAGCCCGCCCGCCAAGACTCCAGAAGCTCGATCAGCGACTGCTCGATCCCGACAGCCTCACGCATCATCGGGCAACCCCCGACACCACCGCACTGGTCTCGGCCGGGGTGCATCTTGTCGTGATCGTTCTCCAAGCAGGCCCACTCGTCGGCCCGCTCATCGAACCTCTTGCCGTATCTACTGCTCGTAGCTGGCGGGGGCATACCGTCACCCATCTTGACCGGCGGGGCACCAGGGGGCTCTTTCTGACCCCACTTCTCCCTCACGACTGATCATCCGAAAGCGTCGGAATCAAATGAGCCGGAAGATGCATGAGCGGATACATATTGCGTTCCTTCTCCTGCTGTCGCTCCGTGCTAATCATCTGCGCTTGCATTACCTGATCCGGAGTTCCGGAGACGCCATAGATGATCAACCGCACCACGCGCTGGATAGTCTTCTCGTCTATCCCCTCGTCCAGCATCGCAGACTCGACCACATTGATCATGTGGTCTGCCATCACAATACGAATGTCAGTCATTACATCCGTCGATCGAGCATCAGTCATACCGACCCTATCCAGGTGCTCACGCAGATTAGTCCTCATTTGCCACCTTATCTGTGATGGGTTCGAACTCCCAGCTCTCATCTGACCAGTAAACGTTCACCGGACCTGACTCATAGACCTTATCTTCATAGCCCACATAGTCAACTGCATCCAGCCCCTCGACCGCTAAACACTTTCCATAGTCAATCAGTTTGTGATTATGATTGAATGACCATTCAAAACAGCCTACTGGGCAGTGCATCCGGCATCTGGCTCCGACCGGAGCGGTGCAGGTCATCTTGAGTATCTGCGTGATATGACCGTCCTCGTCGGTCTCGTTCGTGACCGTCAGCATGTGATCGGCCATCAGACCGACGCCCCTTCCAGGCTGTGCAGGTAACTGACCGCCTCGGGCAACGATGTGAGGATCGGCGCATTCGGCAGAGCTTTGACGATCTTCATCCCATAGGACTTGGCGATCGCCTTGCCGTCCTTCTTGGCCGGGCACATCCGCGAGTCCATGATCGCGACCAGCCCTCGGTCATCCATGCTGCGGATCAGGCGCCCGTGCGCCTGCAGCAGAGTCAGGGCCATCATCGGGATGCTGAGCTTGGGGAAGGCCCCGTCCACCCACTTGTTGCGGGCCTGCGCGTCGATCAGCTCCGCGCGGGCCTTGAAGACCACATCGGAGGGGACCGGGAAGGGCAGCTTGTCGATGATGACCAGCCGCAGCGAGTCGCCCTGAATGTCGAGCCCGGTCATGAAGCTCTTCACCCCGAACAGCACCGAGTGCTCGTCGTCGGCGAAGGCCTGGGCCAGCATCCGGGGCGGCATCTGGCCCTGCTTGAGCACCCGGTGACCCATCTGCTGCACCACCGGGGCCACCAGCGCGTAGGCCTCATTGAGGCCCTTCCAGCTCGTGAACAAGGCCAGCGTGCGCCCGTCGGCGGCCTTGATCAGCTCGGCCATCTCCCCGACCTTGGCCAGATCGTCGGTCGGGATGTAGGTCCGAGCCTGAGTGGTGAAATCAAAGGGCGACTCGCAGTCGAAAGTCTGGCTGCCCAGCAAGCCGAGCTGCTCTTGCTGGAAGGCGAAGTCCCCGCCGATGGCCACGGTCGCACTCATCAGCACGGCCGGGACCAGATCCCAGATCTTGGCCTTCAGGTCGGCCGCCACGCTCAGCGGGGCGTACTTCAGGGCCGCGTAGCTGTAGGTGTTGCCCGCCCGGTCGGTCTTGGACTCCCGCTCCACCCAGCGCACCAGCTCGGCGAAGTCCTTGGTCACCACGTCGAGGAGCTTGCCCTTGAGCGACGTGATCCGCTTGGCCAGCCGCTTGCGCTTCTGCGCGGCCTGGTCGTCACCATGGATGGACTTGGCCTTGACGGCTGCGCTCATTTCGGTGAAGCAGCGCGTCATCGGGATCAAGAACTCCTCCACGTCCACGATCATGTCCGGCGTCAGCAGGGTCGTGTTCTCCCGCGTCTGCACCGGGGGCAGCTTGCTCGCCAGGGCGGCGAAGAACTTGTCCAGTGAGGCGATGGTCTTCAGTCGCAGGACATCGTCATCCACGAAGCTGGCCACGTCGGCGGCCAGGTTGGCGATCGAGCGCTCCGTGATCTCTCCCCCGAGGATGTTTGTCGCATATTCACTGAGTTCGTGCGCCTCGTCAACGATTACCCCGGAATACTCCGGGAGCAGACCAGAACCCTCGCTCATGTTCTTCAGCTCGGCATCCAGCACCAGCAACGAGTGGTTGGTGATGACGAGCTGCGCCTCAGAAGCCTTGTTCTTGGCTCGCTCAGTCAGGCACACGTCGCCGAAGGGGCACTCCTTCTTGCCGGGGCACTCATCCGAAGTGGTGCTCAACAGGCCCCGGTCACGGCTACTCAGGGCTAGCCCGAGCCGGTCCAGGTCGCCGGAGGCCTCAGGCTCACGAATCGCGGCCCGCACCAGTTCCAGGTCGATCTCAGTGGCCGGGTTCTCTTCCAGCTTGGCGACACACACGTAGTTCGAACGGCCCTTGAGCAGGGCGAACTTGAAGTCGACGTAGATCTTGGTCAGGGCCTCGCAGTCCCGGATGTACTGGTCCTGAAGCGACTTGGTCGCAGTGGCGAGGATGACGGGCGCCTTCTCAGCGAAGGCGTGGTCAACCCCAGAAACTTGCGCTACGAACGATTTTCCGGTGCCACACGGAGCCTGCGCGATGAGATGAGCACCGGAGGAGAGAGCCTTCTCCGCAGCCAGCCCGAGCGCTCGCTGACCGGGCCGGGACTCGTATCCCGTGAACGCCTCCGCGAACTTCAGTTCCGCTTCGTCCCAGCTCATCTCGATTGGCTCCTTCGTCGGTGTCTTGTGGTGATCACTCTAGGGCTGCGACGGTGAGTATCAAGAATCGCTGAAGATGGCGAATGGTGAGTAATACTCGCTCTTCTTGGCTAGCTCGGTACTGGCGACGACTGAAGTTGATGTTACTACAGGCTCGGGCTTGTTCATCGCATCGCGCTCACGTTTCATGTGCTCATAGATCTCCTGCTCGGTCCCGCTCTCGATCAGGGCGACCCACTCGGGCGAGCTGGTTGAGCAAATCTGCTCGATCCCGGCCGCTCGCTCCTTGCACGTCACCCAGGCGATCAAACCTAGCGGGGTGCGCCGACGTTGGAAAATCTTCGTCTCACCCGCGTGTCGGATCCCATGAGAGCGCTGCCTGCCTCGCGGGCCCACGATCTCCTCTGCCTCGGGCTCGGCCAACAGCCACCAGAGCATCCGAATGACCCAGCGCCCAGCCTGGCGCTCCCTACGCACCCATCCGCCGCTCTCCAGCCGCCTCAGGGCCGCCGAGAGGCCTCGGGGACTGAGTCCGAGCAGGGTCCGGACCTCCTCGTAGCTCACCGTGCGCTCGGCCGGTCCGTAAACGGTGGCCAACACCCAGCCCAGATCTCCGGCCCGCGCAGTGCCAACGGAGTCTTGTCGAGAGTTGGACCACAGATCTCTTGACGGGTCCAGCAGCCGTTGATATCCGTGCGCGCGGGTGTGCGCCTGCGTACGTGCGCGCTCATTGGTTTCGCTAGTTTTGTCTGTTTCATAGGTAGTAATAGCTAATTGAACTAAAGCAACTACTTTTTCACTCTCATCACACGGAGAGCTACCTAAAGAACTAAAGGTATTAGCATCCTGGCCTGCCGAGTGCCGGTGGACTACTCGGACATCCATCGGACGGGGATCGATCAATCCGGACTCACCCCGGCTCACCGCGTGGAGCAGATCCGAAGACTCACCCTCTGCTGGGATCGTGTTCAGCACCGTGGACCGAGATAGGCCACAAGCGCGCTCCAGAGCCCGACTGCCACTGAGTGAGTCGGGGTCGATGAGAAGGGCCGCAGCGATACGCGCTTCGGCTACAGAGACGCCGGACAGCAACGCAGTACGAATCGTGGCCCACCAATATGGGGGAGAACTTGCATCTTGGGCATCGACATCCATAGACTCTGACGTGCCTCCTCTGCTGGTGTTAGCGCTCCTGTGAGGGGTACTCGTTTGGCGACGAGATCGCGGGGCCTTGGAGAGTAGTCAACCTGACTCATGCTCCAGGGCCCCGCACCATATCCGGGTACCGAAAAGTGACCCTATACCCGGTCTGCGCCCGAACGCTAGTTGGAAGCAGAAACCGGACTTTCCCGCTCTTTGGCTTCGCGCGTGGCGATCAGAGAACCTAGAGCGTCCCGCACGAGAGCCTTGACGAAGTTTTCCTTGAGCGCCCCGGGATTGAGCACCGGGCAGCCATAGACGTAACCCTTCCCGTGCGGGCCCGCCACCTCCAGGTAGATCGCCACAATCGGCAGAAAACCCTCCGTGAGCGGATCGGGCATCACCTGGAACGCGACATCGAAGATGACCGGCTCATCCATTGCGCGCACCTGTTCTGAGGTCCAGCGATGGACAGATGCGGTCAAAGTGCGATGTTCGATGCGCGCGTCGATCTCGGTCAAGATGTCTCCTCGTAACTAGCGTTGAGCATGGTCCGTAGCTCAGCGGCGGTGATATGACCCTGCGCCCCGAGATCGCCCAGCAGGATGTCCTGGTTGTTCTTGCGTCGAAAGACCTTGGCCAGCATGCCGACCTCACGGGTGTCCTGGGCCAGCATGGTGATGCCGTGCACCACCGGCGAGGTCGAGGTGAGTCGAGTGCCCCGCCCGAAGCGTTGCGCCCGGGTGGCCCAAGTCTTGGCCGTCTCGTATTCGATGATGTAGTCCGCTTCGGGCAGGTTCAGCCCCTCCGAGCCAGCATCGGAGGAGAACAAGATCTGGAGCTGCCCGGACTTGAAGGCCTGCTTGGACTCCCGGTTCTGGGAGTCGGACTGAGCGCCGGTGTAGAGCCCCACCGTGTAGCCAGCCGACCGCAGATCGGCGGTGACCTCAGGGATCACCGTATCGGCGTAGAAGCTGAACAGCAGCACCTGGGAGCCCTGTCCCCGGATCAGGGGCTCCAGTCGCTCGATGAGGGCCAGCGTCTTGCCCGAGGGGATCGCCCGGATGCCCTTCTCCCCGACCGCTGCCACAATCTCGGTCGCCAACGGGTCATCGGCATGCAGGAGGGCGGCCGGATGGCCCGAGACGAGCTTGAGCACCGTCGCGAGATGGCTCTTCTGCTCGTCCTCCAGCTCGGCGTAATCCTCGTTGTCCTCATCGAAATAGATCTCGGCGATCCGGTCGTAGAACTTGCGCTGCAGCGGGTCCAGGCTCACCGGCCAGAAATCGGGCAGCAGGCGGGGCATCTGCGAGATCACGTCGGGGTCACTGCCTCGCTTGCGGTAGATGATGGTCTGGAACAGGGACGCGAACTGCTCGCGCATCTCCTCCCGGAAGACCATCTTGTTGCGATCATCGCGGCCCCGGGCGTAGGTCTCGGTGAAGGCACCGATGCTGGGCATCTCAGCCGGAGCGACCAGGCGTCCGATGTTGAAGGCCTGCTCGTAGTCGTCCATGAAGGGAGTCGCGGTGAGGCCGAGCACATACTGAGGGGCCTGCTTGCGCAGAGTGTTGAGCACCCATTCATAGGTCCGGTACAGATCACTGGACCGATTACCGAAGCGGGTGATCTCATCGAAGATCCACAAGATGCGCTTGCCTTGCAGGTCGAGCGCATCCATCAGCGAGCCGGGAGTTTTGACTCCCTTGCTCCGCTTGGGGGCGGGCATCATCTTCATCAGCTCGGTCTTGCCGGTCTCGTAGGTGGTCAAGAACACCTGGGGGACACCAGTCTTGCCCAACCGGGCCTGACGACCAGTACCGTGGTAGACGGTGCTGGAGAAGCTGGTGAACTCCTCCCAGTCGGCCGCGAACTCATTGCGGTCCACGATCTTGTTCCGGCGACCGACCATCATCACCAGGTCGATCTCGCCCCGCTGGAAGAGCTTCGCGGCCGTGCACATGGCGATATGGGTCTTGCCGAGCCCGACGTCAGCAACGGCGATCAGGCGCCCGTAGACGAGCATGTGCGCGACGGCTTCAGCCTGAAAAGGATACAGACCACGCGAGGAGTGATAGAAGCCACCATTGGGCATCAGTGGTCGTTCCAGAATGGAGACAGCGACCACGATTAGACCGAAATGGGAGAGGGCTCATCCACGGAGAGAGCCCACTGGATGGAGTAGCTGCCCTCCAGCGGGGTGATGATCGGCCCCGACC